ATTGCAATTGGCTCAAATCCGGCTTTGCGAACCTCTTCGAACGCAGCAAATGCGGAGCCAGCTTTCAAGAACTTCACCCCATCCGCATTGCCTGAGCCCATCATGAAGGACACGCGCTCATCCCCAGTTAAGGGATTTCGATTCTTATCCTTACTCGTCTCCTTGCCCTCAATCACGACAATGATTGGCACAACGTCGAGTCGCAGGTCCTTATGCTCCAGGACGAACTTCTTTACCACGTCCATGATCGAATAGTGCCCGATCGTCGGTGGATTAAACCGACCGATAATCACGGCGGCGCGTTTTGTTTGTTCACCGACGGTGGGATTTTTGGTGTCAGTCATAGGTATGCTCGTTACAGTTGCTATTTAGAACTGTAACAATAAGGGATCGAGGGGCAACCGTGAACGAGGACGTGATACAATGCGGGGACAGATCCAGTCGACCTGGGCTTAACTGTGCGCGGGGGTAGAATAAGGTTACAATACCACCATGCCGCCTACAACCACCGAGAGGTCCTAATGGCGACAAAGCTGAAACCAATCAAGAAAGAACGAGCAACAAGCACCAAGGGGCACTATGTCACGAATGCTCAACTCCTAGAGGAGTTCCATGTGTCAAAGGCACATGGAAAGCTTACTGATAAAATGGCAAAGTACCTATGGATGGTTGCCGAAAAGTATTCATACCACCCATGGTTCGCCGGGTACTCGTTCCGAGAAGATATGGTCTGCTCAGCGGTTGTGAACCTCGTGGCGAACTGGCATAAGTTCAACCCCGAAAAGAGTGAGAACCCGAACCCATTCTCGTACTACACAACGGCTTGCTATCGATCATTCCTGTCTTACCTCGATGGTGAACGCAAAGAACGTGACATTCGCGATGAGTTGTTGATTTCGGCTGGGGCAAATCCTTCCTTCAACTATCAAACAAAGCACGGCATATCTGGGAAGACGAGCGATGACACCGCGTTCGGCGGTGGTTCGGAGGACTAAATGCAAGTTTCATCACCAGAAGAATTCACCATTGGCAGTAGATGGTACGTTGTTGTGCCTGGCACACGATTTGCGCAGCTTGCGAAGATCATTGAAACCACAAAACATACGGTGCTTATCGAGTTTATCGACGAGGCCCTCTCGGTGTTCGGCCTCCCGGCGCCGAGCGTGAGATACGTAATCAAGGATGTGCGTTGGATTGAGTGCATCGAAGCTGGCACAGTAAAGGAATAAACATGACAACTACCGTAATCATCAAAGCGCACGTCTCACCTGACAAGGCGGTCCTCGTAACCATGCATGAGGGCACGAAGCTTGTGGAGGAGTTCACCATTCAGGATGGTGAAACCGCTGAACGGTACATCTACGATGAGCGGGTTATTACAACTCGTGAATTCGTAAAGCCCGCGGCCATCTGATCCCGAACACAGTTGCTAGAGGAATTGTAACGACGTTTGATTACAATACACCATCGCCACCTAAACTCCGTGAGATCCTATGGTGGCTCTAACCTCTAAAAAATTTAAGACGAAAAGCGAACCGATGCGCCTAATGATGTTCACGGATATTCATTGGGGCGCTCGGTCGAATTCAGATCAGCATCTGACAGACTGCCTCGAGTACATCGAATGGTTCTGTGAGCTTGCGGTCAAAGAGAAAGCAACGCACATCGCGTTCCTCGGTGACTGGTACGAGAACCGGAATCAGATCAATGTTCGAACCCTTATCGCCTCGCAAGAGGGCGCACGCCGCCTGAACGCACTTGGGATCCCGGTGTACTTCCTGATTGGGAACCACGATCTATTCCATCGCTCAAATCGCGAGGTGTTCAGCACGGACCCCTTCCATGATCTGGAGAACTTTAAGCTGATCAGCGAGCCGATGGAGCTCACCCCCGAGTTATTCGCAACGCCATTTCTGTTCAAGGACGAGTACCCTGAGCTGGCCGAGAAGATCAACTCGTACAAATACGTCCTTGGGCACTTTGAGTTCCGGAACTTCGTGGTGTCAGGCACCGATCGACGGCTGGATCATGGCCCGGATGCCGGCGCCTTCACTGGGCCAAAGTACCTTATTAGTGGACACTTTCACAAACGGCAGCTCGATAAGAACGTGATCTACATTGGGAACACGTTCCCGACCACGTATGGCGATGCGAACGATTCAGAGCGTGGCGCGGCGATGTTGGTTACGAATACCGAGGACATGACGTTCTTCAACTACGATAACGCGCCGCTGTTCTACAAGACCCGTCTGACCGCGGTGCTGGCGGGTGGTGAGACCTTCGCGGCCCGCTCCCGAGTTCGATGTCTTCTCGATGCCGAGGTTGGGTATAGCGACGTGCAGGCTCTTCGAGAAGAGATGATGTCAACCTTCGGTTTGCGTGAATTCTCAGTAGAAGAAGACATACAATCTAAAAAAGATGCGCTTAGTGAAGGCATAGACCTCGAAGATGATCTGGATCTATCGTCATTGGACGTCACCGTACGGCGTCTCATTCACGAAGGTGTTGTGGCAACAACAACAATCGACCCGACGGTGTTGGTCGAACTATATGAAGAATTGGGGATTGACTGATGAGCACTTACCATCCTAACGCATGGGTCATCGTTGAGCTTGATAGCGCTGAACATGGCAAGATATACAAAGTCCTGGCCGGTTGGTACGGTGGATTCACTCATGGGAACTCCTGGAAGCTTAGCTCGGGTATTGAGGGCGTGACCTTTGATGGTGAACAGTACACCATGCCGCAGTCAAGTGGGAGCACGTACATCTGTCATTCCACCGCTGAGCGAATGTCAAGTATCATGGCGATGACGTTCGCCGACTTCGTGCAGCAGGCCGAAGATGCTGGCACCTTCACCGTTAAGGTCATTGAGATGGAGGAGCTGTTAAACCTGCTGAAGGCTACCCCCGATCTGCTGAAACACGCTTGATTATGAAGCTCAAAGTACAGGATGCAGTTTTCGACATTGAAGACATTGTCAAGACTACAATCGGCCCAGATGATGTAATCATTATTCGTGTCGATCTTAATTTGAACACCGCTCAACGAACACAGTTCGTTGAGGCGCTGAAAGCGGGTGTCGCCACCGCCTTCCCAAACAACAAGGTCTTGGTAATGGATAAATCAGTCACAATTAGCATTGCTACAATTACCCAATGAGCACAGTTCTACATTTCAACGAACTCGCGCTACGGAACTTTTTATCGTTCGGAAATCAGGATACGGTCATTGACCTGTCTGAGAATGGTACGGTCTCGATTGAGGGGCAGAACCTTGACCAAGGCGGGTCAAATGGTTCAGGAAAAACTACGATCATAAATGCGTTGTGCTACGCGTTGTACAACAAACCGTTCGACAACATCTCACTTCAGCGGCTGATAAACAGCACGAACGCCACGAAGAATACGATGATGGAGGTTCGACTATCATTCACCCGTGGAAACGATGAGTATGAGATCGTTCGACAACGTGGTGAGACATACTCGATTAGCGTGACCAAGAACGGTGATGACATCACACCAGGTAAAGGCGTGATTGAATGCGATGCGATGATCGAGGACATCATTGGGATCTCTTATGAGCTGTTCACAAAAACCGTGATCTTCTCTGGAAATGCCGTTGCCTTTCTGCAGCTCCCCGTCGCGCAACAACGTGCTCAGATTGAAGAGCTGTTCAACATCACGCTGTTGTCTGAGAAGGCGGTGAAGCTTAAGGAGCTGTTGAAGCAGACTGAGCAGGATCTGAAGATCCAGGAGGCGGTGACCAAGCAGCAGGAGCTGGCAATTGAGCTGCACAACCGGCACATCGAGGAAGCTGAAGCTCGAATCCAGCGGTGGGAGCAACAGCGCACCGCCGAAATTGAGCTCATTGAAAGCTCGTTAGGCATGCTTGGTACCGTCGACTTTGAGCTTGAACAGCTGCTGCACGATGAGAAGGCCACCTTAACCACTGAAGGTGCATATCTTGCCGCGAAGCTGGCACCAGCCAAAAAAGATCTGCAGGTTCTTACCAAGCGAGTTGGTGAGCTCCTCGGGGAGCAGACACATCTGGCTGATGCTCGTTGCCCGTACTGTACCCAGCTGTTTGCTGATGCCCCGAAGAAGCTCGCTGAGATCGAAGTGCAGCTTGAAGCGCATGGTGAGAAGCTCCTGAACACCGAAGGTATTGTGACCGAGCTTCAGGCGAAGGCCAAGGAGCAACAGACCCGTTTGAAGGAGGTTCAGGGTGCGATCCAGCACGCGAATCTCAAGGAGCTGCTGAAGGTCCGTGAGAATGCATCCGCAATGCAGGCAAAGCTTATCGATCTAGCAAACACCAAGAACCCGCACTACGAAGCGCACGAGCAGCTTCAGACTGAAACACAAAAGCAGGTCGACACTGAAAAGGTCGATGCCCTTCGTAAGCGCTTAGAGCACCAACAGTTCCTGCTGAAGCTCCTAACGAACAAGGACTCATTTCTACGGCGGCGAATCATCAACAAGACAATCCCATTCCTGAATGGCCGAATCAACGAGTACACGGTGAAGCTTGGGCTGCCGCACATCGTGAAGTTCGATGCAGACATGTCGTGCACGGTGTCTGAGTTTGGCCGTGAGCTGGACTTTGGTAACTTGTCGGCTGGCGAGAAGAAGCGTGTGAATGCAGCCCTTGCCTTGGCGTTCCGTGATGTGCTACATCATCTGCACGCCAAGACGAACATCCTATTGATCGACGAGCTTGATGGGCAGCTTGATGGTGCTGGCATCGACGCCATCATTCGGGTGCTGAAGGAGAAGGCACGTGATGATGGCCTGGGGATCTACGTGATCAGCCATCACCCGAATATCCAAGGTCGTCTTGACCGAACAATGGTCATCCAGAAAACACATGGCTTCAGCGTGATTGTCGAAACCTGATTACGGTTCCTGTCGGGTGTAAATATGGGAAACCCCACAAACAACCCGATAAGAGGATGACATGGAACTTCGTAAACTTCGTAAACTAACTGAAGCTGATGGTGGTATCACCGCTGCAAGTGAACTCGTTGCTCTATGCTTTGCGGCTCGCACTGCAATGCATATCGCGCATCTTCGTTCGACAAACTACGCTGAGCACATTGCGCTTGGGGACTTCTATGATGCGATTGCCGGGCTGGCTGATGGCTTCATTGAATGCCACATGGGCATCACTGGTCAGATGGCCAGCATTCCGGCGATGATGCCAGATCAATCCACTCCACCGCTTACCTATCTTGGCACGCTGCGTGCATGGGTTGCTTCGAATCGTTCATCTGCCAGCGAGGGTAACACTGAGCTTGAGAACACGATTGATGAGATCCTCACGCTGATCGATCGTACCTGCTACAAACTAAAATTCCTGCATTAAAAGGCATCCATGTTCCTACACGAGATCAAGAAGAAAACCGACATCCCACGTTCAATGGATGGGAAGCCACTACGGGGTCTCGCTAAAGAGCTTGCTGTTCGTCGTCGCAAAGAAGATTTGAAGGCCGTTGACTTTAACATCAAAGATGACATGATCGGCACGGCTCGGCGTATCAAAGAAGAAGCCCTTGCAACTCAGAATATTGAGGATGTCTGGGAAGAGAACAAGGACAAGACCGCATGGTACAACAACAGCATGCAGTACCAGGTGCGGCCGATTCCGGGCTCCTCGCCAGCACGATACGAGGCGTTCTCAATTGTTGGTGATCAACGAAAACCGTTCGGCAAATTTGACGCAGTTGAACTGAAGGCGTCGCTTGAACCAATTCGTGCTGGTCAAAAGCCGGATGCCGAGGGCTTCACAACGTACATTGATCCTGAAAAGGTTGAGGCCTTTCAGTATGAAGGCGAACCAACGAAGGTCATGATTGACAAGGTTGGTGGTCGCCTGAACAATGGCGACTATGTGGTTCGTTCAAACGATGGAAATGACTTCAAGTACGCGATTGAAAAGTCAAGCACCTTCGAGGCGACGCTCACGAAGGCGAAGTAGCCAACCGGCTGAAATAAATAGGGGATGACCTCTCCTAAGCTTAAATCCAAATTCGTTAGATCTACGCGGCTTCAACTCCTTGAAGCCCAAGGATACACCTGTGCCATCTGCAAACAGCCTTGCTCTGAAGAGCAAGCTGTGCTTGACCATAATCACGAGCACGGTTTCATTCGTGCAGTGCTTCACCGTGGGTGTAATGCATTTGAGGGTAAGATTCTCAGTATGGGGCGACGCATGGGCATTAAGGATGTGCCAAACTTTCTGATTGGGATGATGGAATACCATAAGTTGCATGCCACAGATCAGACGGGCATGACGCACCCAACGCACTTCTCGCCTGAAGAAAAGCTGGCCCGCGCCAAGGTCAAGGCCAAGAAAGCTCGGGTTAAGGCGAAGGCTGTGAAACTCGCAAAGTCGTCCTAAAAGGCGCTATTCGTCGGTGCTCCGGTGGTGTACAATTGTACGTCACCAACTAAAGGAACCGACAATGAACCAAAAAACTGCAAAGCGTCTTCGTGCAATCGCCCGTGGCATGGTGGTCGCCGCCGAAGAAAAGGGTAAGACTATTCAGCAGGTCGCGTATGTGGCTGAACGCAAGGGCACGATCTCCGTTGCCAAGAACACCTGGAAGGGTGCATACAAGGCGCTGAAGAGCGGCGTGCTGAAGGACACCGGTCGTGTCTGAGCCAATCCCAGTCGGGTATCAGCTGCACGTCACCTCCTGGGAGAACGATGCTGATGACTACGGCACCGAGATCATCAGCGGGCTGACGGAAGCGGATGTGAGGTTCTTGCTTTCGATCGCGAAGCAGTTCACATCAAGACACGGGAGCGGCTCAGGGCTAGGCAATCAAGGGAACAGCTCATCAGTTCTCGTGAAGCTCATTGAGCAGGCGCTGACAGATCACCCAAGCATCTCCGATGATCTCCGTTCAGTTTGGATCCTTGAAGGGGTACCTGATCTGGAGGATCTTGAAGAGCTTGACGACGATGAGCTCGATGATCTTGGTGGCGATGCAACTGAGATGATAAGCACCTTGCTTGGCAGCACATCGAACGATTGCTATACGTGCGAGCCGAATTTCTGCCGGGTATTCTCCTCATTCGAGGTATTCTGGTTCGAAACCCCCGTGCCGGATGTAACCTCGAAGTTCAAATGACCTGGTACCTCACGACCGATCTGCACACTGCCCTTGTGGGAAACTACATCGGCGAGGTGCAGATGCAAAGGACTGAGCTTTGGCAGGCGATGTTCGGCAAACGCACCCCCGTGACGATCTATTATTACGGTGAGCGAGATCAAGAGCTAAGTGAGCAATTTGGTTATCCACCCCTATGACAAGACCGTACAAGCTCAGCACCGCTGAACCACTCGCGCCAACGCACCCGCTGCATTGGACCCAGTTCTGGCCGGATCTCCAACGACTACATCGTGGTCGATCCGAGGCCCGACAGGATCTGGTGCTCTGGTTGGCAAATCTTTACCATGGCACGATTCGAAGCGGCAAACCCCGAGCATTCTGTTCGGTGCAGGTGCAGCTCACTGAGCTTCGTGAATGGGTACGTGACTACCGCCCTGCGCTTGATTACTTCTTTGAGGTGAAGCAGCTTGGGTATCACCTCGACGAGGAGAAGCGTGAGATCACGACGTTGGTGCCGAAGTTCCTAAAGCCTGAAGAGCTTGGCCTCATTGAGGCGGTGTCGAACGAGGCACGATTCACCCCACCACCGCTCCCAGAGCACGCGACGATCTCGAAGATTCATCTGCGACCGAATTTGGATCTTAAGAGCCTGATCGTTCGAACGTTGATTGATGGCCGACCTGAACTTGTTCCACCGCTACGCTGGTTGGTGAAGCAGTCAAGTGAATTGAACTTTCACTTCGTCCCCAGTGGCCGGTTAAAACAGCGTGACACCAGCATTTGGCCGATCTCTGGCATTGAGACCTGGCCATCCTGGCTTCGTGAAGAGCTGTTCGGCCCTGGCATTGATCTTGATGCCGCGTACATCCAGTTCCTGATGGAACATTTAAAGCTGGCGTTCAAGAACAAGCGGCATCTGCTGCCCACCCTGTTCCCTGATCTGATTCGGCTGCTGGATGATAAAGAGGCGTTCCGACGTGAACTCTGCACGCAGGTTCTTCAGCAACCGTATGACGAAAAGAACCGTGCGCTGATCAAGCGGGTGCTCATGAGCATTGCGAATGGATCGCGTGCCTCCGCTGCTGTGCTGACGAACGGCGCGGAGTTCTCACAGACCGCAAAGCTTATCAACGATGCAGCGCCGAATGCAACGCTCAGTGAGCTCACGACGATTGGAAACCGGCTTCAACGGATCTCAGATCAGTTTGCATCCGCCAAGAAGTATGCCTGTGTTGAGCTCCTGAAGTTGGCACCAAGCCGTGTGAACGTGAAGGCCGTGTTCAGCTCGTACTTTGCCTGGGAGCGAAAAGCTCGGTACGCGCTGTGGGAGGCATGTGATCGGCATGGGATCATGGTGCACGATGGGCTGGACGGGGTTCCACAGGAGTACCTGGACCGACTGCCGGAGCTGATCAAAACCCTTGGGCTACGGCTCACAGCATGAACAACAAACAGAAACAGAAGGTGCTGTGGTTCTCTCTGAGAACTGGTTGCACTCATGAAGAGGCCGAACGGTGGCTGACAGCTGCACATTGGAAAATAAATAATGCTGAACAGGATAGGCGCGCCCATAACAGAGCCGAATGGGAGCAAACACGAGATGCACCGCCTGAGCCTGAACAGTTGTAGGTAGCACCAGACGATGACGAGGGACCCTAGGGTCCCTCGTCTGATATGCTCTGCACCAACATCTAGCGCATCACCGGTCGTCGTCGCCCGTTACATCTCTGTTGGGATGGGGTGATTTCCGCGCATTTGGCTGCTGTCTAAATACTGCACTGATGAACTGCGTGCATGATGGCAAACAAAGACTATACCCTCCCCTTCCAAGATTTGACGAATCTGGTTCCCTCTAATCTGCGGAATCCAATGGTCAAATCCTTGTTGGACAATCTGTTCAACAGGTTCCTAACTCAGGACGAAGCTGTCCCGCTGTACGGGTACGTGGGCCGTAAGCCAGCGTCACCGGACGATCGAACCCCAAAGGTTCCACAGCTGAATGTTGAGCGTGACATCAATGCGCTCATTCCAGTGTTGTCCTTCAAGACAGGCACGGAGACACATTCGTTCACAGCGCAGGATTTAATCCGTAAAGCTGAGGTTCTTGGGATCTCTGAAGATCAAGCTCAGTGGTTGTACTCACAAGGGAACAACTACGCGCCACCAATTGATCTGGATAAGTTCACGAACTTCTTCAACTATTACTGGATCGCAAAGGCCCTTCCATCAGTGCCTGATTTGGCGTGGAACCCAACCGTTGCGCCTGAGTACTACACCATTGCGGTGCCAAAGCTCACTGATCTGGATAAGCTGAATGCGCGGGCGAGCAGCACTAAAACCTCAACGCTGACAGGCACTGGGTACCTAGCGCAGACCTGGACGATCACGTTCACCTCGGCTACCGAGTTCATGATCGCAACATCCGATTCAACGGCGCCTGTTTCAGAACAGCTCCAGGGGCCATTTACGCTTCCTTCACTGGTTGCTGCAGCATACCCTGGGCCGTGGCCAACTGACACCTTCCCAGTTGCGTTCACCCGCGCTGGCGCCCCCGCTCCGCTGCTGACCTTCAACATCACACGCGACATCGTGCTTGACGGTGGTGGGCTACCTCTTGGGTATGAGGCCTTCGCGGCTGGTGACACCTTCACGATCACCGCACCGTTCTTGACGAGCACGTACAACATAACGCTCACCGTTGGCCCAGGTACCAAGGGCAAGATCACGGCGGTGAACTCATTGAACATCTATCAAACGATGGACGGCGTGCTCCTCAAAGAGAATGACCGTGTGCTTATACAGCATGGCCCAGCGACAGTTCAAGGAATCTACGTGGTGAAGCCAGGGGTGTGGGAGGCGGTGTCTGATTTTAACGCTACCACCGCGAGTGCAGGTGCCCGGGTTTTTGTGACCGCTGGTGGGCAGGCGAATTCAATGTTCGAATCATTCTCCGCAGATGGCGGTTACGGTTGGAACCGCATTGCAACGAACACGGTGAGCAACACAAATGACTGGCAAGAGGGTAACTTCTGGGCGAAACATGACGATCTCATTGCGATTGGCGCTGATCTATCAAAGGTCATTCAAGCAACGCGGCCAATCATTGAATACTCGTCGAACCTACAGCTGAACTCTCGTGTGTCCAATGGGCTGCCGACCGATGTTGGTGGCACCCTGTATGAACAGCGGAAGACTGAGTTCAATCAGGTTCCGTTGTATGATCTATTCAGATATGATGGGACCCATTCACAGCGAGCTTCATCTCTGTTCTTCTACGTTGAGGACCCAGCCGCCGCGATCGACGTTGCGCTCCAGCGCCGCGTAAAACATGCTGATAATGCCAGCGCTGACTTTCTATTCGCCCACGGCATGTTGGAGGAAGACAACGGTCTGCTGTTCTACAAGGACAGACTCGGTGAGCTGCATACGATCTGGCACCCTGGTTATTCTGCCGCAACGGTGGTTGACCAAGAGTACGGTGGCCTAGGTGACGGTACGCTGACAGTTGATGTTGGGTCAGACCCATTTTCAGCACAGCAGATCTGGACGCTTACGGCCACGGGGCCATTTACATTCAGCGTTCTTGGGTCTAAGGTCAATGTTCTGCCCGCGCCGTTCAACGTGCTGCACGTTGGTGTGCCATATTCAAATGGGTTGTTCACCGCAACCATCACCGCTGGGGCTATCCCCTTTGCGATCGGTGATAACTTCAAGTTCCGGATCGCGAACTTTGAAACGACGCGGTACGTGTACCGTGATCCATCTGATATGCTGTACGATCTGTTTGGCGGTGCGGCTTCTGATACGGCTGGTGTTGGGGCATGGCAGATCCCACGTATGTTCTTCAACAACGTCGCGGCCGATAACGGCGATGAGATTCCAGAAGGCACACTGTACTCGCACTTCCGTGGTATCCTTGTGAACCAACTGCAGACCACCGCTGAAGATCGTGCGTTCGGCGGCTCGATCAAGCTGTGGTCTGAGCAGCAGAATCTGCTCGCATCGCTGTTGATGCAACGTGATATGACCCCGATCAGCATGATTGATCTGGCGCAGCGGCAGTATGAGATTGGGTACAACACCCTTGTCGATATCTTCTGCACGAAGATTATTGAATACTTCAATATGCAGGGGATCCCAAACACGACCGCTGAGTTGAACACGCTGGTTGATTACCTGTTGGCAATTCGGGCGAAGGACAATGATGTACGCACGGTGCTGTACGACAGTACCTCACCAGTGGTTGGGTTCCCGGCAACGCTGCCGCAGCTTGGCGTTACCCCGCTCGCGCAGCCAGGCGTGATCTTTGACAATGAGCTTGGGGTCGAGCTCGTTCAGCATCATGACGGGCATTTGAGCCCGCTGTTCGTCCAAGATGCGGTGTTCCGTGATCGGCTTGAAGCTGGTGCCGCCGCGTATTGGGGTACGGTCGACATTGCAAACATCTTGAATGAGGTTATGCTGATCGTCGAGCAGCGCCTGTTCGATGGGATCTCATCTGAGCAACGGTCTTACTTCTCCAAATCTGAGATTCAGACCGCTAGAACTGGTGACCTGAACATGCAGCTCAAGCGAGAGCTGAACACCTGGGCCGTACAGAACGGATATGACCCAACCGCACCAGATTACGTGAGCACCGATGCGTTCACATGGAACTACTCTGGCAGCATCACGTTTGCCCCTGTTGGTGGTCCAGTGCCAGCGCGCTGGTTCAACGCGCTCCAAGCGCATCATGCAACGTTCGGGGCAGCTGTTGTTCCAACTTCACGCCCAAATCTGGAGCCATGGAAGCTCCTCGGAAATGCAACAAAGCCTAGCACGTGGGATGCCATGTACAGGGCGGTGGTCACCCCCGTGGATATTGCTGCTGGGGTGTACACCGAGGTATCCGTAACTGCCGTTGCGTATAGCGTGGTTCCACTTAGCACATCACTTAATGGCCTTCCGGTCGTAGATGGAAATCTTCTGAGTGCTAATCAAACGGTGTTGCTTGTGAGCGAAGCAAATTCGGCAAATAATGGACCATGGGTGGTCTCCACCGGTGGGTGGGCACGCGCAAGCACGCCACTTGCAGCAAATACACTGTTCAACATTCAGACCGGTAATGAGTTCATGGGCACGCAGTTCGTGCTCTTGACCAGCGTCATCACCGTGAATGTTGATCCAGTGAACTTTACACAGGTTCGCCTCTGGCAGCCAACGATGTGGGCTGACATCCAAACGGCCCGGCCAACGCTGAAGCTCTCAGTTGATACCAATCGTGATGCGCTGTTGCCACCATATGTCAGCGCGTACATCCCTTGGGGTGTGAATGCCTTGACGAATGTCATGCCACCGAACCCATCGGCAGCCTATCTGTTCGGTGAATCATCACCGGTTGAAACGGTCTGGGTGAAGTCCATTGAGTACCGATATTCATTGGCTCGTGCTGCATTCCGATATGATCCGATGTCATTCCTTGGCGCGTGCTGGGGCTTTGAATGGGTGTCAGTTGACGGTATTCTGTATGATGGGTATGACATCGCGGTGCCAGGGCACCCACGCTTCCGTCTGCATGGGCAGCCGCAGCTGAGCATAAGCCGTGCTGCCCCGTTCTCAATTGTGTTGGCTACTGGCCCAGCAGCCTTTGTGCTTGAGATCACTCGTGATGCATACACCGCGGCCCGCGCTCAAAGCTGGAGCATCACAGTTGATGGCGCGCTGATTGGTCATGTGAATGAAGGGCTGACCAGCACGGTCACCGGGTTTGGGTACACCCTCACTAATCTTCGGATTGAAGATGAAGGCCGTCCATTCCGGCTTGGTGATAAGTTCCGGCTACAGGCAAATGCAAACGGCGCTGGGATGATCGTGACGTTTGAGCCATTTAACTATCATGTGGTTCATGGCTTAGGGCAGACATTTGCACAGGCCCTTCGTGAATCTTCAATTGACACGAACCGCGGATATGCAATCAGCGCGTACAAGGGTTGGGATATCAATCTTGGGTATCGTGCTGGTGGGCTCGTGTCAACCGATGATCTGCGGGTCTTCACTGATAATGAGGCCCTTCCAGAAAGTTCATATGCGCTACGGTTCAAGCGCTCGCCATATGCCAAGAACCTCTGGGCCCAGGCGCTTCGTGTTACCGTCGTGCAAATGGGGGCTGGCACCTTGACTGGAACTGGTGATAACAGCGCCGTAATTCCAGCCGGTGATGCAGGTGATTGGACCTTCCGTGTGGAAGGGTATAATGCTCGGTACCTCGATCTTGAGTACTACACGCTCGACACCACTGGTGAGTTCAGCACGTTCAACGCACTTGATCAAGCACACACGCTTACCGCTTGGAGGAACTACACGAACGTCGCCGGCACCATATCTGCTCAGCTTCCACTGACGATTGTGGGCCTGCAGAACGTGGTTAACCTTGTGTACGGGTACTCGCGCAAGATGCAGGATGATGGATGGGTGTTCAATGATGACGGGATCCAGAACATTGATCAGGTGACTGGCCGTGTCAGGAACTGGCAACTTGAAATTGAGAAGCTCATTGACGCGGTGTACAGCACTGGTGTTCGCCTTGGTGAAGGGTACATTTTGAACCCATTCATCGACCGGATCTGGCTTGATCAGGATACTGGGCTGTTGTCTGAATACTACGACAGCGCGTTGTTCGACGTGACTGCGCACCCCGCCGTGTTCGATATTCTTGGTGTGAAAATTAATACACACGATCTGACGATGCTTCGCCAGCGTGGGAAGTCGCAGATCGGTGCAGTCGTTCCAATGTACTCGGTGCATGCTCAGATCGATGAGTTCGAACATCTGTTCGTGTTCAATAATCTGTCATCTCCAAGCACGAATAGTGGGCTGATCTATGATCCATTCAGTGGTGCACGGATCTCGACGATTAAGCTGAACGGGCGGCGTCAAGCATCGAAGACGCTGCGGCCGGAATTTGGCGGACACTATCTGGTTGGTAATGAAGTCAAGAAGAATCTTCAGGCATCAACCGACAAGATCGCTCATTATTACGACACCGACAGCGTGTACGAAGATGAGCAGTCAACGAAGCACGCGCTGGCACTACTTGGGTTCACACCGAAGAAGTACATGGCTGATCTGGATCTGAATGATCGGACGCAGTTCAACTTCTGGCGTGGGCTGATTCAGATGAAGGGCACGAATGCCTCGATCACGGCGTTCTTGAACAACGATCGCTTTGAAGATGCAAAGCTTGATGAGTACTGGGCATACAAGGTTGCTGAGTATGGTGACTCACGCTCGAAGATCTTCCCAGAACTGAAGCTCACGGTTGGTGACACCCTTCAACAGTTCACGAAGTTGATCTTTGATCTACCAAATCCGCTGGCACCCCCAGCCGGATATGAGGCATTCACGAACATCATCTCTGACGATGAAGCACGTTGGTTCACGCTTGATGATCTGTCAGTTGGCCCGGTTACGTTCGAAGCGCAGGTTGCTGGCACGTACTCGAATGATATGGTACAGCGTGGTGAGGTGATCACCCTGTCATTTATTGCCGACAAACTTATCATTGACCCATCCTCGACCGCGACGGCCGAACAGATCAATGCTCGTACCCTGCGGGTTACCGCACCCGGTACGCTGTCCGCCATTGGGTATGGCCCAGCAACGCCGAAGTTCAATCCAGTAAAGCTATTCAACTATGTGAATCCTGAGCTTGTTGAGGAGATTCCGCACTGGCACCCAGCAATCGGGCAACACGCTCCAGCCGCATTGGAGAGTGTGAACATCATCTCAGATAAAGATCCAGCACGATACAATGTGTCAACGCTGGTTCTTGGGAACTCAAACTATGATCCACTTAGGATGTGGGGCACCAAAGAGGTCGGCCGTGTTTGGTGGGATACCACGAATCTGGACTACCTTCCATATTCAGATGAAACGATCTTTGCATCTGTTGACGAGCGCCTAAGCCGCTGGGGCACGCTCGCTGATTACGCAACGGTTGATGTTGTGGAGTGGGTGCAGAGCACGGTTCCACCAAACGAATATGACATGCAAGCTGCAGTTGACGCTGGGAATGCTGATCTAGATTCACGTACTCGTGCTGAAGGCACAGTGTACGGCGCGAAGACATACATCCGTGATCGGGTCTGGAGCGTCCGCCCAATTGCGTGGAGCGAAGCTGGGGTTGCAACCGCAAGCGCCCATCCAGCATTCAATGGGTCGTATCTGTCAAATCTCACGTTCCTGAACGGTGGTGAACTTGTTTCACTTGAGAATGGTACCTTTGCCCAGCTTGGCATCGACGCTGGCATGCATCTTGGTGCATGGCAACAGGATCTGTCATACACCCGGCCGCTCAGCGAGTTCCTGGTGCTTGACGCGTTCACGAAGCGTATCCAACGTGCAGGTGCTGACTTTGCGACCTTCACGTCTACTTTCTCTGGCTTTACTGGTCAGATCACGGTGGCGGCATACATGCATACTGACAAAGTTGGTATCATCCGCTTTCAAGATGATCCAGTAACGGCAGCGCCGGTGCTTGATGCTTCTGGGCTACCAACTGGAGAGTTCGACATTAAGACCTTCCTGCGCGTGGTTGAAGACGCAAGTGGTGAAGAGGAGGTCATTGCTATTCGGAATGACCGTGGAACAAGCTCTTCTGTGCCATATGGCGCAACGTTCACCACGTTCGCAGGTCAAACATTCAGCTTTGATATTCCAGCATTTGGGCTTCGCTTGACGATCAAGAGCAGCATCAGTGGGGTGGTTAACTCTGAAGTTATGGTTGGCTTCATTGCGAATGCACTTGATAATGACATCATGCTGTTTGACGCCGTTGGTGTTCAACGCATTGTTGCTGACCCTGGCACAACGGTGTTGCCGTACCCGACCAAGCTCTCCAACGATGCATTAGATCCAGTGAATACGAACAACAACGGTATCGGCTGGCGCGCTTGGAACGTTCCAACACAGGCTGAGCTTGACGCCGATAGCCGCGTTCCAGATTCTAAATGGTATCCATATGCTGGCCCGTATGCTGCGTTCACCGCAACCCCAGTTCAGACCGTGCTTAATGGTGCTTCTGATGCGTCGTTCACATTGAACAACGGTACGGTCATTGAGCGATATCAGACTGCCTGGGCCGATTGGTCAGAGCTGAAGCAACTTACCCTTCGTGCAGTCCAGACTCAGGCAGGGGGTCAATCATTGTTTGTAAATCTACCGGCTGGTACGACTGTGGACCAACTTTCGGTGTACTTGAATGGTGTTGCACAGCTCACAGGTACATACTCATTGGTAGGCAGAACACTCACCGTGCTGAAGGTTCCATTTGGGCAGTATGTCGTTGTGATCGTACGCCCGTACGCCCCAACGGCGACGGAACTTGCATTTGACCCAGCTATCACGGATAACCTATTGATCCAGCGTCAGTACAAGTCAGACTACCAATATGTAGAGCTTCCAGTTCGTGATGATGCTGGCACGATCGTGAGCACCAAGTACTTCTTCTGGGTCAAGAATCGTACATCGCCTGCTCCAAAGAATGATCTGTCAGTGAAGGCGGTTGCGCAGCTGCTCGCAGCTGGGCCATCACAGTTCTTGACGTTCCAAAACATTCAGAAGCCAGCTGACACCTGGGAGTACAATGCCCTTGCGATCAACGGCTTGAACTATGTGGTCACCAAGAATGACACCTTCAAGCTCCGGTTCACCAGGAACTTCACGCTTCGTGATGATCCACAACAGCTCGATCTGAAGGACACACACGTTGAATGGTCATTGATTCGCCCAGGTCAACGTACTAAGATCCCTGAAGCTCTCTGGCGGAAGCTTGTGAACACGGCGTGTGGCCTCGATGAGGCCGGGAACACCTTGCCATCACCACGTCGGTCGAGCTATGATGATCGAAATGGCACGCGCACGCAGTTCGGCTTCGGTGTTGATCAGGTTCTGGCACCGACGGCACTTGTGACCTCGACGCTATTGTTCACGGTCCTAAATACTCAGCTGCTTGATGAGAGCGGTACGGTGCCAATTCCAGATTACATGTTGTTCTTGGACTTCAACGAGAGTGATACCTGGTTCAGCACCCCCGCAACCACACGTAACACCCTGACCACGATCTGGAACCGAGCAAAAGTGTCACAAATCAACGAACTATTCTTCGCCGTGCTTGAGGACATGATTGCATCAAATTATGAGCTCTCAGACATCTTCAAGACGTCACGGCTCAGTGCGTACTCGATCAAAGTCGTGCGCCCAGGCCCAGTGCTGCCTTCATACGAGTAAACAATGGTAAACAAGAACTCAATCTACGTTGGTGCACTTACCTCGTTCATTCTCGATACAAAACCGTATCATGCAAAACTAACAGAGATTCAGGAGATCTATCAGTTCTCCGATGAAATGACGGTGCACTTCGAAGAGCGGCTGTTCAGCACGCTGATGACGAAGGCTGCATGGCCGTACACGTACTTCTCAAGCGGCGTTCCAGAGTCGGTGCCGGGTGTTGGGCAACCAATGTCACTGCATCAGCTGGTCAGCCCGCTGATCCGTGGATACACCCGGAACAATGATCCATTGAACTGCCGTGGGGCATTCAAGGCCTTCCGTGATGAGAGCCATGATCTTCCGTTGGTGCCATTTGCGTTTGATCCACAGCAGATTCAGGGTGTGGGGCTGAGCGATGCATTCGTGCAGCGAAATGGTTCGATCAATCTGAATGAGCCGTTGCTAGAAGGGCATGATGTCTTCCTGAGCAAGGGTGCATACGTGTTCCAGATTAAGCAGACGGTGAACACTCAACCACCGGTCGTGGGGCGATATACACATGAATGGACTGCAACAGACGGCCCGTACCCCGTTCTAGTTTCAATGACATTCACAAACGCTGATGCACTTGTGGTCATTGGCCCAGCAACACAGGTTTCGCTTACATCAATCTCTGTCACGGGACCTGGCCTAGTGAAGGTCACTGGGCTGTCAAATTCATTAAATTATGATCCACTGTTTACTGAACGTCAGAAGGAAAATACCCTTGCTGCAGCAACGACCGCTGTGCAGGTACTTGCCCTTGACGTTAGCAATCCAGCTTCTGCCGTAAACAAGATCGCAGCAGTCCTTGGCTCGATCGAGGCGCAGCTTCTGTTAACGCCAAATGCAAATGCATCGGCTGAACTTGCAATTATTCAAGGTGTTCTTAGCACCCCAATGCTGCCGAACTCGTATGAGGGGCTGTTGAACGCGCTGATCGCTGGGGCTACGCCTGTCATTGTTGGATACGCTGGTTGGCGCGGGCGGGATATTACCGCACCGTATGCCGACGCCTATGTTGATCAGACTCTGTCCGCGCTGTCGCCAGGGTTGTACTTCAATCTGTACACCGACGTAGCCAATCGCGAAAGTGGGCGGTTACAGTACGCGAACGTTAAGCAAAGTGGCGTCACAGTTTCAAATATCCATGGCGATCCATTTCGGGTAATGTACGAAGAATGGACGCTGAAGGCAACGGCAGCGAACACCTTCCTCGTTTACGGCTCAAGCTCTGGTTCAATTGGCGCGATCACACTACCAAGCGGCGCCTTCAGCAGCCCACAACTTGGCTTTGACTTCTCTGGCCCAGCCACAGTTCCAGTTGGCACAACTATCGTGCTGACCCCTGGAGCCGATATCACGGTGCACTACGATGCACCACTTGAAACCTGGAGTCTGATCAAGACAAATCCACTGGCATACAGCCGCCCGGTGTTCTCTTCAACACGGTATGGGTTCATTCGATCACAGACCCTCGCGCTGAATCAGGTCACGATTCTTGATACTGGCTTGCCAACTGGTACGTTGGTGCTTACGGCAACATCACCAACCACCTTTGATCTTACATCGACCGCTGAGGCAACGTACAACGCGACCATTCCAGTGAACACCGCGTTCAATGACGGTCGAGTGGCATTCACAATTGTTGCTGGGTCAGCGTACACCTTCACAGTCGGTGATAAATTTTTCATTGAAATTGAGAATCATCCTCCATATGCCGAAGGGCTGGATCTGTATTACGGATATGATTTCGACTCGTATGATGCTGGCTCACCAAGCTATTCACCAGAATACGATGTATTTGGTAATCCGATCGAGCCAACCATAATCGTTCCAACTGGGCCGATGGTGTACAACAACATGAATGCCCTGTTGGCCGACTACTTAAAGTCACTTGACTTTAACTTCGACAGCCGCTTTATTGGGTACGATCTTACAACCTTCGGTCTAGTGCTGACCCCAAATACAGCGCAGGACGTTCAGTGGCGTCTTCGTGCAGTTGCTGATCTGTCGATGCCGCTTAATCTGCACCCTATCACGTCACCTGCCACTGGAACCAATGAGGTTAGCGTAATTGCAACCAATGATCCTCTGAATCCACTTGCAATTCTGCAGGTAGACATGGCGAATACTGTAACGGGAGAGGGTGTTCAGTCCTCAAATGACCCAGATGTTGTTGCTGATCTGTTGCTGTACTACGCAACCTCATTTGAGTTAGAGTACTACAATGATGTAACAATGACGTGGGTCTCAGTCGACAACGTTCCGATAAATGCCCCGTACACAAACCTAACGCATGGGCTCTCGTTCACGATTGTTCAGACTGGTAAACCATTCATCGCGGCAGTTTTAAACTCAAGTCGCTACGACAGCCCAACAGGCCCAATAGTTGCTGAGCAGCTTTTTGGTGGTGATACGATCGCGTGGACCGTTCGGAATGATCCACCAGTGCAGCTTGAACCCGCTAGTCTAACCAGCCGCCGCATTCCACGGCTGGTGATGTACGGTGACAGCTATCATTTCTCAATCCCAGCAAGCTGGACGCTCACATACACCGGGCCAAGCCAGTACGATCTTCAAGGAACGCATGTCGGCGGTTCATTGAATGGTCAGCATATCTTTGATTCTCCAATCAGCGTGAATACCACGGACAATGGTCGTTCATACAAGAATGATGCGGTTGGTATTCACTACACCGTGGTGAACGGTGCCGCAGGATTAGCGGGAACTGACTCCTTTACGTTCAGTACGTTCAGCCGAAAGCCATCGTATCTCGTGCACGGTTCCGTCACTGGTTGGCAGGCTGATGCGGTCGTTGGTGAGTGGTACTGGAATGGGAAGATTGGCTTTAAGATTCCAGTTGCCGAAGTCTGGCTGTTCAATGCGTCTGGCGATCAACTTGGGGCTGAAGCCCCTTGGATTACCACCTTTGGACAGATCACCCTGAACTACCTACGGGCTGATGCAAAATCGGCCACGTATCGAATCAAGTCACAGGCTGCCGGGCACTGGACCTTGTACCGGAATGGTGCCCTAATTGCTGATGGTGTTAACATCGTTGGTGACCAGACCCTAAGCGTGACGATGCCAACCGCCCCAATTGGGACTGAGTTCATCTTGAGCGTGCGTGGGCAGGAGCGGCCACTAACCATTGGGCACGATCTGGCAATAGTTCGTACGACAGCAGGACGTGAACCAACTGCCAATGACTTCGTGCTACTTGAACGCTCAAAGAGCGATACCCTGAGCATCTCAATTAAGCCGAAAGATCCAGCGCACGCGATGGCGCTGCAGCCGCTGTCAGCCGTTGGGACTGCATATGGCCAGGTGTTAACGAACGTCGATCATTTCACAACTTCTGGGGTGCCGCTCTCGGTTACTTCTCCAGAAACTGCGGTTCTCCAGGGGTGGATCCCGTTGCTTGAAACCCGATATGATAAGGGCCTATCCATTGCTGAGTTCAGTGACGCTCAGACGCACGTCGTGGTCCGAGCCGCCGCTACAGGTGAAACTATCGGTGAAGTTCTGTCACTAGGGCCAACACCAGCCGAGCCAGTGATCTTCCGTTGGGATACGGCGTTCCATAGAAAGTACCTGCCACTGAATGCTGAGGCAATGATCGTCACACTTGGGTCAGGTATGAATGACCGTGTGAACGTGAATATGACGGATGACGTTCTGTTCTTGATCAGCGGTGGTGGTTTGCTCGAAGATGTGCTGTTCGCGGACGTGATGCAGGCGAACATCCTTGATACAACGACGCTATCAATCTCCTCAACATACAATGAAGCTGCTGGTATAACAATTGCTGATGGCCCGTTCGGCGGCTTCATGCCGGGGTACGACAACCTGCAGTTTGACTTTGAAGCTGGTGTTGGTGATCTGAACAGTGAAACCCCAGACGGTTACTATGACGCTGGCGTGCCGCTAACCGATTGGTTCCAACAGGCGCAGGGGCTTTCACTACTTTCATCTCTGACCGCACCGCAACAGGCCTTGTTAAATGAGCTGCTCAGTGTTCTAGGCCCTTGGCTCGATGGTGATATCCTGACGACTACGCTGACAGAGTTTGTCGCGAATATCGGTGCCAGCCCACCGACCCAGCCGTTGCATAATAACCCGCTGAACTGGACCCCAACGACTGGTGGCTTTGGTATTCCTGCGGTTGGCATGGGCATGCAGATTGAGACGTCTTCAACCGGAACCGCCAGCACGAATATCGCCGAGGCTGCCTCCATTCTGGCGGTTGACTTTGGGTACGGATTTAATCAGGTTGAATATGACATTGGCCCATTGGATGAGCCACCCGAGAGTACGCTCGTGATGTTCCCGTCTGGGTTGCCACAAGACCTACCTGCCCCATTCGGCGGGCCGGTGCCGTTCAGCGCCGCTACCATCATTCCAGGCGTTCGATACACCATTAAATCTGTTGGAAGCACCGATTATACCACGCTCGGTGCACCGGATAACAATCCACTTACGATGTTTGTGGCTACGGCGGCTGGCAGCGGCACAGGTACCGTGATCAGCTATGAGCTCTTTGATACACGATTAGCGGCGCTTGCCGTTGGTCGCATTATCGAAGTTTCATTTAATGGGTTGCCGGTGTTTTCAACTGTTAAGATCTGGCGACCAACTGACCCAGAACCGTCAATTGTTCCTGTGGTAGAACGCCCATCAGCGCGTAGACTCAGGTTCAACCTACCTGCGCCGGCTGAGCTCAAGGTCATCATCGTCTAATTTGGTAAATAGAACCATTCAAGCTAAGGAACCTCCATGCAGGAAGCACTCGTCACTAAAGTCCTAGGTCATGTCCTCGTAAAGGATGATCTTGGAAACGTGCTCGTGAACAACACGAACGCAATTCACCCAGGAAATATGGCAACCGCGATCGCGCGCGGCCTATCAAATGCCCCCAATCATCAAATTTGGAAACTAAAGCTTGGTAATCAAGGAACATATGTTGATTCATCGCAACAGATCGTGTTCCGTCCGCCAAACACCGCTGGTGTTACCGCTGATCTGTACAACCCTACGTACTACGAAGTGGTTGATGATGCGGGCGCTGGTACCGGTGTTGGGAACAGCGTAACGTTCACGAACATTCCGTTGAGCACGAGCACCCGCGTTATCGTGACCTGTATTGTTGCTGCAAATGAGGCGGTCAATCGCCCAACTGACCAAGCCGACGCGGTCACCGCTGATGGTGGTGGTCTTGATGGCGTTTCAGCAACCCCAACGGAAGGGCAGTTCTTCTTTGATGAGCTTGGGCTCTTTACTGAAGGCATTGGAACCCCAGACATTCTGAATGAGACAGATGAGCTCATGTTGTCACACCTGATCTTCTCACCAATTGAACACACCGGAAATCGTGAACTAACAATCGTTTATACACTCACCATCACCGTGACTTAATTCGCCCGTTCTCTCCAGGACTAAATAACTTGAGGATAACGCGTGAAGTTAAATTTCCGACAAGGGATCATCAGACACCAGACAGACGTTAGCGGAAATCCTACTTTCCTTCAACGTTCTGCAACTGGGAACTTTGTTGATCTCATCGTATCACCAGATCCATGTGTGCTCACCTTTGCACACCACGATGCAAACTACATCGTTGAGGAGCTAAAGACCGTCAAGAACGCTTGGGGGCCTATTACAACGCCCGCGACGCGGTATCTGTACTGGGACATCAATCTTCTGACCGGCGCGCTGACGCGCGGCATGACGCTGTTGCCACCGCTTTACAGCTCGACTGCGCCAGTGGCGCCTGCAATCGATCAAAATTGGTTTGATACCAGCGACAATGTGTTCCATGTCTGGACCGCACAGGGCTGGTCTGAACGTGTTCGACTATTTGCTGGTTATGTTACCTCAGGTGCAATTGTCCGGCCAGCAAAGATCGGATCACAGGCTGGTTTGGTTGGTGACTGCGAAGGCGGCAACATTGTCCTTGACAGCTTCAACAAGCCGCTTCGTGAATCAAACGGCGCGTTTGTCACATCAGTTACACGCTTCGGCGCAATTAACCTTGGTACCGTCACCTCTCGTCTTGAGAGCACGATCACATACGTTATGGCGCTGGAAGAGATTCCAAAGAACAGCTTGGTGCAGATTCGTGCTGGGTTTAGGTCTGTTCTTGCTCGCTCGACCGACTATCGGTCACGGGTTTCAGGATTGGTTGTTGAGGATCTATATGAGAGCGACGTCGGTAAGTTGATCACCTCTGGTATTGTACGATCAACCGTTTGGTCATGGCCAGTTGATAAGATCAACAAGCCGCTGTTCTGTGGTGCGGCTGGTGAGGTCACACTAATTCCGCCACAACAGGGAGCACTGCAGCAAATTGGGTACGTGTATGACGTCGATTCAATCTTGATGAACATACACCAGGTGATTGTGCTTGACAACCCCGATGACCTCATTCCACCACCTGAACCACCACCGCTGACCCGCCCAATTGCGAACTTCACCGCAACACCCACGACTGGTATTGCTCCGTTGACCGTGAACTTCACCTCGACCAGCGTATATGCAACGAACATCGAGTGGGACTTCATAAATGATTCATTCGTTGATGCGACTGGTTCGACTGCAACATACACATATGCGACGCCTGGAACATACACTGTTCGTCAGCGTGCCATCAATAGCTTTGGGCAAGATGATGAGATCAAAGTCGGGTACATTGTGGTTAGCCTCCCAACTCAAGGCGTGACGTTCACGAACCTTGGCTTATCATTTGGTGTTCCTGGTCAAGTTACCGGTGGGCAAGTCTTCAACTTCCAAGTCATCGTGACGAATGATGGCCTGGCAAACGCAACGAATGTGCTGCGCACGCTGAAGCTTCGTGCGAACAACAACTCGCAGATCACCATGACCTCAGTGCCAACTGGCACCAACGTTTCTTACGTTGGTGGTAGAACAACCATCACCCTGCCCCTGACGAACATTCTATCAGGTGGAAATACCGTGATCACCCTGCAGGCACAGGTGAACGCAAACGTAACCAGCATGCAGCTCGAAGGCACCGTGAGCTCTCCAGAAACCGACAGCACGCTTGCTGATAACTCAGCGACTGCGACGATTGGGGTGCGACCATGACCTTCAAACTTGTTTACCTAAACACCGTTAGCGGCGAACTAGGGAGGCTCCCAGAGTTTGCAATTGTAGACATTGGCGGCGCCATCGGGCCAACTTTCACGGTAGGCGGCAAACCGCTGATGTTTGCCGATGGATCCACAACGGATGGATCACCATCATCGTTGTCACTTTCGCTGCAAGGCGCGTACAACAACAGCGGATTCCCAGCCACAATTAACCTGACCAGTGGCCGAGATCTGGTGTTCAATGCGTTGAACTCGAAGGCCTTCCAGTTCAACGCCGCAACCGGTAAGGTCACGATCACTGGTGACCTCGAGGTTCTTGGGTCGTCGAGCGTCATTGAAGGCACGATCAGCAACGTTGATCAGATCTCAATTAGCGCACCGGCTGGTACGATCTCAAGCCTGTTGATTGAGCCGATGCCTGGTGTCATGATGACGTCTGATCTGGTCAAGATCCAGAATCAAAATGGTGGGCTACCGGTCTTCGTCATTGACGCGCTTGGTGACACCATCATTCGGACCCTGAATGTTGGTGGCATTGATTTTGCTACGTTTTATAACGCGTTCACATCGCATATCGCCGTTAGTGGCATTAAGCACGCCGCCAGCCAAATCAGCGTTGCGGCACTTACGAATCTTCCTGGGACCGATGTTCAGTCGGTGCTGGCTGCAATTGACACCTTCATCACGGGCGGTGGTGCAGGTGGCGGCGGCTCAGTAACCTCAGTTGCAGTTACCTCTGATGACCTGACGGTAACCGGCTCGCCAATCACGGCGGCAGGTACAATTGCGCTTGAGCTGAACATCGTTCCACTCTCCAAGGGTGGTACTGGTGAAACTACTGCAAGCGCTGCGATCAATGCACTTGTCCCAGATCAGACTGGGCAAACTGGCAAGGTGCTCAGCACAAATGGAACCGTGGTCTCTTGGGTAACTGCAAGCACGGGCGGTGGTGGAAGCGCTCCTGGGCTGTTCTTCACGGACGTTAGTGCAACCTCGACCGGAAATGTTGGTGATAAGCTCTATGTTTCCGGCACAACGCCGGCAAACAAGGTGATCTACCAAGCGACAACTGATACAGATTCGGTGACGGTGACGGTATTTGCTGAAGGGGACTCTGCATTCTTTTCACCAACAATTACGATCACAACGGTACCTGCACAAGCGGGTGGGCCGGTCATCGCCTCCGTCACTGAAGATCCTGCTCACAAGCGCTCATACTATGGCACCGCCCCGCTCGTAGGGATAACTGCGAATACCACGGTTACCGCTGTTTCGAGCGCTGGTGCAACCGCGACGCTGCTCATTCAACGTGCTGCAGTGGGTCCAACCCTGAGTTCGTTGATCATTGGTACACTTCCAGGATCACAGACTGAAGTCAAGGCCGGTGACACAGTGGTTGTGACCGGCGCGATTCAAAATGCCGCGGTGTACGCTGAGATTATGGCTGGTGGCGCAGCCGGAGTATTGGTGCCAATGACTCTTGGTGCACTGGATTCTGGTGGGGTTGGATATCGGACGCTGTACGCCGTGTTGTCGATTGGAAATGGCACAGGGGTACAGACTGTTCAAGCACGTGGTAAGACGGTGCTTGGCACCTTTGGCGTACCATTTACATCGTCGAACAACATTACACTGAATCAAACATACCCTGCAATTGGGCCGCGCACGATCATCTATCCAGTTGGACAATCGGCTATCAAGGGTGCTGAAGCGGTAACGATCACATCAACGATCTCGAACTTTGACACCGTGTTGTACACCGCGCTGAATATGTCGGTGTTCAATCCGGGAATATACAGCTCCGCTAAGGTTGTTACCCGTACAGGTGGTTCATACTCGTACAACGCCCAGAACTACACGATCACCGCGAATAAGGCATCGAACAATGCAACAAGCACCGCGTCTTCAGCAGTCACAATTGCGGATGCTGCACCACAAGCGGCAATCACAATTGTTGGTTCACCAGCCCGGTTGTTCTCATCGCCCGCTGGTGTCGATTACACAATCATACTCACCACTGATCAACTGCTAGCATCAGCACCAACTCTGTCAGCCTCATCAGGTACATGGCAAGGTAGTTGGACTGGTGCTGGAACCACTTGGACACGGGTACTTCGAATTGTTGACACCAATCCAAAGGCTACGCAGTCTTTCAGTGCCATGTCTCTAACGGGATTGGCTGGTGTCACTGGTACGACAATCACCTCAGGGGCTTCATACATCGTCGGCGGCTTCACAGCCCGGGTGATCACCTTCACCGCGTTCGAACGGTTCCATGCGATTGGTACTGGAATTGTTGACTTCAGCAAGGTCACCGCTTTGTACACTGGATCTTCAGTGCTGACACGGCGATCTGACACGAACAATGTGTTCCAGAACTTCACGATTGTGAACGCGGCTGGAGTATTTGACCCAGTTGGTTCGTACATATTCATCTCTGACTTAGCATTCTCTGGAGCTAACACCTCTGGAACCCTGCAGCTAACCGTGGCGGAGGCTGCATAATGAGTGCATTTGAGACCTTCGTTCAGGTAGAGCTACCTAAACGACCATATACTGAAACTGATAGCGGTCAAGAAAATGTTCTAGTCCGTCGCGGGCCTGGACCCCGTCAGCACGTTGGTGTTCCGATTGCCGATGGGCAAGTTCTAGGCTCAGTTGGTGGCGTTGTTCAAGGCGTTCCAAACTCTACACTTCGATCCTTTAAACTCGCTGTCATGGTACCTAACGCCGTATGGGTGGTAGCACATAATTTGGCCTCGGAAGAGGTGATTATCCAGGCGTTCGATGAGAACAAGTACGTGATCATTCCAGATAACATGCAGATTTTGGACGCAAACACCATCGTCATCACGTTCAACACGGCTCAGGCTGGGGTTGCCCGGGTGATATTTTTAGATTGATAGCACTTTTTTACTGCTCTTACAGTCAATTCTCTAAATACCACTGAAGAAAACCAGACCAAGATGTTTATCCATGAAGCAACACGTCGAAACGAGTGATATCGTCCTAGCTGCAGTGTTAAAAGTGCACGGGTATCGCCTTGACCGGATCGAAAAAGACGGTAAGCGAGGCATTTTTTGCTTTGCCGATGTTGAGGATTCGCAGCTAACAGAGTTCAATTTGGGACAATCTCGAGTTGAACCAGTCGCATTGAACAACGCGGTAAAGGCGTTGACAACCGCCACAAAACGCATTCTATAACAGGAGACACCCATGAAAGTTAACGGCTCACTAGCATTTGATGCATCATCCGCATCAGAAATCAAGAACCTTCGCGTTGAAAAATACGCCGCAATGCCAGGTTACACCCCAGGACAAGACCATGGCCGTCTGATCTACAATTCAACTACCTCAGTGCTGTCCTTCGGTTCAGACACCATTGGCGGCGGATCATGGGTTGCAACGGCAACTGGTGGCACCGCGTTCTCACAAGCTGAAGGCGATGCAATCGAGGCTTCCCTCGGTGCTGGTATCAACACCGACGGTACGTTCAACGCTGCTGGCTTCCCAGCCCAAGCCGGCCTGTCGACCCCAACATCATTCACGAACGCGATCAACCAAATTGCTGCGTACGCTACCGCGAACAACACGTTGTACGAACTCGATGACGTTACGTTGTCAGCCGCAGTTCCAACTGGCGCTAAGTTCCTGTTCACCGCTGGAAATTCAAACTGGCTCGATCACACGCTGGTCCTCGCTGACGTTTCGAATGTTACCGCAACTGCACTCGAGCTGAATGAGCTGCACCTTGGTACCGCTGTTCAAGCTGACTTCATCAAGCTGCACAACGTCACCTCTACCGCTGTTGAGCTGAATGTCCTTACCGGCATCGTATCTACCCTCACAGCTGGTGAACTGAGCTTTGTTGATGGTGTTACCTCTGGCATTCAAGGCCAACTTGACAACAAGCAACCGCTTGATGCCGGTCTGACCTCGTTGGCCTCGTTGACCGGCCCTGGCTTCGTCACCGTTGATGCAACTGGGAACATCGTTTCTTCACGGACCTTTGTGAATCCAGCTGCTGGTTTCACGCTGTCAAATCTCGACGGTTCTGGTAACCCAACCTTTGCGCTTGCCAATGACTTGGCTGCTCTTGAAGGCCTCGCAACGACCGGTTATATTGTTCGCACTGCTGACGGCGGCGCAACAACCCGTTCATTCTCAACGGTTGCTGCCGACATCGTGATTACTGGTGACGCAGCTGGTATCACTACTGACACCACGTTTGGTCTGGCACCTGTTACGCAAGCCGCCACCGGTGACTTCCGTAAGATCACCCTTGACTCTAAGGGTCGTGTTGTTGGTAACACCGCGGTGGTTCTTGCCGATATCACCGCCTTGACTGATGCTACATACGTGAACGTCATTGGTGACACCATGTCGGGTAACTTGATTATGGGCACGAACTTCGTGACCATGGACAGTGTCCCAACGCTCGACAATCAAGGTGCAAACAAAGCATACGTTGACGCAGTTGCTGCTGGTCTCTCATGGAAGCAAGCTGTTAACGCCGCTACGGTTGCTAACGTTGCACTGGCAACCATCACAGCTGGTTCCGTTCTTGACGGCATCACGCTTATTGCTGGCAATCGTGTCTTGGTCAAAGATCAGACCGCTCCTGCTGAAAACGGCATCTACGTTGTTCAAGCTGCTGGTGCTCCAGTTCGTGATCCAGCTATGGACACTGCCGCTGAGTTCAATGGCGCAACGGTCTTCGTTCTTGACGGTACGATCAATGATAACTCAGGTTGGACACAAACCAGCACTGTTACCACGATCGGTACATCTCCAGTTGTCTGGACCCAGTTCTCTGGTTCAAGCACATACACATGGGGCACTGGTCTCGGTTCTTCTGGCAACACCATCTATGTGAACCTTGGTGCTGGTATCTCCGAGCTCCCAACTGATGAAATTGGTCTCGACATTGTTCCGAACAAGGCTGTTCAGCTCTCATCGGTTGCTGCTGGTGGTCAACTGACATTCATGTTGGATGGTGCTGGTCTTGAGCAATCAACTGCAGGTCTGAAGATCTCGGCACTTGGTGTTACGAATGACATGTTGGTTCACTCACAGTTCACCCTGAATGGTGACACCGGTACCGATGCTCTCATTCTTGGTGATACACTGCAGATCAAGGGTACGCCAGCTCAAGGTGTTTCTACTGCAACGACTGAGTCGCCAGCTGGCACCTCAAGCGTTACCATCAGTGTTGCTGATGCATCATACACTCAGAAGGGTGTTGCACAGTTCGCATCGGCTGACTTTGCTGTGGTTGCTGGCGTTGTTTCAATTGCTGCAATTTCGAATGCACAGCTGGACAACAGCACAATCACCATCACTGACAGCGTCGCCGGTTCTGATCCAGTTGCACTTGGTGAGTCATTCGCAATCATCGGTGACGGTGCTGCGATCTCGACCGCTATGGGTGCAAACAGCCTGGTGATCACGGCTCGCAAGGCAACTGCCTCGCTTACCGGCGTTGCTTCGTTTGCAGCTGCAAACTTCGCGGTCGATGTAAATGGCGCCGTGACTCTGGCTTCTTCGCTCGACGCGCTGTCAAACGTCTCAGCCGCTGACGCCGCTGCTACGAACAGCCTGCTGCAGAAGAGCGCTGGTGACTGGGTTGCTGTTACTCCAGCTGCGGTTGGTGCAACGATTACACTTGGTGATCTGCAAGATGTTGGTATTGCACCAGCAACGACCGCTGGTCAAGCTCTGATCGCTGACGGTTCTGCTTGGCAAGCTGCGAAGATCTATCACCTGCACACTCAAGCTGTAGCTTCTACTTCATGGACCGTTACCCACGGTATCGGCCAGAAGTACTGCAACGTGACCATTGTCGATTCAACCGACGAAGTGGTGATCCCACAGTCCATCAAGTTCGATGGCACCACCAGCCTGACAGTTACCTTCAACACCGCCATCGCTGGTAAGGTCGTTGTTATGGGTATTGTCTAATTGACGATCGCCTATCGCTAGGTACATGAAACAGGGGTAGTCCGATGGACTACCCCTTTTTTCATCCAGATCCCCTAAGCTCATAAATACATCTGACCACTTCCCTAATTGAGGACACCCAAATGAAGTTCTACGGCCACGCCAATCTACAACAGAACCAGTTGCAAAATGCAACTCTCGAAACTCTCACCGCCTTCCCGCCACTTCCAGGCGTTGGGCAGATCGCATTTATGAACAGCATCGTATACATCTGCGTTGCAGCCGGAGCCCTTCCAGTTTGGGTTCCTCTCACAAATGAAATCACCGCGTACACGCATCCTCAGGTTACCGCTGCCACCACCTGGTACGTTGTGCACGGGCTGAACACCTCATCGGTGAACTTCCAGGTTTTTGACAACTCAAATCGGGTTGTGATTCCTGACCAGATTGAAACCACCAGTGCAAACACCGCAACGATCACCTTTGCGGGTGCAATGGCCGGTCGCGCTGTATGTATCTCAGGTATGTTTGACGGTAATGTGAAGCCAACATACGCATTCACGTTTCAACAAGGCGCAGCTGATTCTGCCTGGACTATTGTGCACAATCTTGGGTACTACCCAATTGTTCGAGTCTTTATCGGTTCACAGGAAGTTCAGCCGCTCACGATCATTCATGACAGCTTGAACCAAATCACCGTAACGTTCAGCACCCCGCAGGTTGGTTACGCGCGCCTCATCTAATCAAGGAGCAATAATGGCAAACCTGCACTCACAGCTACCATCACAGGTGTTTGAACACACCCAAGCCGTGGCGTCTGCATCTTGGGTCATTGTACACAACATGGGGATGTACCCCATTGTTGATGTCTTTGTCGACTATCAAGGTGAGAGCCAGAAGATCCTGCCAAAATCTGTGGCGTACACGAATCCAAATACGTGCACGATCACGTTCTCGGTTCCGCTCACCGGAAAGGCGACGCTATCATGAACTTTGCGCAAATCTTTACTCAGGTCGTTCCAGCTCAAACATGGACGATCAATCACTCGTACACCAATGTGCCAATCACCAGTGTGGTAACTATCATTGATGGGGTGGCGACACAGATCCTTCCAATGTCAGTGAAAGCCGTTAGCACCACGGAGCTCTTGGTTGAGTTCACAAAACCATACAGCGGCACCGTTCGCCTGTATGGCAATGTTGCTGATATACATCCAATTGGAGCCCAGGCAATTGACCCAGTGTTCGCGTACCCAACCGTGTTCTATGCGGGTGCAAGTACAATTGACACCACCGTTGATGGATTCACCGCGCCATTCACCGTGACCCGGACTGGTGATACACCAGCAGCCACGGTGGCTTGGTCGATGGTCAGACTGCCCAGCAATGATGGCACATACGGCGCGTATGACGGTGATGCCCCGTTCAACGACGCCGGTACCTTAACCTTTGCTATTGGCGCAACCAGCGCTGTGGTACACGTAACCTTCACACCGGGTGGTACATATCTATTGCCATACTCTGTGGCAATCACAATTTCTTCCCCATCGGTTGGTTCGATCGGTGAAGCTGTAGGCACAATCGACTTCATCTAACTCCATAGGAGCATACCCATATGTTATCAGGACTATACGCCAAGTTGATTGGCATTGGACTTATCGTGTCCGCGTGCGTTGGCGCACTCTTGTATGTGTCACATCTGCAGCACGCTGTCAAAGACCTTGAGCAGCAGCTTATAACCTGTGCGGCTCAGGGCAATGTCCTCTCGCAGAAGATCCTTGATCAGAACGCCGCGGTGGATGCGGCCAAGGTTGTGGCTGACAAGCGAGTTGCTGAAGCAAAGGTCCTGATCGATGCTGCTAAGGCTGAGACGGTGAAGGCAAAGAAGAAGGCGACCATGATCTACAAGACGCCGCCGTCAACACCAGGAAACTCCTGCAAGTCTGCATTAGATCTGATCAACGGGGTGCAAAAATGAAACTTATATTCACGCTGATTCTTATGCTGGCATTGGGTGGCTGCGTAACAGCCCCAACAATTCAAGTTCCACCAGTGGTAAAGGTCGAGGTGCAGGTGCCATGCAAGACTGAAGAGCCAGCTGCGCCTACCCTTCGGTTCACCCCGCCGTACACTGATGTCTTCGAGGCTGTTCGTGATCTAATGGGTGATGTTGAGGTCACAACTGCATATGAAAATGAACTCCGGATCGCGCTGAAGAGCTGCAAATAATGGCCGGCTGCTGCCCACCAGTTCCACCAAGTACCGCGATCGGTGCAGCCTTCTCTGAGGCCAGCGGCCCCGAGAGTGACATGCGCCCTGGAGAGACCGTTGAATGCTACATGGCCCGTGGTGGAAACACAACGGGGTTACAAGATGATGCCACGGGGAATGTGAACGACAAGATCGAGAATGCTTCGATCCCAATTGTGCGCACCCCAACATCAGCATCAGTGGACGTGCAGTTCAGGCTAACTAAGGGCTCCACACATGAGACTGAGAGCACCCTTGCCTGGACAATTGATACCCTACCACCAGGGTTGACGCTCACCACCAGCGGTCACCTGAGTGGCACGTTCAGTGATCTGACCGCAAAGTACAAGATCAAGATCACCGTCGCCTGGAGTGGTGGAACCCTCGATGTTCGTGGATATACCGTAGCCCCATCCGCTGGTGGTGAAGGCACTGAGATTCAACTGATCAGCCCACTACCCGGGTCGATTGTGAACTCTAAGTTCGGTCCGCGCATGCACCCAATTCAGAAGGTCATGAAGATGCATACTGGCATCGACATGAAGTATGCTGATCGGGCGGTCAAAGACTGCCTAGCCGCAGCTGACGGCACCGTGATGCTCGCTGGTGGAAATCCAGGAACTGGATATGGCGTTCGAGTATGGGTGAAGCACCTAAGCGGTGCTGGTAAACATCTGTGCACGACGACGTACAATCACCTAGCAAAGGTGTATGTGCAAGAGGGCCAGAAGGTTATGGCGGGCCAGAAGATCGGGCTGGAAGGATCGACAGGCGCGAGCACCGGTAATCACCTGCACTTTGAATGCAAGCTGCCTGATGGCAAGTTCATTGATCCAGAACCACTTATCCGCGGTTCGCTAGATGTTGCACGCTCAACCCTTCCGAACGGCGATGGGGCTGATGTTGAAACACGGACCAGCACCGCATCATTAGGTGAAGCCGAGGTTCAAGCACGACAAGAGAGCTGTGAACCATTTGGACCAGCATATCCAGCTGCTTTGCCACCAGAGACTACTGATCCAGCGAATCCTGCACCGCCAACAAATGATCCATTTGAGTTAGCTTGGTTCTTCACAATGACCGCCGAAGTTGGACCGCATTGGTCAGCTTCCTCTGCATCAGATCCAGATGTGATCGCGGGTTTGATTGGTACCTCCGCCCAGCGAAACAAAGTTGGGTACGTGAACATTGAAAATTTTCCAGGTGGAGAAACAAAGTTTGGCATTGCACAGAAACCAAATCCACGAACTGTCGTACGAACTGTCGACTACGCGGGCGCCAAGAAGACTGGGTTCAATAACTACTGGAAGGGGTCCCCAATCCCATCTACGGGAACCTTATTGACGAACGCTCCACTCGTCAGCGTGATGTTGTTTGACATAAACTTCCATCATGGCGGCGGAAATGGTAGAAAGATCTTCAACGATGCTGGTCTTGCAATCAGCGGTGTTCAATCTCAGGCGCAGCAGCAGGCGATGTGTGTTCAGCTGAACACCGCCCGCTTGAACTTCATCAAGAAGCTTGCACGACTTGCCGACTTCCCAGGCTGGACGACTCGTGCGAACAACTGTTTGGCATACTGCCAATCACTTCCAGCATTATAAGGATTCAATATGACACAAGACATGAGCTATGAGGCCGCGCGCGCATTTATCAAGAATGGAGATGTGATCTCTGTTTACACGACATTCTCGCTCTCACTAAAGAAGATCTTCCCAACGCTCGTCAGAATCTTCACGGGCTCGCCCGTGTATCACACTGGGATGGTGATCTGGATGAAGTCCCCAAGTGGTATTGACCGGTTGATGATGGTTGAGGCCCATGCCGCGGGTGATGGCAAGCGGCTAATTCCACTGAGTCACTACGCAAACTTCAAATTTGATGTCACCCCTTGTCCCGGTGACTTCACCAAGATGGAAGAGCTGTTGCTGTCACGGGTTGCGGATGAGCCGTATGGATACTTCGACCTAATCAGCATTGGGCTGAAGGAGTTCTTTGGGATCCCAGCAGGTAATACTAAGCGGCAGGTCTGCTCTGAGTTGGTTGCTGATGTCCTACATCAAGGTGGTGTGCCGCTGCCAAATTTGAATCTTTCACCAGGGCGTTTGAAGTCAGATCTTCGGGCGCTTGGGTGCACCCCAACGATCTCAGTGAATATGTGATTCTGACGACCTAAATAGGGCATGGCAGGAAATACCGTTCGAATTGGCGATAGCGTATCATGCGGCGATCATTCGGCCGCAGGGTCGAACAACGTGTTCGCGAACGGGTTGCCAATCACACACCAAGGGCAAAAAACAACCACGGGGCATGGGTGCTTTCCGCCAACTGTATTTTCAGGTGGCTGGTCAAGTACCGTATTCGTGAACAACCAAGCAGTCGCTTTACTTGGTGTGACCTCAATCGTGCCGCATCGATGTGGTAAACAAACCCATGGCGGCGTTGCTTCCTCCGCCTCCCCTGACGTTTACGTTGAAGCTTGATGTCATTGAATCAACCCAAATCAGGCTCGTATGTTCCCAATCCAGTTGGGCCAGTGAAGCTCACGTCTAGGTCGGCGACCAGATCGCGACTTTACGTCGCGGGCACATTCTTTAGATCGATTGAGCGGGGTGAACAGGCAAATCTAATCAAGATCGCCGTTGTTGAAGACGGAGCTGAGGGGACCTGTGTCGTCCATCACACGCGTCTTAAACCCGACGAGCAGATCTTTGCAACGGGGATGGAAGTGCCAACGTTGGCACTTCTAAAGCTCACCATCGATTGGAACCAAGAACTGAGGATCAAGTTCAATGGCACCGAGTGGCGGGCGGAATTAACAGGCATTAGGTGGCAGATAGCGGCCGGTCCAACGCCCCCAGCAGTTGATCTTGGCCAGGTGCATGACGGGTTGTTCAGCGCAGGCAACATCTCATTCAAAGTCACCGGAATTGGAGGCTGGCCGACAGGAGCAGTCGTCTATCTACGGCCACGCACCCGTCGGTACCCCCTGGTGTCCCACGTCGTCACCGATCAGATCACGATGCAAAGTACTATAGGCTGGGACCCCGGTGCCCTCCGGGCCGCCCTGAATGCTGACACCACCGGGTTCGTGTACATGCCGGCGCGGGGCAGCGCCCTGATCGCCCCAACGAGCGGTGGTGAAGATGCACAGGATACGGGCGTAGACGATGATATTCTCAGCGCGCTTGCACCGACGAATATGGGCGGCGGTGATGGGCTACCAAGCACGCCTGTTGGGTTGAACACCGGCCCCGACCGGGTCATGATCCATCTGAACTACTCCGAGAAGGATGATGGCTCGATGGGGGTGCTCAATCAGGTCTTTGAGTGGGTAGGTGACACCGCCAGCATTGGGAGCTGGCAGCGGTACAGTTGACTATTGATTAGGTTGAGCGAACCACTCGTCGATTGTTAGGATTTCAGGCAGATACAACCGATCAGGCGTTGTGTTCTTCCAAAAGAAATCTGAGGTGTCGAACTCGTGACCAGCAAACCAGAAAACATAACCCGATGCCGCACGGGCTTCAACTGCCAGGCGTTCAAACTCAACAATCGCCGCCTCAGCGGACTCATATTCAACTGGACGCACGACATCACATGAGTACGTGCAGCAGTCGCCGACGCTGTAGCAGATCACGAGTTTCATTTCCGTCCCCAAAATCCAAGGGCCGCGTACGCGGCGGACCAATGTTCACAAACCATACCGGTGCTGAGCCAGCTGAAGGCAAGGCGATCAGTCTGGGCTTGCTGTACAGCAGTTAACATCAGTGAGAAGCGTTTACGAGTGCCATCAGCTCTGGAACCGAGCCGGTGAGATCCATTGAGCTCGCTTTTGCGAGGTCGTACCAACCCCCGGCTGAATCTGTAACGGTGTAACGGTCACTCTTCAGTGAACCACTCTTGGAACGCGCCCGGAAAAGCCGTTGGGTCATAGATCCAGGGAAGCCCGTCATTCCGTAAACGAGCGGTGATCTTAATTTGCTCAAGCGAACCGAGCATCACATGAGAGATTGCATGGATGAAATGTGGTGTGGCTGGGAACACAACAAGTGTTCCACGAACTGGGGTCAAGCTGAAGTTGTACCCTGGGAATTCGAGCTTCCCGCCGTACACCTCATGACGAGGATCCAGTGGAACTGAGGTGTGATAGTCCTTGAGCCATAAAAACCCAACCAAATCAATGTCCTTGACCTTGGTCCACTTCTTCCGCAGATATCGCCACCCCTCAGCGGTGTGCTGTTCAGCTGGTGTCTTTGGGTTCTCGGGGAATTGTTGGAACACGAACCCTGGCTCACCACTGAGCTGCGCCTTATACCGATGTTCGAGGATCGGACCAATCGCGCTGAAGTCAGACGCTATGTCGCCGATCAGATCACTTGGCACTATTCGCTCGTGCTTTAGCGGCTTTCCTTCTGGGGTTTGATCAGGTTCAGATAGCCCGAGCTGGCGAGCAAGTTGCTCACAGCGAAGCGGAGAGACGAAGTCCTCGATAACGTGAAAAGGAGAATGAATCATTCGAATAGCCGTTGCCGTTGTGCTGATTGCGCCATCGATTCTTTAACGCCGCGAAGTTCCGCGCAGGAAATGTACTTGCCGCCAATGTCCACATATGCACGGCCTTCAAGGACCATGTTTGGCAGGACGTTCAAGAGCTGTTGTCGCTCGCCTGTTGAGAGCGAGGCTAAGGGGGTATATGTTACGAGCATTTGAATCTTATTTGAAAACGTAAACTGGACCCTTGAGGGTGGCTGGATCGAATTTCTTCAGATCATTATTCTCATGTTCAACTTTGTCGTCAGCAGCAGTTTTGCCGAGCTCAATGGTACCAACCACATGGAACGCGCCGAGATTTCGGAATGTCTGGTCATTGTGCCCCATCTTGTCGGTACCGGGTTTTGCAATGTGACCATAGCTGGTCAGGAGGAAAAGCCCCCTCCCATCGCGGGTGCAGACCAAGATTACGCCTTTGCTACCCATCTCTTTACGGATGTCCTCAACGCCGACCTTCGCCTTGTTGTACAGGATCTTTGATGCTGGAAGCAGCGCCCAGGAATTCTGCGGGTACTTGGCCTCTTTGAGCCAAGTACGCCCAATCTTGAGGACTGGCGGATTCATAGCCTCTTCGCTGAAGATCACCTTTGTGAGATGAGTGATCTCTTCACCATTTAGTGAGAGCTCAACGCCACCAGTAATTGGCTCATTGCTCACGGCACCAGGCCAGAATGAGAACTGGCTTTCATTCAGCGCATAGAAGGTCTTTGCCCCAGCGGTGATTGACGATGGGTGCAACGTGATGTTGACCCCATCAACGAGAACAACCTGCACTAGTTCACCTGAGATGCGAGCTTCTTTCTTAATTAAGTTCCTTGGATCAAGCGGATCAGATTCATCCGACTCTTCTTCGTCAGCAGATTCTTCAGGTGGCAGTTCATCGGTGGGTTCTGAAGCGGGTTCTGAAGCAGGTTCCTTCTTGGGCTTTGGTTCATCAGCAACCTCATCCTCAGGAGAACCCTCTTCATCAGGCTCTTCATCAGCGCCAGCAATGGCACCAAGAAAGTCAATGAGCTTCGCCTTCGCGGAGTTCAGAACACGAACCTCAAAGCCAGCAGCCTCGAGATCCTCAACGGCCTTGCCAATTGCTGGATCTTTATCACCAGCGATCATTACGATTGGATGCATTATGCGACCTCCGTGACGCGTGTGATCTTCACACCTGGGTACTTGCTGGCGTACTTCACGTCGAACACATGCCGTGCATGCGCTGCGTCGCGAACTGCCTTGATTTCAACTACCGCTGACGCGCGATGCTTAGCATCTGGATGCTCCTTGCTCGCCTTCTCGTCATCAAAGCTAATCATGACCTTGAACGCCTTGGTGCCAGCAGATTCAGTTAGGCCTGCGATCTCGCGGGCCCGAGTTGCTGCATAGAACGCTTCCATTATGCGAGCAACCTCAAGTGGGTCCTCTTCTTCAGCGACCGCGATCGGTGTCAGCGATTCAGCTTCATAGGCGAGCTTTGCCTTGTCGAGCTTCAGGCGCTTCACCATCTTGTAGTTCATGCTCTCACCACCGATTGGATTTGTGATCCCAACGGTAAGAACAAGGTCAACACAGACCATTGGGTCAGTTGCCGAGTAATTTGAAACAGTTGCTGAGTCAACAGCAACATAGATGTGGTCGACCTTATCAGCACAGACCTCAGCTGGCATCTCGACCGCTGCAGTGACATCATACGACGGCACCGAGCCGCCGATGCCGATCATTGGCATGTTCATGGAAAATTCTTTGAGATCTGACATTTTGGCTCCGAGCAATTCATTCGGTTTATTTAGATCAGTTCGGGCTCAAACTGTAGCAAGAACTTTAGCCCAGAAGATCTTGATCCTGGCTTTGAGCTCATCTAATTTTGGTTCAAGATCAATGGTGAACTCCAGTGGAAAACCAGTCTGCGCCACCATCAAGATCACACCTTGTTTGATGTCTGTGTTGTACAACTCATTGTGCGCCTGCGCATAAAATGCAAGCTGCAGCTCATAGTCCTTGATGTCATCTTTGCTCTTGACCTTGTTCATGGAGGTCTTAAAGTCGATGATCGATGGGACCTGCTTATATTCGCCCACACAGTCTAATCGACCAGCAACTTCAAGGGATGGTGAGTACACCGCCTGTTCTTGCCCCCAAACCTCGTTGATCAACTTCAGCTTCAACTTCAACGCATTGAACGCTGACTTATCTGGGTCGGGGATCTTCTGCCCATTTACAAGCGCGAATGGGTCTTCACCTGCGAGATGTCGTTCAATCAATAGATGAACCATTGTGCCATGATCACATGCCTTCTGCGTAACGGATGCGGCCTTCTCGTGGCCAAGCGACATACGCCAGCTCTCAAGTGAAGCTGTCTTCTCAGCTGGTTCACTGACCCCCAGAATTGTGGTGATTGATGGGAACGCGCCGTGCGGGGTATGATACCACCGCATGCCCTTCACCATCTCAGCTTGATAGTCGGCGTATGGAAATTTGTTCATTAGTCTGTACGGTTCATGCGGCGAAGACGGATCGACGCGGATTTACGGCGTGTCATCTTAGCTTTAAGGGCACGAACCAGCCGCTTCCGATGGGAGGCAGCACGAAGCTTTGCACGTGTGGAACCTGATACTGGCGGTTTATTTGCCGTTCCTGGATTCGCAACAACACGGCCTTTACGCCGTCCTGAAGTCACACGAAAGCCGCGCTTGATCTTAGTGCCAACGCGACGGAACGCCGCGCGAACTCCTTCAATCACCGGTGTTTCGTCGCTTTCAAGCTCAGAGAATGCGTCTACAGGTAGGATAATACCATGCGGATAGGTCTCATCACCTACCCGTGTAAGGATCACGTACTCTCTTTTCGGGGTGCTGACTTGGACTGGGTCACCATGGCTGTCATGCACGGTGCCGTCCTTACCAGAGTTTAGGATCTCGAGGAATCGATCAACCTGATCAGTTGACAACTGTAAAATGAAGCCCTCAGCACTTAGCAACAGCCCACCAGCAAGTTCAGCCACATTCCAGCCGTCAACTTTCTTTGGTGTTCCTAAGGTGCTCACAGCTCTTCAAAGTCATTAAATGGTCGAACGCGACCGTTCTGATCTTCATAACCGCCGAGCCAAACGTCAACGCGCTTCTTGGTCGTTGGATTGTAGACATGCCACTTCCCCTCTTCAGTTCGATTGGGGGTGATCTTGCAGTTCTCAATGTCAAGCTCAGCAGCGAGCGCAGGCTTCACCTGTCCTTTGTCCTTGAACATCTGGATAACACCAGCTTTGGTGTTAGGAAGTTTCACGAAGGCCTTAGCCTCTTGCATAAGTTCAGCTATTTTCATTTCCACCCCTTTGGACGGCCACCAGATTTTAGATTTGCTGAGCGAAGCTGATTCGCGTACTGCAGCGCGGCCTTGTACCCATCCTTGTCATTTGGAAAATACCGTGCATGAATTGTGCCGTCCCATGGCCCATCAACGCTGACCTTCAGATTCTTGTTTCCATCACGCTCTGGGTCAACGCCTAACAACAGCACGGTCTCAGAATGAGTGCCAGCACCGTCATAGAACGCCTTCATTGCCGGTCCGCCATTTGGCTCGAGCACGTCGTGTTCAGTCATATCACTGTCAACGAGCGCCTCAAGCTCGCCAAAGGCCTCAGTCAGAGATTCCTGCTGAACTACTTTTTTTTCGACACGTTTGCCCTTTGAAATCACGTCGAGCAGCTGTTCGATGCGGTTGTCTACCAGCGCGCGGTTCGTCAGTGACTTACCAAAGCCAATCAGCGCAGCGCGCAGATCATTTGGCTTGTAAGACAGGTGTTCCTCAGGAACACCTATTGCCCGGAGCAGTGCAAGTACGTCCTTAGCGAACGGGTCATTCACCGTCACCGCAACAGCCTCATTAAGCTTCACACCAAGGCGGGTTGCTAACATCCGGAGCTGGTGCTCGAGATTTGAATCGCTGTCGATAGTCATTGCGGTCTTGTGTAGATATGGCGCCAATTGACCAGGGCCATCAGTCGTGACCAACGCACGTGGTAGACCCAGTGCGATCATAACCGCTTCGAGCTTCTTCTGCATCATGGAGCCGCGGAGCTTCTTTGACTTCTCAGTGTTCTCCTTAGGAAGTGATTCCTCATCGTTATCAGCTTTTACTCCTTTGACTGGAGTCAGCTTACCAATGGCTTCGTTCACCTCAGGCTTGATTGCAAACCCCTTCGCGGTTGCGAGCGAGGAATAAAACGTATTGAAGGTATTCCGCGCCGTGGCGTTCTTACGCAGCACATCACCGGCGGTACGGATACTGTCAACTACATCAGCTTCCTGATTCAGGAGACGGCCAATAATACCGCACATTGCGAAGAACGCAACGATCTTCTTCTCCAGTGGCCGCTTCAACTGGGACACGAGTGCCTTCTGTTGAGCATCCAGTGGAATGTTCATACCGTCTTTGACGGCATCTTTGTCTTCTGCTTCGAAGAGGCGGTCCAGAAATTTTGATCCGATTGTCATTGAGTTGTCCTTTGCTTGTGGTTGCTTGTCTTCAACAAGCTTTGGAATGTATGTGTACGAGGCGGTTGCACCAGCCCCATTCATTTTTTTGGTAAGCTTCTCAGCCTCGGCACGGGCTTGCTCTTCATTATCAAAGTGAATGACCTCGCCGTCCTGCTTCAATGGCGCCGTCTTTAGCCCAGCGATACCACCTGAAACGCGCTTCATGATCATCCACTTACCGGTGTTACCTTTGTCGATAACCGCCTTAATGTGTTTGCCCATTTCATCGCGAGCTGCTTCAGCCAGCTTTCGAAGACCTTTGAGACCTTCTTCAGTAACTTCAGGTTTCTTCTCAGCCTTCTTGCGCATGACTGGATTACCGTCTTTGTCAAGCTTCTGAGTGCCATCGTCATTAAGAACAGGTTCCATCTCTTCTTCAGGCTCTTCTTCAGGCTCTTCAGGCTCTTCTTCACCTTCAGCTTCGCCTTCAGGCTCTTCTTCACCTTCAGGCTTTGGTGGAATGTCTTCAAAGCCCTCGTCATCAAGTGGGGCTTCATCAGCAGGAATTTCATCTTCTGCTGGGGCTTCTACATCGGCCGCCGCAGCCGCATCAATCTCGGCATCTGGTTCAACCGGCATATCAGCGGTTGCGGTGTCATCACCTTCTTCTTCTGTATCCAGCTCCATATCGTCAATCGATAGATCGGCGTCTGGGTCAGCTTCAGCTTCATCGTCACCCTCAGGGTCTCGTGGCCATACTACATCGACAATGTCGAACTCTTGTGCAAGCTGATTGATTGCTTCTTCTGTGTCACCCTCAAGGCCAAGTAGCTTTGAGAGTGCTTCTTCAAACTTGTCGGCCTCAGTGGCGTTCACGTAGATCTTGATGATGTCGCCATCATCAGTCTCAACGGCGAAGCCCACGCTTTCAACTTCATCGTTCAGATCCTGCGCACGCTCGAGATAATCATTCACATTAGAGCCGGTCACCTGACCGTCTTTATTGATCATGTTCCGCATGAGTGAGAATCCAACGTCATCAGTTGCTTTTGAGACGTCAGTCGTGCCTGCTGAAGAACCATCACTGGTTTTCAGGTCAGTTTGCATTGAGCCTTTGGAGAGTTCTTTAAGGAGTGACATATTAGGGTTTCCGTGTGTCTTTGAACTTCAACAGCTCACGCGCGAACTGTGGATTCTTGTTTCGTTTCATCATCACGGTTTTACGCGCGCCGCCAAAAATTTTGGTTGGGAGCGAGCTAATCGCCCCTGCCGCGGTACCGCTTGACGCGCCGTTCACCGTGGTGTTCACCTCGGTTCCATCGACGGCAGCCTCACCCTCTTCAGAGAGCGCTGCAATTTTCCGTAGAAGTCCTTCTGTCACAATTGGTTCCTTCGCATCTTTCAAGCCGTTCGCAATGACCCTGATCCGTGAAAGCAGTCTGGAGCGCGGAACAAAGCGATAGGCAAATGCCTGCAGCATCTTTACCGCGTGTTTCTGCTCTTTCAGCTCCAATTCGTCGAATCGGACAGACAGATCAAGTAGAGTATTTAGACGTTCAGTGCGTAGCCCGGACAGTTCCAAAAGGCGGTTCAGGGTTCGCTTATGGTCTCCCCAATCAACCTTGACCTTCTTGTCATATGAAAAGTCCATATGCAGGTACTTCCACCAAGGGGTTGGGATCTTCTTCGTGACCCGTGTGAGCTCCGAGATCGCTGATTTCATCACATGTTTCTTCAGGTCTGGCTTACCAGTCCGCCAAATTACAAACCCCCAATGATTCAATGGGCTCATATCGTCATTGTGCGATCGCATCAAGTAGTTCTTGCGGTCCCGAAGGTATCGCATCCCAATCGTATCATCAGCGTGGTAGATGATCATAGCCATCATGACCGTTGACATATATGAATTCACAAGCTGGAAGGTATCCTTGCGCTCGAAATCGCTTGTGCTGATCTCGCCAGTTCTATCTCGGCGCTTCTCGAGCAGCATCTCTTCAGTCAGCCCTTCAGTCTGATGCACAGCACGTGCTGAGTTACCATACAGCACCGCCAGCATCGATGCTGGCGTCTTCGCAAGCTTCAACTTGTCGAACAGCTCAACTAGATTACGACGGGCTTCAGCGAACGACAGCAGTGTCTTCTTGATTGTTTCATCTGATAACCCAATCTCCTTGCCATTCTTGAGCTTTAGACGGTAATTTTCTTTGTTCTCCTTGAAGAACTCGAGCTTCTCATTCAGCTTCTTTGCGGTGTTTGCAGCCAGCGCAAGGATCTTCTTTTTAACGCCAACGAAATCATCAATGTTCAATGACTTTGCGAAGTTCTTGATCGCCTCTTCTGGCGAGCCGCCTTTGAGCGGCTCAAGCAGCTTTCGAACATTTGATGGCTTTGCAAGTTCACGATTACCAAGTGCCGCCGCAATCTCAATGCGCAACGCGCCGAGCAAGCCACCACGGCTCTCGAGCGGCGCGTCCGGGTCAGTGCTGTTCAGCGCTGATTGAACCTCACCACGCATTGACTGATTGAAGCGATTGATCGCGGTGAAGATGTCCTTATCAACAACCTTCACCTGCTTCCCAGTACTTGGATCCCGAAGCACAATGCCTTCGATACCAACATCCTCGTCAGGAGTTATGTCATCAGCCGCCAACCCAGACTTTGTGCCCGCCTTTGACAACAGCGCGTTCTTAATTGGCAGTTTGTATTCAGTTTGGAGCTGCGCAAGAAGTTCAATGCGTGCCTGCTTTATAGCTTCGCGCTCTTCCTTTGGGACGGTGTTCAATGAAAGCGTCGCCAACATTTGATTTGTATATCCAGCGACGGCTGAATCCTGCTTCAGGAATGTCTGAAGTTTCTTGAGCAATGGGTCAACCCCTGACTCATTCTTGAGCTTTGCGGCGTCCATTCGTTGTGCCGCAATGAACTGAAACGACACGTCAGTTTCACGCATCGATAGGTCTGTACCATCAGAGGTGTCAACGAGCTTTAGCTTCGCATCAGCCTGTTGATTCGCCAGCGACGAGCTGAGCTGGTCAGCGATGGTATCAGGCGTATCATTCACGGCGCGCAGGAAGGCGATATAGCTCTTTCCGCCAGCACCGTATGTGACACTATTAGGCTGCCGCCCGAACAGCACCTCGGCCTCAACCATGTCGCCTGGGCGCATTATGCGCTTAATCTCCTGCTCTTTCGACTGCAGGGCAGCTTGCGCCGCGCGGAATTGATTAAATGCTGAAACCTTTGGCCACTCTTCTTCAGAGTATCGGCGCTCAGCGTTACCACGCTTGCCTTCACGAGAGGTAAAGAGCTTCCCATCTTCGTCAATGCCAACCCAGAGATTTGCTCCATCCAACTTTTCCTGTGCGACCATGGTGTTCATGTTCTGCAGGGTGCGGATGAACTCATCGATTGGAAGATCCTCGATGTGAACAATGGATTCGGAAAGTCGGGTCATAGTGCGCATTGGCTATTTAGGCCCGGAAACGATGAAGCCGCCTTGCGGCGGCTTCATATTCTCGAAGAGGCAGCTTATGCGTTCGCTTGGCCTGCAGCAATCACCTCAGCGTCGACGACGGTGGCTTCAACAGGCGCAGCGGCTGTTTCAGCAGCGGCCTTATCAGCCAGCTCTTTCTTCACGGTCTCGCCGATCTGAGCGCTGATGCTCTGCATAGCAGACTGGCACTTCACGACATCGAGCTGAGCCTTCTGGAGGTCGGCACCGATCGCGTTGTAGATGCCAACAGCTTGTTGAACGGCTGGGCTGAATTGGTCGAGCGGGTATGCTTGGCCGTCGAGGGTGATAGTTTGCTTTGATTGTTCCAAGATTAACTCCTATAGGTTGAGATATGTGGTTGGTACCACTGGTATTTAGCGAGATCGAAAAATCACTTTCGTCCCAGCAAATCGGCCAGGCCATCTCCACCCTTGCCAGGTTTAGTGTCTGGAAGGGTTAGCCCTGGTCGACGATGCGGCGCGGTCACAAGTTTTAGCCCCAGGTCCGTGACCCGTAGACTGTCAGCATCCCATGCCATGGTGACCTTTTTATTCACGGCATTTGAATTTCGAGCTTTTAGGAACTCGAATCGATATTCACCAGCGGCATCCATCGCCTCATCCTTCACGACCGCGATCACGAGATCGGAGGTGTTGATCTTTGAGATGCCGCCCTGGATGTGCGCTTGATCCAATGACTTCTGCTCACGGGTTGCTTCAATGGCGCCGCGCCCAAGTTGTGATGCGCTGATCATCAGACAGTCGAAGTCAAAGCCGATTGCACGGACCTCTTCAGTCACGAACTTGTCCTTGGTGAACATGTTCGAACCATCATGCTTTTGGATTGACGACATCAGGTCGATGTAGTCAACGATCACAAAGTCTGGCCGGAAGCCGTGCACGGCCTCTAGTTCACGAAGGTATGAGGCGATATGATCTGCCGTGGTGGAGCCTTCGCGCATACGCTTGATGAACAACCGACCGGCCTCCTGCTCCTTGAACAGCTCAACCTCTTGGCCTACCTTAAGCTTGTTCATGAAGATGTTCTTGCCCGAGATTCGGCTGATCATTGAGTCAAGGCGCTTTGCCACGACACGATCACGCATCTCCAATGTGATGTACACGCCATTCAACCCACGTTTTAAGAGGTTAAAGCCAATGTTCAACATCACGACGGATTTACCGCCACCAGAATTCGCGGTGATCAGCACGAGCTCTTGTCGGCCAACACCACCACCGATCATATCGTCAACTGAGCTCCATCCCAACGGGATCAACACCTCAAGTGCTTCACTCTCTTCAAGGCGTGCAACGGGATCCAAGAAGTACTCGATGCCGAGATCAGAGTGCAGCTGAACCTGTGATGCAAGCTTGATCTGCTCGACCATCTTGCCGAAGTCACCCTTCTCCATCAAGGCTGGTGCCTTCAGCACGGCCTCAGTGACCGCTCGAATCTGACAGAACCCAGCGATCTGTTCAGCTACGAAAGCAAGATCCTGCAATGGGAGCTCCTGTGCATCGACCTTGAGCTTCGTACCGGCTGCAAACACCTGAGGTGATGGCACCCCGCGGTGCTTGTAGTAGAACTCCTTCATGAACTGCACGCCCCCTTGGAGACCACCGTCAAAGTATGATGGCTGCACCAGATGTTGAACACGTGCAAACAGCGATGGGTTCCCCAACATTGCGTTTATGTATAGCCGTTGTGCGGCATCATCGACCATGAACTCACTCATCAGACACCTCGCCTGAAATGAGCTCTACTTCGGCAATGTTCCCGAAGTTAGCATCACCTGCCTTAACAGCGTCATCTCGTATCTTTGCGGCAATCTCACCCGCGCCCTCATATGAATCTGCGGTGATCACAAACCCAAGTGTTATTCCAAATTCTGCCATCTTATCTCCTCATCTTTGCCAGTGCCATCTGCACACCAAGCTGTAGTTGTGATTGTAACGTGGTACCTTCAGCTGTTCTCAGTCCTGTTGGGACCGTCATGTTCTGAAGTAGGGTCCAGATCGTGAACAGCTTTCCGAACTTCTGCACGCTGTCATTTACATCGCTCGCACCTGTTGGCGGGAACGTGATCTCCCAGCCATGGCTCAGTGCGAGTTGGGCAAGCCGCCCACCATTGTCATCACGGTCGATCACGACCGCTCGTCTTCGCCGCGACCGATTTAGAATCTGCAGCTTTGACTCATTGATCTCCGACCCAAGCAGTGCAACACCATCACATGATGCAGCATCGAAGATTCCCTCGGTGATAAACAGCGGCGCATCGTAGTTCATACGAAGATTATCGTACCCCCACATCACCGCATCTTTGTTCGTGCCTGGCGATAGGTACCGCGGTTTGGTGTTCCCAAGCGTACGCGCCTGCCAATAGATGACCTTCCCATCACGCATGCACGGGAGGATCACGCGATTGAGAAACCGAGTGTCAAGACTGAAGTGCGCATTCAGTTTTTCTGGATCCAACCCTCGGTGAACGATGTACTCGGCGAGCGGAAGCTGAAGGTCCTCATTATGCGGGGCGCCAATTGGATATGATTTCGGTGGAAGCGGAACCTCGGGGGTGAACAGCCGAACCTGTGGCTTCATTGAAGCTGAGGTAATCTCCTTTGGTTCTTGGCTCTGCACAAAGAACGCGGAACCAACGACCTCGTTGATCTTCTCTCGTGAGATTCCGAATGCCTCAAGGACCCGTTTCATCGAGACCGACATGTCGGTCGTGCGCTCCTCGTACAACGACTTCGTATGGCAGTTGAAGCAGTTGTAGATCACCATGTCACCGTCGAACTTAAACCCAGCACGTTCAGAGTGATCATTGCAGACCGCGCATCGCAGCCCTCGAAATCCCGTGCTGGATTCTTGACCCAGGTGAATGTTCGACTCGATTAAGTCACGAAGAAGCTTCTGTTGCATTATGTCTTCAGTTGGAGTATCACCAAAAGTATTAGCGGACTGAGGCAGATGACGAGGATCGAGCACGCCCCAAACCAGCTGAACTGCCCGTTCGCTTCATCATCGTCACTGTTCTTACGTTCATAGCCCATATCAATTCCTGCGCATCTGCGCGACCTCAATTGCCGCCTCTTCATTGAAGATCGGCACCATGTTCGACTTGTGCATCGTGGCGATCCCAATGATCTTGTTCCCTGTGTAGATCTTTGGTGGGGCCTTCGTTGCTGGCCCCATCATGCAGTTTGGATTAGATCGAATCCGAGGAGGAACTTCGACCGGTTTGGGTGCCTGCGCTTTGACCTTGATACCAAACGCGCACGCACCCCGCTCCAACGGCTTGGCGTGCTTAGCAAGCATCGCAGCCCAAGATCGTTCAAGCTCGACTCTCTTGGCTTTTGGGTTATCGCACTTTGGGGTCTTGTGTTTCATAGCTCAATTGTAACAATTGGGCCATGACGTGCGTCCCTGCAGAAGGTCCGGGATCAGATGATAGGTTCCATAAACAAAAATGCCCGGATGAACCGGGCATTGTCTGGAGGGCCGAGGATTATGCCGAGGTGCGTTCGTAAAGGGAGCACGACATTGGGTTGATTCCAACATTCGCGCACGTATGTTGCGCAACCCAACCTTTGGCCATTTAAGGTGCGGGTGGGAATTCTTCTTTACATTGTTTGCAGCGTTGCAACCAACCATCTTTATCCCGCAGTGGTTCGTTGTTAAACAACATGCAAACAGGACGTGTACCAAAACCCATTGCACCTTGCCAACGACAAAATACACCGGGCTTACTTGCACAGGTTTCTTTACCATGTTCAAATTGAATTGTGCTGATCATTTTTGGCTCTCACTCCGTAGTCAGTCGAACGTGGCGTTATCAGCGATGTGATCAGCCAGCGCGTACAAAAGTGTGCGGACCCGCTCCTTGCCCATGCGTTCGTCTGAACACGTGATTTCGTCAGTTTCGCGATCATAGCTGAAAGCCAACTGGCCAAAGCCGCAACCTTGCCATTGCCAATCGAAGTACGCATTAGCACTGTGAATTCCTGCGATCAGGGGCGGGTTCTTCGCCATGATCTCCTTCCGCTCTTCTGGGGTCAGGCGCAGAATTGAGCGGGGCGCGGGCACCTCTTGCTGCATCTTGAAGCGCATCCCAGCATAAACCGCGTTCACCACATCAACTCTAGCAATGTGTTCATCGTTGAAATTATCAGCGATCGCCTCGGCGAAGTCGATTTCAGCAAGTGTTTTTGGATCGATGGCACCAGCATCTGCTTCAATTACATCTTCCCACTCACCCATCGTATTCAGCCGCTGAATCACGTGCCGTTCTTTGATATACCGTTGCAAATTCTTCGGGGCTTCAGCACCTTCACCGGTCAGCGGGATGCGCATTGTCATAGCTTTTCCTTGTTGATCTTTTTGGGCTTTTTGGCATCGATGTTGGCAAGCGCGCATAACGCAATGCCTGCGAAGTCATACATTTTGCTGCCACCTTCAACCCAGAAGTAATTGGCAGTGTTCACAACACCGCCACCTGCTGCGTCTTCAAAGAGCGACAGCTTCCCCTGTTTCTGACGGCACGATGCTGCGGCGGTGGCGTATACGATCATTGGTTCAAATACGCCATTTTCCACGTACTGAAAAGCCGCGGCGTAACGGGGCACTCCATCATTGCCCACGTTCTTGACGAGAGATTGCGCATCCACCATGAGCCGTAGCCCACCCGTTGCAGACTCACCAATCATGACCATATTTGCATTTGCCAATGCAGCCGTAAACACGAGACTCATTGCAATAAGAGTTTTTTTCATTTTACACTTTCTAAAGTTGGATCAAAACACATCTTCACATCTTCACATCTTCACATCTTCACATCTTCCCACTGCGCCGGGCACTTGCTAGCTTCTGTTCAACACCTATTGCGTAGTGGAAGTCGGCGTTGTTTATTGCCTTCACGCCACCAGGCCCGCGATTATACGCGTTCACCAGCTCACGACCTTGAAAGCCGTACGTGAGCTGCAGCAGCCGCAGGTATTTTGACGTGCACTCAATGTTGAACGCGTGGTTCAAGATCAAGTTCGCTTTCAGTTCATCATCGGTGCGCGTCTGGAACTTGTACTTCGCCCAAAGTGCAGGCCACTTCAACATCACATCACGGACAGCGGACAGCTTCAACTGCCCAAGCCCAAAGTACTCGTCGCCTTTATTTCCGGCGACCTTGTACGATGCCATGCCACCCGCCTTGGATTCTTGGAGCAGCACACCCTGCACGAGCTCGGGGTTCTTGTGCCCGTCGGCCTTTGCCTGCTCATATGCCTTGTTCAGAATCAGATGTTGAGATGTTGAGAGATCGCCAGGAACTACGACGGCTGCCTGCCCGCCGAGAATGACGTTCGATTTTTCGGCCAACACGACGTTTGCGGTTGGTTCTGGCATCAAGAAATCAAGCTTCAAGACGGCAGCGGTAACAAGAGAAAGTACAACCGCAAGGGCTGCATGGATCTTGTACATTGGTATCTCCTTAGTGATAGTTCAGCGGGTTCCCCCGTCTATTCTATGGGTCAGAGGTAGGCTCATTATACAGAGCGTTTAATTAACGGTGTTTCTCCTGTTCAGGTTAACAAAAAAGGTCGCCGAAGCGACCTTCTGCTTGCGCCCAGATGAATTACATCTGTGGACGTTCACCCGCAACCACGGCGCCACGTGGGTCCGAGAACTGCGAGCCAATTTGCTTGCCATCATCCAGGTCGAGTTGAATAGTAGCCAAGCCGCCGCCAACAACCGCACCACGTGGACGTTTAATCTTCACGTAGTTTGTATGGAAGAAGTCCAATGCGTTCATGCCATTGTTCAACTTGCCTTGTGAGAGAAGTTCCCACAGCGGATATTTGTCTGCGTGCACACTCGTGACCACCTTTTTCAGACGGCCTTTGTCAATCGGGTGAAGCCGATCAACTTGAATGCCGAAGATCGTGCCATCTGTCGTTTCCATGACGACTGCAATCTCCTTCAGGAGACCATCGTCGTTCCAGTCAATGAGGAAAACGTGGCGGAGATCAGTCGCGCGCTTTTCGATAACATTACGTGTTGCCATTCTATGCTCCTTGTATGGGTAATCGTGAACGATTTACCAGGGCAGCAACAGCTGACCTGAACCCTTTGTGCGGACGAAGCCGCACTTTATTTACAAGGCCCGGCCGAAAGCACCTGCTAGGAGCTTTTTACCTCGGGGCTACCCATTGGAAACATCCCAAGTTTCTCAAGAGTCATTGAGCGCTCTGATGCCACACGGAGCAATGGAATTAGCTTCTTAAACTCTGATGGAATATATGGCACGGCCATACCTCCAACTTCACACCACCTGCCATCTTTGAAAAGCTGCTCAGACCAAAATCCCTCTTTGCCGAGCGACAGCCAGACCAAGCACCCTTCTTCCGGATCAACTGGCAGCTCTTGAACGAAGTTACTCATGACCGATGTCCGCTCTCAAATGCACGCTTCGTGGCGTCCTTCATGATGATCAAATCAATCAGCGTGATGTTGTATCTGGCAGTGTACGCCTCAATGGCGCCAAGCATGTCGCTCAGCTCTTGAAGAACCATCACCGGGTTCTCCTGTGCTAGGGCATCCTTCGCCTCGAGGAACTCCTCCTCGATCTTGGAGAACTCGCCGAATACACCCCGTTCAATTTCAGCTAGATGGTAGCTCATTATGTAGCACCTCAAATGCAATGATGTTCGCTTTGGCCCTGACTTCATAAAGCTCTCGAGCCAGATCAGTGTGATACAGATGTGGACGGCAGTTCAGCAACCGAGTTAAGAATGTGGAGCATGCACGCAGCGAGGTCTCATTCACCTCGGCATTGTTCTCACGGATGATCTTTTCCTGACTATCAATGAACTGCAGCCACGGCGCCGCCAACCCACCAAGATCCGCGTCCATCAAGATCGCTTGATCACCTGATTTTGGCAGCGCTGATAGGTGCTCATCGATGCAGGTCCCAATGATAAGCACCATCGCTTGATCCACATCCGCTTGCTTCACCTTAGACCGCAAGGTCTTGTGCGTGCTGAACAACGCCGCTGCCGAGGCGTGTTCATTCAGCGCCTTCTGAACTTGATCAGCGCCAGGAAAATAAATGGCGTCGTGCCACACGCCAGCAAGAACAAGTGCATTCGACGGCTTTTCACAGAGTGTAAAAATTTGTCTGACTACATCATTGGCGTGATGATCGTAATTGTGATATTCACGGGGGTTCATATTATAGAACCGCTCAGCCGCGTCTGTTAGCTCAATCATGTTGCGCTTCTCTTTTCTGCACCTTGTAAACGGTAAGCCCACGACGTTTATCTTCTGCAATAGCCTCTTCGCAGTAGAAGAATGTCCCCCACCCTGAAACAGCGACTTCGGATACTTCTCCGACGTGCTTTTCACATGTCCCTTGGCAGGGTTCTAGTTTAGTTTTTTCAATCATGCTGCGTTCTTCGCCATTGTAAATCGGGGTTCAGCCAGCCCAGTGCCGTACACCCAGGTCAGGAAGCTCGTCTTTCGTAACCCATATGAACCGAGCTCAATGCCATTCAGCTCGATGTCGCACCCCACCGCGGTTTCAACTACGCGCAGCACCCCCGTTGGGTGCTCAGTATGGAAGTACTCCAACGCATCGCCTATGATCTTCTTGACCATCTCGATAGACGGATCATCGGTGATGATCAGCTCGTTCTTCATGAAGTACTTCGTGTGCGAGACATCGAATGGCTCATCACGAAAACACGGCGTAATCGCTTGGAATTTCCCAGGTGGCAAGAACCCCTTTAGGGCGAGGTACAGAAATCCTTGCTCACCCGAGGCAACAAGCACTTTATTCTTGCTGTTTATCAAGTACTCGCCAGCACCTGGCGGCTTCGTGATATTCGACACCGCTTGGGTGACGGTCCAAGGCACCTCAACGTGAGTGTACCCAACCTTCTCGTAGTGCTCGACTGATCGCCCAAGCCGGGCGTAATCAATCATATGCAGCTCGCTTGAAGATCTTCACACGATATCCTTCTTTTAGCTCGGACACATGCAGGTAGTACCGAGCATGGACCTTCTTCTTGTATTCCTTCATCACCCGCACAACATGCGCCCAGTCATCAAGCTTCACCTGATGCACGAGCTTATCGGCAGTCTTAGCAATTATACGATCGATCTCGTTTAGGTATCGACCCTCGGCGGGATCGGCCGAGAACGGTCTTTTGTCTGGGAACCGCTTATCAAGCTCACCTAAGAGATGAGTGAACCGAGAAGACGGGGTACCTGGAGTGTTAGGGTCCGTTATATTCATACCAGTTGCTCACGCAGTTTCTTGACCATGTCTTTTCGCTTCTTCGTGTTCCGACCGCTGTCGTCAACGACTTCAATGCCGAGTGCAGCCAAGAACCCATTCATGTACTCGCCACGCCAGTTCCCGTCATTCAAGCACCAACCGCCGAGGAGTTCACCGTCTTTGTTGAACATCCCCTCGATCTCACCTTCATCGTCACCACCCTCATCAAAGATGTGATAGATCTTAATCAAAATGATAGCCCTCCAAGCCGCTCAGCGAGCTGTTTGACCTTTGAATTTGCTGGAACCGTTGATGGTGACTTCCCGCTGAACATCGGCACAAAGTCCGTCGAGCGCTCAGCGATCTGTTGAAGCTTGTATGTGCCAAGGAACTTCTGGAACTGGAAGAAGTCGAACTTCCCATGGTTCTCACTTTCATGCTCGATGACCTGGGTGATCAGTGCCTGAATCTCAGGTGGCTGCCCACGGAGGTTCATCAACAGATCATTCTCCACGTACATCTTCTCGACAGACATCATGCGCTTATCGCCTGACTCGGGGTGGATGAACTCCCATGAGCTATTCATCAGGTTCGTCATCTCGAAGTCATCGGCCGGCACCCCATTTATGCCGTACGCCTTCTGCAGCTTGGTCTTGCGAACGCGCGGCAACCCAGGGAGAACGTTGTCGCCTGCGTCGCCACGGAAACACTTCTCAAACATGAAGTACCCAGCATCATCAACCCCACAGACATCCAACAAGGTCCGCGGTTTGCCATCATCTGGGTTGATCAGCGAGATCAGCGGGTTACCAAGGAACTGCACGAAGTCCTTGTCACCAGACAAGATTGCAACCTCATCGCCCTGCTGAGCAAAATGATGCGCATAGCCACCGATCAAATCATCGCCTTCAAGACGTGGGTGCACGAGTGTCACGATGTTCGTATGCTGCCGTGCAAGATCTTCAAAGGCCTTCATGACCTCAAACAGAACAGCCATGCTTGGATCAGCAACACGGTTTCCCTTGTACAGCCGCTGAGAATAGCACTGATCAGAGCGGGTGTATTCTTTCCGCCAGTTCTGCTTTCCTTCGAACACAATCGCGAGCTTGTCTGGCTTGATGTTGTTCCAGTGCTTGCGCAGCGACATCAAGCTCATATGCAGCCCGAGACCAGCTGAATCAGTCGCATCAGCCGGGCCGTACCGCTGTTGAGCGCTCACTGATCTCCAAAATAAATTTGAGACGTCACATACCATTCGTTTCATAATTCAAGCCTCTTCAATTGTCACGCCACTATCAAATGACACATATGCACGAAGCTCTTGGGACATCGCGTCATGCACGATCTGCGCATTACCCCGTTCGCACACATCACGAGCGGCCTTCTTTGCCAGCTCTTTAATCTTTGGCATCACGACATTGGTGAGCTCCTTGACGATCGCCGCTTCAAGCTCCAGCTGAATGCCGTTCTTAATGGCCTTCGCAAAATCAGCTGAAGTTAGATCTTTAAATGAGATGCTCATCGTGCTACTCGATTTGTAGCAGCGGTCAAGGTTGGATGATTGTCAGACTGAGCCGCATCGCCATCACCACCTTCATCAGCAAGATCCTGTGGTTTCATCTGGCTGGCATAGAAGAACAGCTGCACGGTGTCTTGTTCATTCTCGGCTTGGAACCCAAGACCGTTAATGCGGGCAATGAAGGCTTTGTTCCAGTTGAACTCGACCTTGATCTGTCCATCAGCAGGGAAGTCCTTGATCTCGAACATGGCCCATGGCTGATCGCTTGCCTCCATCGTTGCAAAGAACCGATCGCGGTCGGCTAACAGAAGCTCAGCATCCTGGCGCTCAGCCGATCGCTCACTGGAGAAGAGCCGTTTAAACCAGTTCACCATTTGCCTGCCCTCTCAACGGCCTTCAACGATGGTTGAATGCGCGCAATCTCAGGTTGTACCGCCTCACGAAGACGCGCTGCTACGTTGCTGTCAATCAGCACATCAACGATTGCCGAGGTCGCCGTGACGACATCAGTTCTTGCCAAAGAATCGAACGTGATCGAGGCAGTTGAGCGCTTGCCGCCGAATGAAAGCGTAACACGCACCTCCTCGGTGCCGACTTCAGCATGGCACACTGGCTCCCATTTGTCAGCGATAGCTTTGTACCTTGCGGCCTCAGATAGCGCGTGTTGCAGCTGAGTTTCCAAGCTTGCAACGTTCTCGCTGCGGTTCTTTTCCATATCATCCATGATTAATCTCCAATTTGTACGCGTGGGATTGCGAGCACATCGTGCCCAAAGATCTTCATGCCAACGTTCCCCGTTTTCATGACGACAAGTTCAATGCTGTCTGAGTCCTTGACCATGTGTTCCAGCAGCTGGAGGAACACACCACCCGAAGACACATCGAATGGATTCACAATTGGATATGAGTCCTCAACGAACATCGCGGGGGTTTCCAGATCAATCTCGAATCGGTCCATGGCTGCATCAGCGCATTCAATATGCACCGCGCCATCACGCTTGATCTGGAACGTGAGCTGATCGACAGAGAGGGTCTTAGCGCCCTTTGCCAGGAGTGCTACCTCGGGTCTGGTGAACGTCACCACTGCCCCTGGTTCGTCGTTGTTCGCCTTTGGGTATGTGATCAGCTTCTCGTCAGTACAGCGGAATTCAACCTTACCGCCTTTACCACGAATGGTAAGCTTTCTGACCTTATTCGCATCGTTCACATCAAGATCAATCTCAACGAGCTCACCGAACATTGCAATTCGTTTCTCAAGCTCAGGCACCCGTGAGATCCCCATGCTGATCACAGGATCAATTGAGAGCTTCAGCTCACTCACAATTGCGGCGTTCCGTTTATCGCCAAGACCCCGAAGCATACCTTCAGAGATCACAACGGTGTCGAGACCGGCAAGTTTGCATGCTAGGAGCGCAGCACGAAATTTAGGCAGATCAGCTTCAGTTAGTTTCATATGATGATTGTAAACAAATAGGAGTAAAGGGCATTTGGCTCTTGGGTCAGAATGTGAAGGAGCTTTTCAGGTGCGCCATCTGCAGGGTTGGGGTCTCATATCCAAGGGCCTTGAAGATCCCTGAAACCTTGCTATCGATCATCTTCTCTTCGGTCTTTCGTAGATCGACCGCGAAGTTCTCGACGAACCAGTCAGGGAGGTGCTGCATGTCAGGTGGAAACCCAATTGAGTTGATCCTGTATGCGTTGTCCTTCAAGTACAGAATCGCGGCTTTGTCACCCGCCTTCAGCGGTTGCATTCCACCTGCATCGAAGAGCTCAAGCATCTCGTTGAAGTTTATCGCGGAACGAACGTGACCTGGGCAGTGCTTCATCTTTCCATTATTGATCTTCTCGGTGCGCTTGTACTCAGCGTACAGCGCGTCCAAGTTGTTCACCTGCTTCGCGGTTGCAAGCTCAAGCACATCCTTCGCGTCGCCGATCAACGATCCACGATGTGCATTTATGAACTCCTCCATTGCGGCGTACGGTTTACCGGTGAGTACCAGGTCCATCAGATCCTTCAAGAAGTCCTGCACCACCTTTGGCGTGTCAGCTTTCTTGATCTCAGATCCCATGGACTTCAACTTCGGCTTTGACCGCAGATCATACCCATCGAGATTGACAACACGCAACGTGTACTTCTTCTTAATGTGCATGAACAGTCCACGCTCAGCTACGACTTCACGAGCGCCTTTGATCAACAGCTCTCGACCGCCTGTACAGTTGAATGCCTCTTGCATAAACGCTGGGAATGTCGCGTTCGTTTGCGTTGCAATCTCATCAGCTAGCGCAACCGCCTCGTCGTAGTCTGTTCCGTACGTTAAGAAGTAGCACGAGTCAGTATCACCATAGATGATTGCTGGGCACTCTGTGAACCATATTGCACCGGAACCGACATCAACCTCGGCGTTCTTTTCCTTGCTGAACTTCCGTGTCCATTGCTGCTCTTGCGGCAGATTACGGAGCGCTTCGAAGTTCTCAGCTTGGAGCCACTCACCGTACAGCTCGCCTGATTCAAACGACCCAGCGCGTGTGCTCTTGTTCTTGAAGTCACCATAGCGCTTCTCGAACGTGCATTTGTTCCCAGTTGCAAGGGTCCCAATCGTCTGCCCCATGTGCTTCGTGATCTGGCGACCAGTGCCAGTAATTGACGCACCGATTTCGCGACGACCGAAACGGAAGGCTTCATTCAAGAGCGCACCATATGCCGAGTTCAGCTGAATCTTCTTCGTGAGCTGAAGCAAATCGTAGTGATCTGCTTCAGCTTGCTTTGCTTTGATCTGCTCCCACTCTTCTTTTGTGTACAGTTTCCCCCCGTCCAGAATCAGATCTCCGGATTTCAACTGCTTCTTAATTTGTGCGAGGTTCATAGTTGATTTGGCATTCCATCGTCGTCGTTATAAATTGACAGTCCTTCGTCTAATTTTGATGATGGATCATGATCAGCCATTTCCTTGATAAGTAGCCCTGCGGGGGCGGGAATACCCAAGGTTGCCTTGAGCGTCTTAACCTCCGCAATCGCGGCTTTCTTACTGGCCTGTAGCCGAAGCCGCTCATTGAACCAATATGTCAGGGTGTCCGCAACGATTCCAGGTTTGTTCTGATCGAAGATCGTGCCGAACCCAGAGATTGCATAGTTCTCGGCTCGTAGGTACTCGAACCACTGAGCCCCAGTAGCCGTGATGCTCTCATGGGAGATCACGGCCTCCCATGGATTGTCATCTCTGGCACGGATACCTTCCCATGCACGCTCTTCATCAACGAACTGCCCAACGAAGGTTTCAATCGACATGTTCAGGGCGCGGGCGGTGCTTGGGTACAGCGAGGTAAGATCGATTGAACCAATCCATTCCCATAGACCTGCACGAGGTGTCATCACCACGGCGCCTTCAACCTTCTCATTCAACTCGCCCGACATGTTCTTGTCGCACACGATCAAGTTGTGCGCGTTGTGCGCACGATTAATCATCCCAGTCTCAACGTATCGGACGGTGCCAAGAATTGCCATGAACGGCACGGTGTTCTCATGTGCCATCTGGTTCACAAGCTGCATGAGCTTGAACTTCATATCCAGCTGCACAAGCACCTCAACGTCGCGGGCGTTATACGTGATGAAATGTGCGAAGTCGTTATGGTACAGCTGCTCCAACGTACCTGGATAGTCGAGCTTCGGAACGTCAAGCTCCTCAGCCGCGATGTTCGCGAGTGAGTATGAGACCCGCCCTTCAAACGTGAACTTCTTGAAGAGATCAAGATAGTCAAGGTGTGTTCTACCGTACAAAGTGAACGTGATCGCGGGCGATCCAAATCGATTCACGATTCGTTCAGCAGGGGGTCGTGCCCCCTTGAATGACATGTGCCCTGGACCCTTCTTACCAAGGACTCGTTCAAGTCGCTTGATGATGTACGGGTTGTCGAAGAACTCAGAGTTCCAGCCGCTGATTATGTCGGCATCCTCGATATCACCGAGCATATACAACAGCAGATCACGCTCAGTCTTACAGATCGTGACATCGGGTACAAAGTCCAGCTTGTGCTCTTTCCAGAGTCGCTGGACTTCAAGCTGCAGCGTAGCCTCATCACCCTTCCAGGTTTTTGGTGGCACCGCGTACGTCAGGTACTTACCTGTCCATGACTGGAAGATCGTGATCGCGTTTATCGGGGCGTACGGATTCTCTGGCGAGCTCCAACCAATCTTCGAGGAGTAATCAACCTCGATGTCGAGGAACGCGTAGTTCACGACTGGTGTTGGGCGCCCGTAGTACGCCTCCATCAGCAGTCGGGCCTCGGGCTGGATATCGCTTTCATACTTGATGCGATGGCGCCGGGCTTCAGCCGTGAACTCATCTTTCGAATCGAACACGAACTTCTTGAGCTTCACCCCATCAATTGCGGTATGCTCACCCTCATCATCCGGCACGTAGAAGTACCGTGGGGCATCGTGCATTACGACGCGTCGTTCACCCCCACCAATTGGGCGCTCCCAAACAAGAATCTTGTCGGAGTCCCAATCGTGTGTTGAACTAATGTACGAACTTGCTAAATAGTTCTGATCTTTAGGAGTATTTGATGACATTTCAGGCATATGTATATTGTATTCGTAACAAGCAAACTGGCGAGTTCTATTATGGGTCCAGGTCTGCTAACATCCGTAAGAAGCGAACTCCTGAGCAAGATTTTAGACATCACTATCAGTCCTCCAGCACTATTATGAAGCGCAATATTTCCGCATTTGGGATCGAGGCATTTGAGTGGCAAATCATTATGACTGGAGAAACACTAGACTGCTATTGGGAAGAACAGCAACTGATTAAGGGGCACCGGTTAGATCCACTATGTCTCAATCGCCATTTTATTGACCCAGCCGGCGGTATCGCTTTTTGCGTCGCTGGCAGGCCAAAATCCTCGGAGCACCGTGCCAAAATCGGGGCTGCTCAGAAAGGTCGCCCACGATCAGAGCAAGAGCGTGCAAATCTCAGTAAAGGTCAAAAGAATAAAGCACTGCCATCTGCTGAAACGTGTGCCAAGATTTCCGCTGGCATGATGGGTCGCCCGGTTAAAGATGAAACCCGGGCAAAACTAAGGGCTGCGTTTACTGGCAAACCACGATCAGCCGAGACAATCAGGAAGATGTCTGAAAGCCGCAAGGGGATCCCGTTGTCACAAGAACAACGGGATCGGCTCGTTGCACTGCATACTGGAAAACCGCTGTCTGAAAAACATAAAGAGAGTCAGCGTGCAGCATGGCAGAAGCGCAGTGAACAGGGGCTAAGCTTGCCAAAGATTACATGCCCACATTGTGGAAAAACCGGAACAGCAGGGAACATGAGGCGATGGCATTTTGACAACTGCCGCCAATGACACTGTCATTTTTTGGTGCGTGCCTCTTTAGCGGCGTTGTGCTTTATAAGCCAGCGACCGAACGGTTCCCACACTGGGTCGTTCTCGTCAACTGGATCATAATAGACCTCCTCGCCGTTTTCCATTGTGTAGAAAGAAGGCCCAGTGTAATCGTGCCAGCTCATCCACACATACCGGTTTCCAACATGAAGCCGGATCTGATCGTTCACACAGACAAAGCCCATGGAACGATCATCACCAAATCTAATGCAGGTCATCGATTAGTCGTCGAAGCCAGGGGCATCGTCAACCATGCCACCGAGGTTCATCACGGTTTCAATCAGTGTTTCAAGTTGATCAACGTTCTCTTTGCGAGCGGCGTAGTCGTTGTTGAACACCATGGCCACGTAGTAGTTGAACAGCTTTGGGTTCAACGCCACATCGTTCCGGGCCACGTCGCGAAGATCCTTCATCGCCTGTTGTTCGGTGTAGATTCGTTGCTTGCAACGCACGGCCTCATCGACCAGGTTGTTCAGCTTTGCCTTCATGGTGGGATCACGCATGATGTCTTGGATGCTCTTGAACTTCACGTTTGGTTTGTCAGCCGCACCGGCGACAGCAAGGGGATTGCGCATAGGAAACCTTTGTAGGTGTGTTGATACAGATGTAATTGTAACGTAACACCAAGCCCCGTGCAACCCGCCTATGGGTCAGGGTCAGTTCAACAACACGGAATCTCCAGGGATCTCCAGAAGCTGTGTGAGCGCAATGGCTAGGATGTTCCCAGTTCCACCCTTCTTTGCCTCGTGCAGGATCTTGTCGTAGATCCAAAGCTTCGCAACCTCATTCGTCTCCCAATCCTTTGAGATCGTTTCTTTCCCGGTAAATCTTGGGTTGATCTCAGCCACCATCTTGTACTTCTCGCCTGAAACGGCCAGATTAAGCGTTCCTGTAATCTCACCGACTAATCGATTAGCTGAGTCAACAGCCTCCTCAAGCTTATCAAATTTTCGCGAGGATAACACCATGTCCTCAATGCTTGGAAATACCAGGTTCATAGGCGATGGTTCCACCGAGCTAAGCTTGATGTTCATCGCGTACTTATAAAGTGTAGGAGAGATGGTGGTCATGAGATAAGAACCTGATGGTCAATGAGCTCGCGCATTGTTGGGAGCTCGAACTGTTTAAAGTTGATTGCCCCGTCAACTACATCGGGATAGTCCTCAATGCTGAGCTTGATCGATGCGCTGACGTATGGGCTCGCAAAACCATCAATGGCAGTTAGATCACCATCATGATCTAACTCTAGCTTTGTTGAAAGCTCTTCACCCTCGATTGGCAGATAGATCGGGTTGAACTTCATCGTGTGATCATACTTCTGTCCTTCAAACAAGGAACGCACCGCGGCGTCGAGCTCATTCGTGGCCTCTATATCAGAGCCAAGATCAAGTGATGTCACAATAATCTGTTCAACGTCAACTGAGCTTGGCGACATGAGCTTTGCGAGCTTCTTTGCCGCTGGTTCTTCAAATAGCACCGTGTAGAATGCAGGAGTGCCTGCAGGTGGGACGATCATGCGTCAGGTCCAATCGTGATTGAGCTGTCAATTTCACCAGCGTCGTTGTTTCCTGATAGCCCCGTACGAAGTAAAGTAGGGGTGTTGTACCGAAGAACCTCGAGCGGTGGGAACACATCCAGCACCGAAGCGGTTGTCACGAGAAGCTGCCGCGCCCCGTCATAGAACTTAATCACCAGGTAGTTCGCGGTCGAGGTCAGCATCGAAAGTGGCGCCCAACTACCACGCGTACGATCCACTGCAGTATGCAGCTTTGTACGTGATAACAGAATGGCAGATGACGCTGGTGGCACAATGGCGGTCGTATTACCTTGTACAACCATATTCGCCACTGCAGGGTCAAGTCGAAGCTTCACATCAACTGGCGTGGTTCCAACTTCAGTAAAGTCACAGTAGAACAAGCTCCAACGATCGTTCAACTTTTTGATGCCATCTACGCCTTCCCATGCACCAGTCCCAACACGTGAATCATCGGCAATCATGCGAACGAGCGGAAGGCTTAGTGTTGATAGGGTGGCCGCCTTGGTCACGATCACATCTACTTGTGGTGCTACACCCGTGACCACCGTGTTGAACAGCACACTGTTCGGTGGCACCGGCGAACCAACGACCCCATCATACAGCTGGTATTCAGCAGCGCCTGTTCCACGTACGCGTTTCACCCCGTCAACATATACCTCGACCTGGTCAGGATTTGCGCCGGTGATCGTGTACCGTAGCACCTTTTTCGCCACTGCATCTTCAACACCATTCACAACCGCGAATGAACCCGTCTTACGGTACGTGTACTGGCGATAGTCGCGAGCTTGTTGCTGTTCAGCAATCAGGTTCAGGGTTAGGGTGCAGGTGTCATTAGGCGTAAAGCCAATTGCAGAATCCTGAATAGCTACGATCAGCTGTCTTGTTCTGCCGGTGCTTGTGTCGTACAGCACGTCCGCCATTAGCGGTGTAGGGCCAACTGGCGTTGAAGAACGCGCGTACCAATTTTGAAGCCCAATCGGAGGAACCCCGATCAGTGAAGACCCATCAGATGTTTCACCGACTGGCGAAAGCCGCCCTTCACACCCAAGGGTGATCGTGCACTTATCGGGGGTGTAGTACTTTGGGTTGATCAGCGAATCACGAGTGCGAGCGCAGATCGAGCATTCCAGTTTTACGTAACGTTTTGTCATGAGGTTGCCTTGTGTGGACAACCTATTTACATACGGTCAGATCACTGCGAAACCCCAATGCGATACCGACGGAGCAGCACATCAACATCTGGGCAGGTGAATGCGTGCCCATTCTGGTAGTTCACGACCTTCACACATTCCGTACCCGCTCGGTACACGGTTGGCAGCAGCATGAACTCATGGTATATGCCAGCACCAACAGAAAGCGCACCAGCGATCAGGCCCGTCAGCAAGGTCATGATCAGAAGCTGAACAGTTGTGAGGGTGGTGTATTTCATTTCGTCTCCTGGAGCAGTGGGCTTGATTGGATCTCGAATAACGTTGCACGTGGAACCCATTTCTTCCAGGTTCCATCGTTCTCATCAGCGGGAGAGACCTCGACGAGCTCCAGTGCTTTACCACCAGGCATCTTGCGCTGCGCGGTTCGGCCAGTTAGCTTGACCTCGGTGTCATGTAGAACGTATGTGCTGCTCATTATCCATCTTTCAAAAAGCCGGCCCAGAGGCCCAGCAGGTTTTCACGGCCACGTGGATTTGCGGAATGCACGCTGATCTGCACCGACTTCAGCGAATCCATGCGACCATCGAGGTATCGGTTGATCAGCAGATGGAGCAACACCGGCGCGTCTCGACCATCTCCTAGATCGTGATCTAGGCTCATGATCAACGGCAGCCCGTACGCCTCAATGTGGTGTTCAGCGGCGGCTACACTGCGCGCGACGGTCCAAGAACCATCGGGCGGAGCACGTACATCGTCAAGAAAGAGTTTCCATGTCATGAGGCTATTGTATCACAAACCTGTCTATTCGTCCACTAATAACACATTGATGACCTGTGCAGTTAGATTGTATTCAACGCTGCTAACGACACAACGTACCTGCCGTGGCAGTTCGGGGGAATGCACGTACGTTCTCTGCGCTAAATCAGCCCACACTAAAACCACTTCACCGACCCGCGGGACCGGTGTTGTGGCTGCGTCATATTTGTCTGGCTGCTCGCAATCCCAGGGTGCAGTGAAGATCAATATCATGGGCGACTAGAGATGATACGTTTGCCGAAGTTCCGTTGTGGGATCAATCGCGGCTTCCGCATAACCTCGTCAGGGCGGGAGGTCATGATCTTGCGTTCGTCCTTCGGACTGGATGGCAGACTCGGCTTAGGAGCAACTGGGTCTAGCCATTTGAACTCGGCGGGAGAAAGCCCGCAAAGCGCGCGAAGGGCTGATTGCGAAATGAGCCTGAACTCCTGCATCGTGAATACGCACTCTGGGATGACAGCTTCTACTGACTGCGCCACAAATCCTGCATAGCAGTTCATGTTGGGGACTCATCAAATGGGTCCATTACCGAGACCATTTGTTGGTAGCCCGCAGTCTGTTCGGCCCCAGCTTCAAGTCCTGCGGTGAAGATCTGCTTTGCATTTCGTAAGCAGGTCAGGCACGCGCGAGCATCTTCCAGGGCGTTGTGCAGATTACGCTTGTCGATTCCACCAAGAAGATCGAACACGACGTCCGACTTATACTCGCCCATCAAGACGAAGCCGAGTTGTGAGCTGTCAGGCATCACGTGGTGAATCAGGATCTCAACACCAAAGTCGCGGAACAGCTGCTCTGTGAAGTCACGATCGAACGAGGCGTTGTGCCCAATCAACATGATCTTCTGACCTGGCGCCCAGTACTTCAGGAGTAACTCAAGCAGATCTGCAAGGGCTTCTTCACGAGGAACGCCGTGTTCGGCAAGGTGCGCTCGTGATAGACCATGGATCTTCTCTGCGCCGTCGGTCCACTTGTACTTCGTCTCATCGAAGTGCAGTTCACGGTACAGCGTGTCAACTTCTTCCCAGGTTTGGGTGTCAGCAACGATCACGCCGAATGCGATACCCTGGTACGCGACGCTTGAGTCACCGCCGAAATCAGATCCAGTTGTTTCCCAGTCAATTACCAATGCGTGTTGCCCTGGGTGAGCCTTCGAATATCCCTTAGCGTATGCCATTTATAGTGTCTCCAAAAAAGTTTGAACCTCATCGGCTCGTTCGTGAACGGTTTTACCGCAGATCTTCATACATCGGTGTGTGATTGGCCGACAAATATCTAATCGGTGTGTGATTGGCCGACAAATATCTAGGAACCGTTCAATATTTGCGAACACCGAATCCACATCTGAGCGCTTCGCTCGATTGGCGTCGTCTTCCCAGATCACGTGCTCCATATACGGAAGAAGAATTGTTCCCGTATAAATTTCATACTGAGCGTGCACACACCGCACTGTGAAGCCAGTCACAAATTCCGTGGCTGCAGAAAGCTCCATCTTTCCTTGATCAACAAAGCGCCATGCCCACTGCGCGGTGTAAGCCACGATGTCAGCAAAGGTGCGTTCAGTCAGAATCATGTCATCAGTTGATTGATTCCGCAATGATAGATCATGCTTGTACTTCTGATTGAACACCTCAGTCTGGAACTCAATCATAGTTTCTGGTGATTCCATGACGCGCTCAAGGGTGCCCCAACCAAGCTCCGCTTGCACCGCGCGGGATACGCGGAACGTGTCCACCTTCCAGCCTCTGGAAACCAATTCGGTTAGCAGTGTACTTTTACCGGCGCCTTGAGCGCCTGATAGGCCGATGATCTTCATTGGAGCTCCGTCCTCAGCGGCAGGAGCTCCTTCAGATCGCGGAGAAGCTCTTCCTTCGACAGATGCGAAACTGCCGTCAGCAGCTCATCTTCGGGAAACACAGTGAAGCTCCAAGAACATGAGGCCCCGTCGATCGTCGTCACCACGGTGATCGTATCATCGCGGTCATACACTTGGCGCAAATCAAGCTTGGCCTCTTCACGAATGTAGGTAGAGACGAAATCGCGAAGCTGCATGCCACGCTTTAGCTTTCGTATCCCACTTCCCACCGTAACCGGCCCGGTTGAGCGGGTTGCTGTCACTAGGACGAAATTTCTCATAGTCTTAGATCTCGATATGTCATGCTCTAATTGTAACGAGCGGGCCCCCAAAGGCAACCGGATATTGGGACGACGCTGGAACTGGCTAAATAGAATCACATTTGAGGATTGAGATTATGTCTATCACGTTCAAAGAATTCGACGCCGCTGTGCAGATGACAGATGAAGAGTTCAACAAAATTCAAGAAGGCCTGTCTGACATGCCTGGTTTCGGGTGGCTCAAGAGCATTGGGGACAATCCAGCCAAGAAGAAAGCCGCACTGTTGAAGATCAATGCTGAGCGTCAGAAGCTCCAGAAGCTGAAGACCACAAAGGCGAAGGAACTCGATGCTGCATTAGCAGCCTTTGCCGCTGGAACAAAACCCCAGCAAAAGGGTGTTGTCTCGCATGATGATCTAGAATCTGCACTTAGCCCCGACGATCGTAGAATCAATGCAAGGATGGACAAGGCTCGTGACGCAAACGCCGCGCATGTGCGCCGCAATCTAGGTATGGCTGACTAGCGTCAGTACACCAGAAGAGAGGGACCCTAGGGTCCCTCTTTTAGTATGCACTTCAGGTAACAATCCAGTAATGCACGGCGTTCAGGGCCAGCCGGACGTCAATGATCACCAGCTCAATTGAGAGTTCAGCAATTCGAAATGCAGCTAGAACACGGTTCATGATGGTCTCCATGGCTAGGATTCATGAGCAGATCATAACACAAAACTTTGTAACGATCACCAAGAGTTGTAATCTGTAATATCCTTTGACAGGATGTTCCCGGCTTTGTCTTTCACAGTGGCTAGAATTGACATTCCAACCCCAGAGTCCCATCCGAAAACAAGCGCGAACTTCCCTTCGTTCTTGAGAAGCTTCTTGACTGCAGGCGTTTCACCCCACGCGTTCAAGACGTTCTCTTCAAACTGCGATAACTTTGCACATGAGCTTAACATATTGGTTCCTTTTCTTGGAAGAGCACCCCCACTGGGTCCTCTTGTTTTGAGAGCCAGATGTCGACAGCTGTCACGAATGACCGCTCAACTGGCCCGGTTGGGTGATACACTGGCGGGATACGATCGAGCTCTTGCTCAGTGAGAGTACGAAGTGTCTTCACGCGACGCGCGAACTGCCCACGCTTGAAGAACGCTGGATAGTCGTTGAAGTTCACACCGAACTTCGAGAACATCAGCTCCTGCATCTCAGGGCCATGCAGCCCCTGCAGCTCCTTGTGCGGGAACATTGACTGTGCTGCCATGCTGATCGCGTTCTTCACGCAGTCTTGTTGCCGCCATAGAAAGCAGTGATATGCCTCGAGCAAGCTTGGCACCACAAAGCTTCGGGCATCAAAGGTTGGGGGTGAAACGAATTCACGCTCATCGAACCGACCGAATGGGGTCTTCTCGGGCAGGAACTCCGGAAGGCGATGACTAAAGTATGCACTTGCAAATCCAGCGAGCAGTGAGTCTAGCTTCTGGAAACGCCCGTCAAATGGGTACTCAGCAGTGGCAGATGTGCCGCTGTGCCACACGAGCGTGATCTCATCAGACTGTGTGTACCCAATCACCGCTTGGAAGCGATCAACGAGGGCCATCGTGACCTCGAGCATCAAGGCTGATAACCGTTCATCATACGGGCGCTTTAGCCCACGGGTAAAGGTGTGGAAGTTCTTGCCATCAAGGCGAACAATCAGGGGCTGCCCCTTGAAGGCCTTGCGGGAGGTGCTGGGTTGCTCGTACGACTTCATGCGGTCGCCAAGCGTGGTCTTATCAGATGTGCTCATGGTCTCGTTCTCCGAGTAGTTGAAGGGTGTCACCTCATCGGCGACCTTCTATTTTAGCTCGGAGAACAGGGCATTGAACCTGAACAAAGGGACTACACAGGCGCGGCGCTGAACGTATCATTTGCGATCTTGATATCGCGCATGCAGTCAGATACAAGCTGTGTGCTGAAGATCCCAAGATCAATCTTCTCGGTGGTGAACGCCCGGTACAGGGTGTTCATATGCAGAACGAGTTCGTTCAGCACGTTCAGCTCAAAACCTTCGCGGCTTAAATCAGGCATGACACCTGTTCGCCATGCTACGAGATTCAGCGCGATCAGGCGTGGGATAGTGCCCAGGGCCTTGATCGACACCTGTAGGTCCTTCATTTGCACTGGGTGAGAGATACCATATCGGTCCGAATAGAAGTCGTACGCGTCCAACAGGAGGTTCAGCTGTTGGTCTAAGAGGACAGCAGAATCGAGCGCTCTTGCGAGCAGCTTTTTGTTTTGATCTGACAAGGGTAGCTCCGTTTTCATGGAGCTATTTACCCCATTCGCGTGGTCAGCGGAACTCCGAGCTCAGATCACCATCATACCCGCCATCAAGATCATCAAGGGCATCAGTGGGGAAGCTATCTTGGACATCATCGGTCGTGATGCAGTGCTCCCCAAGCCAAAAGGTGCCAGCATCATGTTCAACAACAAGTCCATTCGGCGCATCAATGATCACGCCCTCCTCTTCGCCAGCTGGGTTGTCAACAAGCTCGATTGGGATCGCTGCTAGCACCCCACTGTCGACGCCGAACTCGTTCCCATCTTGATCGAGGTACACCCCGTCGCCATGGGCAGTTGATTGGCCCCAGAGCTGTCGACCGTCGAATTCAACGATAGCACCCTCGAAGGGAGCGCCATCTAGCAAACGTTGCCAGGTGTCGTCGTTGAAGACGTAGCAGGGATCGCCAATGTAGTATTTGCCAGGAGGAAGTTTAAGCATGATCAGTCCTTAATCAGGTCAACGAGGTTCCAGGCGCAGTTCTCGACTTCGGCAAGGCCGGACGAGTGGCCATCTTCCCAGGCCTTTGCGAACAGCTTTTCACGCTTGGGGTTCTCCTCGATACCAAGCTCTCTGAACAGATCGGCTTTGAAGAGCTCTCGCAGCGTCTGCTCATGAAGGCGGTATGCGATCTGTACGCGCTTGTATTCGGCTTCGTCGATGGTGGTCTCGGTGGTCTTGACCTTCTCAATGTCAGTGGGGCTAAACCCGGGAACGAGAATAATAAGATCGCCATCAGGTCCACGCTTCGCGACCGTGACGCCAGCCTGATACCAGAACTTGGTCTGGAAATTCGCCTTCACTAGGTACGGAAGGGCGTTCGTGTATTTCGTGTAGTCCATCATATGGTTCCTTAAGTCAAGAAGTTCGGTGCAACCGGCGACAACGTCGTGTCGCCGGAAGGTGTGCTACGAGTTCGCCATAGAGTACAGACCCAGACGACGCCAGTGATCGGGCTTCGCAGCGCGAGCTTTCACGACGTTCACCAAGGACCGCAGGTTCAGCGCGGGGATCATTGGGTTGTTCGCATTCTCGGCAACGAACTCGAGCGCCTCGAGCTTGTGCTCATCTTCAAACTCGGGCATGAACTCGGGGGAGCTCACGATCATCCGCATCCGCTCAACAACCTCCTCGCGGGTCATCGAGACATCGGCACACATTGCCCGGCTGCGAATTGCCTGTGGCACCTTGTGCTTCGACAGATTCGAGATGAAGATCACTCCACCGGTGAACTCAAAGACCTTGGGAAGATCTTCGTCATTCCCCCAACCTTCGGCGTTCCAAGACACGAGGCGCACGTCGTAGCTGTCGAGCGCCGCCTTCAAGATGTTCACCGCGTTCGGATCCTTCAGGACGTTGTCGCAGTCATCGAACACGATGATTTGATTCCGATTTTCGTAAAGCGTGCGGAACAGACCCTTGGCGGTCGAGTAACCCTTCACAACGATGTATCCTTTCTGACCATCGAAGCGAGCGCCAATCTCCATCTTCGAGACATCTTGGACGCCGCAGTCGCGGAGGGTCTTCATGACCGTGAAGGTCTTACCGAGACCACCTTCACCAGTGACCAAGGCCGATGCGAGCTCGCGTTTGGCGACCATGTCGGTGTAGTCCTGCATAATCAGGAACCGCTCATTGATTGGGAACTCGCTCTCAACCGTCATGGCTGGCACTGTCTCGATTTCGCCGCCGTCGGTGTTCGCCACGACCAGGCCATTGTCTGCATTCCCAATGACCTCGCACTTCGTGACGCCGAAGTTCTTCGCCTTCTGGCTGAAGCCACCTTCAATAACCTTCTTCAGGTATTCAGGGCCGCCAGCGACGTCCTTCGAGGAGGCCAAGACACGGCTGTTGTAAACGGCTTCCCAACGCGATAGGCCGCTGTTGAATTTCACGGTGCAGGTCTTAGACATTGTTTCTCCAGATGATGTTCGATAGGAGTATTCTAACCTGATTATGACCAGAAAATCGCAGGAATCTGTAACAGATTCTAGAGAAGTGTAACAGGTGCACGCACGATGTCAACTCGCGTGATGTCATCTCGATTGTGAGTTCCTGCGCAGTCAGTACACACGGGGGTGTTTGATAGGAGGTGCCACGTTCTTGTCGGTTGCCCGCAAAAGTAGCACTGTTCTTGCACCAGATGCAAGCCCATCCCCCACAACTTCAGTTCTTCAATATTCTCTTGTTCGACTTCAATTGACATCTTGATCTCCTAGAAAGTAACGTTCTTGATCGGCCACGCCTGTGAGCGTGAGTCCACGTACGTGCGGGTCGCGCCGTTCGTCAACAACCAGACCCAGCGACCAGGGTGCTGAGGTGCGACGCGATTACCAGCGCCGTCGGTGATGACCACTACACAGTCTGGATACCGACCATCCTCAGTCACAATGTCTTGACACTTTCGCTCAATGATGTCGAACGAGGTTCCACCACCGACCGCGAGCTTCTTGCCAGGTTCGACCTCGAAGACGCGAGTATCGAACGCAAAGGTTCGAATGTCGAACAGCTTCTCTTCCTTCTCGAACGCTTGGCGAACCGAGTTGAACACGTTGAAGTACGACATGCAGGAACCTGACACGTCGAAGAACAACGCGGTGATAAGCTTCTGCTTGTGCGGTTCAGTCTCCATTCGACCGGGCAGGATCATACGTGATCCACCAAATCGACGAGGTTCACGAGCGAAGGAGTCGATCTCCCTGTGCTCTTTAGACTTCGCGTTCCGCTTGAGCTTCGCGACGAGCTTGTTGAAGTCGATATTCGCGGGCGTGCGGTTCTCGAGGATCACGTTGAACGGCGAGAGCCCAATACCACGCCCATCTTCCTTGCCCATCGACTTGATCATTGCTTGGAGCTCATCCCACGTCAGATGCTCGCCAAGCGCCTGTGCCAGTGGATCAGGATCACCGTCGCTGTATCCACCCATGTCATCGTGCTCGTCAAGGGTGTCCATGCCTTCTGGTGGTGGATTCTCAATCAGCTTCTTGAGGTAGTACTCGAAGACCTGATTGCGTTCGATGGACGCTGGGTCTTTGAAGCACGTTTCAATCCAACAGTATTTCCGCCAGTCGCGCATCAACCCACGTGCAAAGCCGAACATGTCGACGATCATCTCGTTGATCGTGATGTCCTGCGCGATGTTGATCAACTTGTGTGTTGCGCCAGGAATGTTCCGAGCATTTCGCATCCCATGATCGAGCATCACGTGCAGGCACTCGTGGATGATCACGAAGAGCTTCTCATCGGCGTTCAGCGAATCCCAGAAGAGCTTGGAGATGATCATGTGCGATTTTCCACCTGGTGGAAAGGTCACACAGGCGGTCTTCAGTGATCGCGATGGTGGGCTGAAGTAGATCTCAGAGAGCTCCCAGAACACGTCGAATACGCGATGGAACTGCTCGAGATCTGAGCTGATCTGGAGCTTCAGCTCCTTAGGGATCAGTGAGATCTCGTTTGGATCGTTTAGGTCAGTGCGCATGATGAGATTCTATCACATCCATTTCGAAGCGGCGCACTTCAGGAGATAGGTATGCGCATTGATCTTCTTGCGCTCCTCCTTGGTGAAGTGCTGCATTGTGGCGTCAGCAATTGCGATATGCATCGCGAGCGTGACGAGATTCGCACGACCTCCATCAGGTTTAAACATCGCTTTTTTCAGCGTTGCTTCAGATGATTTCGTCATGACCGCTATGATGTGCGCGACGAGCTTTCGGAAGGAGCTTGAGTTCACGCGTACTTGCCGATTGACGTCCTCCTGGAGCGATCCAGTTGCATACACGAACGCTGGTTCGTTGAACAGATGCGTGATCTCAACTTCACCAATCTTGCCAGCACGGTCAATGGAGGGGAGCAGATCACTCAGCGTGGTGGCACGAATCCCTCGAACCGCGGCCTCGACGGCTGGGGTCATCGCGTCGACCAGCTCTTGCGGCATCACGCTCTTGAACTTCTCGAAGAACGCGATTGCCTCTGGGTTCTTGTGTGTCACGAGCTGCAGGAGCTTCGTCGCATGATTGATGTCGGTGAGGAAGCGCTTTGCATCGGCAACGGTCTCGATCTCGGACATCTGATCGGCGAATGGCAGCGCCTTGATTGATCGCTTGAGCTGAGAGATGTTCGCGCGCGATGGTAGGAAATCACCGAGATGGCAGTCGTTCATGTACGCTTCAGCGGCGTAATCAAGCCGCCGCGGCGAGACCTCCTTCTTCAAATCATCTGGCAGATCGTTCCACCAGGTGCAGAACGCCGGGCCGATCGTGGGATACTTCATTTCAAAGTACGCTTCATCAAGCTTGTACGGAATCGCAATGTGCACCTGGAAACGATCCTTGAGCGCGCGGTCAAGCTTGTTCACCGCGTACTCGCCTTCGTCATCGTCAGGGTTGATTGCCGCCCAAATGACCTTCAAGTTGTGTAGCTTCTGCCCGTTGATTGACTTGAACTGAATGAGCTCCATGAGCGCGTTCAACACCTTGTCAGGCGCACGGTTCAGTTCATCAATGAAGATCGCCTCGATCTCATCCGCTTTCACGAACTCCGGTCGCACAAGTTCAAGAACTTGACCACCACGTTTCTCATCAGAAACCGCGCGTGGTACCCCAACGAGATCGACCCACGGATCCATCGTCGATGCGCTGAAGTACTTCCACTTCAGATCTTTGAAGACCTCAGAGATCACCGCGGTTTTGCCGACACCAGCGTGCCCCGACATCAGCACGTTGTACCCAAGACGGCGATAGTTTTCTAGGCGGGGGATGTTAAAAAGCGACATTGAATCTCCAGTTGATGACGCATTATATCACTTCGAAGGAAGAACAATATAACGTGAAACGGCTGGCACCGTGAAGTGCTCCGCATGATGACAGTGCCATTTACCCTGGCGAAACACCGCGGCACTCGCGCTTTTAGTATCGCGACTGAACACCCAACACACCGTGCCGTCTTCTAGCGCCTCAAGTGAGGCTTTGGTGCACTGAATCCAGTTCATGTCTGATTGGCCAGCGCGGCGCCCATGAGCGCGTCTTCAGTGAACGCGCGTTCTGCTTCAACAAGCAGATTGTCGGAAAAATGCTTGATCATGCGTTCTCGATCGCTGAAGCAAACGGAGATCAAGGATCCACGCTCGATGTACGAGCCATGCGCCTTCATCTGTGCATATGCTCGGCTGGCCTCAATCACGCGCTGCCATGCGCCCTTCTGCATGTTCCTGGATTTTGTCAGTTCAGTGATGACGGCTGCAAGTTTATCGCTCATAGGTACTCCTTGATGTTCTCAACTCCGGGGGATGTGTCGTAGAATGCTCCACCATCTGCGTCATCACGCTTGAAGCTTCGCGTTCCATCAGCCAACACTCGCAGTGTGTGGCACGGATACCAACGACCTTTCATCTTAACGTACATGCCGCCCATGAGCATACGAGCAATCATGTACTGCATGACCGCAGTGAAGAATCTTTCAGTGAAGAATCTTTCAATCATGCAAGTCTCCAAAATTTTGCTTCAGCGATGTCAAGCATTCGCGACCCCTGTGGAAAGGCGGTGATCACCCAACCATTGCGGTCCTTGGACACGACCCAGGTACCCCATTCGGGGTGCTCAATGCAGATGATGCGCATGCCGACTTCAAGAGTAGTGAGAGGGGTTTTCATGCTTGCTCCAAAGAGACTTCCCATTCGTGCATCTCATCGTTTGAGAACGCAGGGGAACCATAAGCGGGATAAGTAGAGGTCCAGCAGTCAAAGGCAATTGGCAGCATACCACGTGCGAAACGAGCGGTAAGCGCTTCGGCTTGACGTTGAGCTTGAGGAAGAGCATCTTCCTCATAGCGAGCAGATTTGATAAACAAGCGAACTCGTTCACCGCGGTGATCTTCAGCGACCACATACGCAGCGTGACCAAAAATATCACCGCTTGGATTGCCGTAATCAGCGCATTCGGGGTTCGTACCAATGACGACGATATCGGTCATTGCGTGGAAGGTAAGATCATTTGTGTTCATGGGTGAATTATAAACCCAATTCAGGATGATGGTCCCACGATTCTGTAACGATCAAGGAACTTGTAACGTACAATGCTATATCCGTCGAAGCAAGGACGGAAATGACCCCACACTCTTTAAACGAACTTGCGTCAGAATGGCAGCGATTCATTCTAGCGTTACCTCATAGTCAAGCTGCAGACACCGGTAAGCACGTTCCGGGGCAGCACACGGTGTACCTGTTTCAGGTCCTAATTGTTCATGCTGATCGCGAGATCCTGTTTCACTACATTGGCGAAACCGCGCGTGACCCGCGTGTACGATTAAGCGAGCACATCTCTGAATTCGTACGATGCTCAGTAAAGACCAAGCATGGCAAGAGTGATCTGTATGATCCACGGTACATGCATGGGGCACTTGGCTTTAAGTTCAAGCTGATCGCGTTGGAAGGTGGATTTGAGACAAGGAAGTTAGCTCAAGTACGGGAGGCTGAAACGGCCAATGCGTACAAGCAGATGTACCCTGGGTTCATGATCTCAAACCAAAGCCGGGGCCGTGGTAAAGATACCAGGCCCCGGCAAGAGAGAACGAAGATGTCAGTCTAGAGCTTCAAAGACTGTCTCGTTAATGTACTCAGAAATCGCGATGCGCAGCGCTTCGGCAAGTTTTTCCTCGGTGAATGTGAGCTGTATATTCATCTCAATCTCATTTGGATCCGCTGGATTCACTGAGGCCGCTGAGATGTCTGGCTCGCCTTCGCGCTTCAAGATCAGAAGCGCCTTCTCGAATGGTTGACCATTTGGCGGTGCTGCTAGCGCCTCCAATGCCCTCAACGCCACCTTAAGCTCATTCAGCATCTTGCCGTTATGTACTGACAGCGTTAGTACATCCATCGCCAGAGCTGCACACAGCTCATGCAGATGCTGGTACGCCTCAGCAATTTCAACAAGACCAGTATCAAGCTGTGCCAACAGGTCTTCAATACCAGCCGCCGGCTCTTCATCTTTTTCAAGGACATCGTGCACAAGAAAAACGAAGTCACTCAATGTTGCATCGAATGAAATTTCATCTCGTGAACTAAAAATCTTTCCTGCCATGTCTCCTCCTAGTCTTCAAAATCGTCTTCATCGTCGTCTGGCGTAACCCACCCAACCAGAAGCGGTTGAGGGGAGGCCAAGAACATTGTGAGTTCATTCGTTTCGTCGGTGGTCAAGTCAGCAGGATCAACGGGTGAGAATCTTTCAAGGAAAAGCTCTGACTCATTCATCCCGTAGAACCCATTCCCCCTAAACTGAATGTCTCCTCGGTTTACCTTCGTGACCACAACATACTCGTTGTGTTCATTGTGCAGATAAACCTGTGCAGGTGCTATGATGGGGGTTCGCTTCATTCAATAATCTCCTATGGTTAAGGTGTATTGTAGCCTTCCATGAACCCCGTGTAAAACCTGAGTAATAGGTTACACAAACAAAAACGATCCTCGCTTGTGAACACCTGTCGAGTTCACATCTGGAACTGGATAAACCAAGGTTGGGCCTGGGTTGTTGTACTGCTCAGCGTCACCGATGTAGCTCCACAGAACGTTGAACGTGCCAGTTGTTGCTCCGCCAGCGGTGATGTCAACATAGATTGACACGACCCATGCGCTTTCACGCACTCCGCGAATCACGACTGTTGAGGCTCCACTTGTTATCGACGCCAACACCACGCCACCGGCAGTAAAGTTATTGAACCCAAGTGAATTTGGAACCAACACAAGCGCTGGCATCGGGCCTGTTGACATCACGTATGTTTTGTCAGCAGCAATGCGAATTCGTCCATAGGTTGATGTCAACAACTGCAGCGCTGCGTCTGCACCGGCGGGTGAACCGCTTGGGGTGTGTGCCATCATGAGCTGAATAACTCCAGCTGAATAGAAGAACGCCTCAAGATCTGGGTGCGTGTGCGCAAATTGATATGCCAGCCCGTGAGATACGGTCCCAGAGAACGATGCTGCATTTGCGGTGTACGACGCTTGGTTCGTAGCGACCACCGTTGGCAGGGGTGTTCCAACTCCTGATGCACCAAGTATTCCTTTACCAACATACCGATTGTTGATCGCGGCGCGCAGCACATTTGATGTTTCCTGATACTGCGAGACGAGGGTGATTGTTCCTACACGAGTGCGCACCTTGCGGGCTGCGGGCAGCGCACGAATGTCAGTGAACGCGATCGCCTTACCTGGCAGATCATCTTGCACGAACGGATAGGTTGCCACGTCATCAGCGGCACCAACTGGGAGTTCAAGTCTATTCACCGCGTACCGGCAAGCGGAGAGCAACGCATCCCAGTCTTGTGAGTTTGGCGCGACCTTCAGCGAATTTAGAGTACCGTTCGCAAAAACATTTTGGTCAGTTGGAAACCGAGTGGCGTATGCTGCCTGCATGCTGGCGTCCAGCACTTGGAAGTTCGTCAAATACGGAATGCTCTTCCCTTCAGCGGCTGAACCCCCAAAGACGATTGGGTCGCCAATCAAGGATGCCAGCTGGCTGTACAAATATTCGTACTCAAGACGGCCACCAGCAACTTCAACGGTTGGCCATACTTGTTCCCAGCCCCCGATTGCGCCTGCGACCATGGCGCCTGCAGCTTGGGTGATGTTCGTCAGCCGCTTTGCCGCTGACCACATCGTTGCGGCAACCACGCCAGGAGCGTTCTGGTCGTCTTGTTCAGTGATCGTGCAGACCCCAATTGCGTACATTGCGGCAGTTGGTACGAACTCGACTTGAGTGGTGTGATTATCGTAGAACCAGCGCCCGTCGTCAAATCGGCGGACCACAAAGTACGCCTGCCCGGCTGCGGTGCTCGTCATCGTCGCCGTTGGGTCAACAACAATAAGCCCATCAGTAACGGCGTAGTTCACGCCGGCAAACCCGGCCGGCACGACGGTCTGCACCCCATCGAGCAACACGCTACCAGCCACATCAGCAGGGAGCCCAGCCGTTGTGCCGTGAATGTACATTTCATTGAAGTTCGTGTTCGCAGGACCGAACACCTGTGCATTCAGAATGACCTGAAGATCGAATGTTGCAGGGGCTGGCCAGTATCCAGCAGCGGTCGCGTCCCAATCAACCTGTGGATAGCGGCCGATGCCAGTGTAAACATATAGGACACCCGATGCCGATCCAGTCTGAGAGAACCAAGAGTCACCAAGCGTTGCCGTTGTTGGGGGCGGTGCACCAGGCGGGGTGACCTGCGTGCTGTTCAGCTGCTGCCAGAGCGTTGGCCCCGGTGAGGTGTTCACGCAGACCTTGAGCACCCCCTCAAGAGTATCAAACCAGACCTGCCCAACCGTTGGGTAATCAGGAGATGCATCACCCGCGAAGTTCTCGAGTAATCGGAGCAGGTTCTCCTGCTGGACCTTGCCATAGTTCGTTGCACCCTTACCCGTGAACCGAAGTGACGAGGCAGTTGAAACAATTGCACCGGCTGGTACTAGGATGGGGGTCTGCTTTTGGACAAACGGAAGAGCTGGCGAACGCCAAAATAAATTATACACGGGATGAACTCCTTAGGTTCCGCTGGCTGAAACACATAAATATCTTCATCGCCAGCTATGATTGATGAAGATGTTCTTATTTAGAGATAACAAGTACTCACGCTACTATGCTAGGCTTATTGAAAAAGCACGCAGTGAACCACGTAAGAAGGGTCAGGGCACCTATTACGAGGTGCATCACGCGGTGCCAAAATCAATGGGCGGCGGTCTCGGGTCAAATCTCGTTTTGCTAACTGGGCGAGAGCATTTCCTCGCCCATCTTCTATTGGTGCGAATGACGACAGGGCCCGACAACCGGAAGATGTGCCACGCACTATGGCAATTTTGTGTTCGCGGCTCCGGTGGGCTAAGACACGTTCCAACATCTAGACAGTTTGCTGAATCAAGAAAGCTAAAGGCAGAAGCAACTAAAGAACAGATGACTGGCATGATTATAAGTGACGCTCACCGTGCCAAAATCTCGGCGGCGAGAATGGGCGTTTCTACTGGTGCACGATCCAACGATCAGAAGGCGAACTATTCTATTTCAAAGACTGGTGCACTCAACCCTTCAGCTAAACAGTGCATTGTTGATGGAACTGTTTACGACACCATGCGGGATGCTATCAAAAAATTGAACCTTCCGTCAAAACACGCCTTAAGGAAGCTTCCTACATTTTGCCTTGTTAATGAAGATGGATCATTGGACGATTCTACGCGTTGGAAACCAAAGACGCGAACTCCTATGTCGGAAGAACAGCGTCAAAAATTACGAGTGCTCGCTACAGGTCGCCACCTCTCTAGTGAGACGAGGGCTAAACTTTCAGTGGCATCCATCGGGCGAATTAGCCCTCGTAAAGGTAAGGCGGCGACAGAAGCAGAGAAGCGCCAGAAGTCGAAGCCAGTGCGAGTTCGAGGCGTGCAATACTATGGCCTGACAGAAGCCTGTAAGAAAACAGGTCGAACCGCTTATGACATTAAGAAGGACCCATCATTTATGCGGCTAGCCTAGCCGCTTAAGAAAGGCCGCGAGGGTCATGCAGCTTCACAGCGAGCAAAACCTCGATCCGCTTGAGTGCTTCCCCAATTGGCTTCGTATATGCTGGGTTTCCTCGGGCCATGCTGAGCTTGTTCAACAGCTGGTTCTTCGTATCCAACATTTGGTTGTACGACAGCCCACCCCATTCAGTTGCTGGCACCATCGGCGTTTCTTGTTGATCAACCCACATTTAAGTTCTCCCGTAGTCATAAGGTCATACAGTACTTAGAACGACCGGCTACAGTGGCTAAATAAGTCACAACAACATATTGGGTTGACCCATGAAGCTCTTACAATCGGTTCTGTACGAACAACACGCAACGCGGCTAGTTGATCTGACTCTCAAAGAGATCATTTCAGCTGGCAAGGTCACGAACCCGTACCAGTTGTTTGTGCTTGGACACCTGAGCTCATTCTTCAAGAACGGCTGTAAGAGTGTCGATCTTTATCTTGAAAATCCTGTCTCGTTCAATGATCAGGGTACCTCATCTGCCATGAAAGAAGCGCTGTTAGCATTGAGCGACGCTGAGCATGTGAAGCTCGCGACATATCTGCTTGATTGCACCGCTGCTGGTGAGAGCCTGCTTTGGAACCGTGACCAGTCTCCAGTGGACTGGATGCACTTCGTCCTCGGCAAACAGTACTAAGAACATGCGCATCTGCGCTCCAAGCTCTCCAACGGCGCATCACGTCGCCGCTGTTCTCGAGGATGTCAAGGGCATATTCCTACCTAAAGGTGCATACATAAACGTTGCACAGCAAACATCTGCCGCCCCGCTGACTAATCAGGCCCGTCAAGTGGGGGTTCATCCCCACTTGACGTTCGTAACAACCCATCCTGTAGGAGGATCCATGGGTCGTAAGATACTGCACCGTGACAACAAATACCCCCAACCAATCAACGTAGAAGGGCCAAAAGTAATCAAGCTGAAATTCACCCCACAGGCAAAGACCCCCGCGCAAGAGTACTACCTTGACTCTCTTCGTGACTCAAGACTCACGATTGGAACAGGGCCAGCCGGAGCCGGTAAATCTTTTCTCGCCATGGCCGTTGGCATTGAGAAGCTACTGAGCAATGAGGTCTCCAAGATCGTCTTGACACGTCCCGTGTGCGAGGCTGGAGAAAGTTTAGGGTTCCTTCCAGGGACCTTTGAAGAGAAGATCAGCCCGTATCTTCTGCCACTGCTCGATGCACTCGAGGAGCTGGTTGGTCCGACCATGGCAAAGAAGCTCATGGATAATGAGAAGATTGAGTTTGCGCCACTCGCGTACATGCGAGGCCGAACGTTCAACAACGCGTATGTCATTCTCGACGAAGCGCAAAACACCACCATTGAACAAATCAAGCTTTTTGTCACGCGAGCAGGTAACTACTCGACATTCGTGGTAAATGGTGATGTCACACAGTCTGATCTACGTGGCATTCCAGAGAATGGTTTGGAGTGGTTGGTACGTCGACTCCGTGGCCGCTCGAGCATGATCAACGTGATTGAATTTTCACATCGCGATATTCAACGTTCCGAGCTCGTCAAAGAGCTCCTGACCTATCTGGACGGACCAGATGAACTTGCCACGAAGGGTGGCCTGGTGAAACGTCGAGCATAAGCTGTAGTACCTTACAGGTCCGGGACCCTAGGGTCCCGGTTTTGTTTCTGGTGCAGCTGGGCACCTTTAGAGCGGTGGAACTTCAGCGTTCCTTGCTTTTCTAGCCTTGCGCTTTAGTGCAAGCTTCACGCGATCGGTTGTGCCTGACCGGGTTGGTTCTTTTCTAGCCTTAGCCAGTGCAATGCGGTGAACCTTATTCAGGCGCACCTCTTCCTCAGTCAGACCAGATCGCTGCATGATCCGTGCAAGCTCTTTCCGCTCCGCGCCATTTGGAATATGTGGCGCATTTGGGCCCATGGGTTTCCCATATTTTCGACCAGAGACATAATCTTGCCGCTCATGGTCCCAGTCGCCACGCACATATGCATCATAGTGGCTCATAATGTCACATGAAGCGCGTGCGCCTGCTAACAAGTACCCAGTTCTTCTGCCAGAATAGATGCGTACCTTGAATGCCTTCACCTGCCCAACCATGCTCATCGAACGTGAGTTTCAGTGCCTGCACGCACGCGGAGCCGTACCCATTCCGGCGTGCATCCTTGCGGCAGAACGCCATCACCATCCTGTCTGCTTTTTCGAACAACGCGAGCGCTACTGGAGTCTGATCTATGAACCCAACCGCAAGGCGGCTTTCACGAGGGTTCATCTTCAGGCGCTGCAAGGTTGGTAGAAGATCCCAACCAGCAATGAACAGGCGGCGTCTGATGCAGAGCGCCGCCCCTGCTGTAAAGCCAGAACCAGTATAAAGTGTCGTGTTGAGCATTAGAACTTCAACCCTACCCAACGCCCCAATGGGGGAACATAAAGCGGCATGCTCAAGATGATCACCCACACGACCTGAATGATCTCAGTCTTAGTGAAGTGGTAGATGAAGATGTTGCCCATGCCAATAACGAAGTAAATCGTACTCACGATGAACAGCCAACGGGCTGGGGTCATTTTGAACTTCATTGTTCTTCTCCAACAACCTCTAACGACCAGTCAAGATCAAGGTAGTTCTTCTCGTAGAACTCCATGTAGTTCACCTCTTGATCACGGAAGGCGCGCATGATCAGCCCGAACAGCTCATGATCACGCAGCGCCAGGGCCATGTCCTTGGGCGTGCGATTCAGCACTCGGCCGTTCCCAACGTGCTGCTCCACCGCATTCTCAACAACGCGAATGCGCTGAGCGATCTTGTGTTCAACTTGGATGATCGGCTCGATCGAGCGGCCAGTCAAGGCAAATGCACCCTTCAGATCATCCGATTTGTCGGCAACAACCGCACGAGCGATGTCACGCCATCGGGTGAAGGTTACCGCATGATGCAGATCACAGTACCATTTGGTCTTGCACTTCACCATGTCGCCGTTCTTGAACTGGATCACCAACCCTTCAACACCTTCAGTTTCCTCGGCGTACTTCTTCAACAGGTCCCATGACACGATGTTCGCTGGCACCCCAAGTGCCGTGAACTTCTGCATCTGGTTCTCAACGACCGGGAACGGCGGAGTCATGCCCATGATCTCGCGTTCAGTCAGATACCGACCGGAGATATTTTCACGGATGTGCAGTAGCGTGAGCTCATCTGTCTTGTACAACACCACGATTGGGTATCGTGGTGTGGTGATCTCGAACGTCGGAGTGAACCCGTCCTGCAAGAGCTTCTTCACCCAGTTATATCTGTCATTCATCGCCAACAACTCATCAGCCAGCGTCGCCTCCTTCGTGGTGAAGGACTTCTTGGTCTTGCACTTCACCAAGCCGTTCACGAGAACCGGGGTGATCATCGATCCGTCACGCTTCTCCATGATCCGATCAACGTCTTGCCAGTGAATGTTATGCGCTTCAACATCTTCACGCTGACCAATGTTGAAGAACTTGTGCATCGTGCGAGATGACACCGTGCCATCTGGGCCGAACGTGATACCACGGCATTCACGCTCGTAGTGCTCATGTTCACCAGCGAAGGTATCTTCATCCTGCACCATGTAGCAGACGACGGTGTGCCCGGTTGATTCACACAGCTTCACGCGGATCTGTGAGTTCCCCTGCACGAACGGCAGAAGATCATTGATGTGCTTGATTTCGGGGAATAGAGTATTTTGCATGTTCGCATTGTATCACGCGAACATGTAACAACCTGACAGAAGTGTAACGCTATCTGTCGGCTAATGCCTGTTACACGAAGCGCATTGCGACTGCGAGAAGCGCGTTCACTACAAATGACAACCCGATCGCCCAGCGCAGCATAACAATTTGGCGGGTCTGCTTTTGATCAACAAATGAAACTGCTTGATGAGCAGCTGAAACTGACTGGTCAACTAGGTTCAGTTCATCTCTTGTGATTGCATCATTGCTGTAGCTTTTCATATGGGTCTCTCTTTATCGGTAGATCACGGTGCCCTTAGTGAGGGACACAGGAATAGATTGAACACGGGCCTCTTGAATAGGCTTTGGCTTTGCAACCACGGGGGCTGCATTCTTATTAACCTCATTTGCAATGTCAAGCATGCTTATTTTTACATGCTTGGCTTCAATGACTGGCTTAGGCTTAGAGAACACTGGGGTCTTGGCAAGCTTTTCAAGGCCATTCATTTTTGATGGCGGGATTTCAATTGGTGTTGGTTTGGCCGCGGCAGGCTTAGGGCGCTTGATAGGTTTAGCTTCAGCTTTTACAGCTGGTTCACTGTCGTGAACAGCGACATCCGTACGTTCAGAAACGGCGATATTTGGTGTTGGCTCTGGTTCTGTGATCTTTGAAACCATCGACATAAGGTTCGACTTAGGAGTATCCTGAACTGGAACTGGAACACTCTGAACTGGCTCTACCTGTGCCACCTGAACTGGTGCCACCACCTGAACTGGTTCCACCGCGTTCACTGCGTCATCAGCAGAAACATCGATTGAGTAGTTGATTGGCGTAAACAACCGACCATTCAACAGCACCTCCACCTTGAATGGATGCGCTCCTGGCTTGGTGCCAGCAGGCAGATCGATGATGACCTCCCACTCATCATTCGAAAGCTTGGTTGCGGGAAATGATAATGATGGATGCTCGCCAATCAGGCACCGCACGCTCGGGGTAGCTGCAGTACCGGAAACGTTCACATTGAACGTGACCTTATTGCTTGTTGATAGACTTAGCATCTTGATTCACTTTGAAGTTCTCGATATTTACGCTGATCATTTGCCAATTAGGGTCTTGGTGAACACTGAAGTTCTCGATATTTACGCTGACCATTATTGGGTTCACGTGGATATCGGTGACGGTAACCAGGTCCAGCCGCGGCGTGATTTCCTGTGTGGCCGTTCCAAGAACACCCTGGAATGAAGCTGTGATCGTGATCCGTTCGAGCTCGGTCGGCAGGTTCTTTGGTACCTCCGGTTGCTCCCACCGTTGGCGAGACGCCGCATGCCCTTGACCTTGGAACCAACCACCCTGTCCCGCTCCCTTAGATGGTTGCACCGCTGGATGTAGAATTGGAATGAGCGCCGAAAACTTATCCCTGCACTTGAACCCATGCAGGGTGAACCCGTCAATTGTGCAGCCGTTGATTGCCATTAGATTCGCGTTTCAAATACCACTTCAAAATCACCACAGTCGTAGTACATCTGCGGGCTCAGATTTTTGTACTTCATGATCATTGTTTCAAAGTTCATGAATTCCTCAGTGTATTTAGGCCGGCTCTGAAGGATCACTCTGACCAACTCAACGCAGGATAATGCTGAACTATCAGCAATGTCGAACAGCGAGTCATATGGCTTGCCAAGTTGAGTCTTCGCGACATCAAGCACCCCCGTCCATTCATCCAGGGTCATGCATTTTGGTTTTAACAGCACTACCCCATGCACATCAAATACCTGCTCAAATGGCGTCATATGAACACCGCTGCCAGTGGCCTCAATGAGCTCACGATCACCTGACATCTTTACGAGTCTAAAGTCCGCGGTGGTAGTTACCTCATCTTCAAGATTCATAAGCGCGTGCGACCAATAGCTGAACTTGCCCATTAAGAACAGATCTGCTAGGGCCGTAAAGTACGTGCTGAGATGATTGTTTCGGTGCGTCAGAATAATAAAGTAGTTGTCAACTAACAACGCTCGTATCTTTTCTTGATCTTCAGCCGAAATTTTGCTGGTTGTTCGCCAATGAATCTTACCAATGAAGAGAACAACCGTAGTGATGAGTTTTTTGAACATCTTATTCTCCGTACACGGCTGGCCACGCAGGGTCGCCAGTCAAATAGTCGTAATCTAATGGCGACGCGGCCGCTTCCATCAACACTCTTCGTTGTTCGGCTACCGTGAAAATTGCAGTATCTTTAGCAGCAATTGTCGCAAAAATTTGTTGAGCAAGGGTCGGTGTCATCTGAACAAATTCACCGGACATTGTCTTCCACATGATGGTTGATGGCATGTTTGCGCCATATATCATCAATCCAAGATACTGGATTCGTGAGGTTTGATCGGTATGGAACCACTTGGTTCCAACTAGGACACCAGCAGCTTGTCGACGATCACGCTCAGCCTGAATTTGTTTCCAAACTTCAAGTTGATGTTCTTGCTTCTTCAGCGCGGCATATTCGGCCCGCGTTGGCGTGTTGATTGTATTCCCGCTGAATGTCCAATAGTTTGGACCAATTTCACGAGCGAAGGCCTCATCAACGAACAATGGATTGATGATCCAGTTTTCAGGAGGGGTAAGCTCGGAACCGTCTTCAGTGCTAACCCAAGCACGCGTAACTTTATTATATGCAGGAACAGTCATCAGAGGACCTCAATGTAGTAGAAATTCTGCGTGAATATGGTACCATTTCCACTAAGAGCGACCAGATCCACAAGTAGGGTTTGATCGTTGTTGCTGTTCACCGCAGACGAGCCAGTTAAAATTGCTTGACTAGTAATTTCATCGGTGACTAGATCACCAGTGATACCGGTTGTTTGATTACCCGCGGCACCAATCTGAATCAACCCGTTCAATGTCTGTGAGGACACCGAGTTATTAGACGCCAAGATCAAGTCAATGTTCCACCCAACAACCCCATTGTTGGTGACATTTGTCGAGGTGTCCTGCCACATTGTGGTGCCACCATAAACAACCCCGATGGTGATTGTTCGGTTCGCGCCCGAGCCGTTTATGAAGTACCCAGCGGTGCGAATGCGCAGCATTCGGTTGGTGCCGAGTGTGCCACCCGGAATTACAGTGTTGATTAGTGCCCCACCACCAGCAACGGTGATGCTCTGTGAAACAACGCTCTTAGCAAGGATGCCGACATGCTGCACCCAACTAGTTGCTTGATATGTCTCTCCAGCCTCAAGGGTGCTGTTATACCGCGTCATGCCTGGAACTGGCGGCACTGGGCGCTGGGCGGTCGTACCTCGTGGTTGCAAGAATGCGGCACTGTCAAGCGTGGCAATCTCAGTTCCATTCGTCTTCCATGAGAAGCCATCTGTAGCGACAGCTGTGGTACCCTTCGTCCCAAAGGTGTTCGTGAACTCCGGTGTCACATATGACCCGGTCCCTAATGTTGCAAAGCTAATATACGATGGGTTATGATCGCCATCAAGCAGACGGGTATATGGAGCGGTTCCATCATAGCCATGGGTAATCCAAGCGCTATTCGCCACTATCCCACGGTTGAAGTACGTGCGTTGCGCCTCAATATCAACGCCTGTTGTGGCAACCTCACAGTACAGCGAAGCAGTACCAGGATCAGTGTTGCCGCCGAGATTGAGCTGGAGCCCAGGAGTGCCGTTGTTGATTCGGAGCGAGTTCGTTGCAGTGCTCCACGTAAAGAACGAAGAAGCCCCAAATGCGCCAGCGTTGTTGAACTGCACAGCGGTGGTAGGGTCTGCTGGGAGCGCTGAGCTGATGTTTACCCAGAGTGACCCAGTATCGCGTTGAAGCACATTGTTCGTGGTATCAACGAACAGACGTCCGACGGTACCAGGCGATGGTCGATTTGCGAGAATATCCGCAAGCAAGCTTGGGGTGTTCCCTGCGTTTAGGAACACATTCACGCCATTCACATCAGGAATGTCTAGAAAGGAGATTTTACCGAGGACTTCTGACATGTTATTGCACCGGTCGAATGTTTGCGTTGGTGGAGGTATCTGTATACGTGTACTGTATTGCAGCACCTGCGCCAACTGGGGTTAAGATGTTTCCAGTTCCTGAAAAATCAGGAATAGCTATGACGGTAGCACCTTGGGGTAGTTCATCGAATTCATATTTAGTCAACAAAGCACCCCCAATTCCGTGCCTAGCACCACGCGTTGTGTAGATCGTAAGAACCTCATCTGGTGATAGCGTGCGCCCATAGAACGCGTACGAGTCGCATTGATACACCGCAACTTCATTTATGCCACCACCAGGATAGCCGTTCACATACACCTGATTAAGGTACCCAGCAAGTTGAGTTGTTGTGGATGTGCAAACCTGTACCCCGTTTACATAACCACGGTGGTTCGTGCCGTCATACGTGTACGTCACATGCACCCATAGGTTGTTGTACGCCGTCATCACCCCGGTGGCCGTGCCAGTTAGCGTGCCACCGCCCCAAGTCCAAAAAGTGAGCTCTCCTACGCCAGTAGATGTCCCAATCTGCATTGCTGTAATTGGGGTTGCGAGTGGTACGTCAGTTGCTGGACCGTAGATACCAACGAATGAGCGTCGAGATCCTGGATTCCAAATTCCATTAAGCCAGACGGTAACACTGAACGGTGCGCGGGCTAACTGCCCCATCGCTGAACTAGAGCGTAGATGGATGTCAGTCGCCGTTGTAAGGATTGCCATTAAGCAAACTCCAATGTGATTTCAGCGAGTAGAAAGTTTGACGCAAGGTTCGTACCAGTTACTCCTGCAACTCGGCGTGTGTACTCAAATTGATACAGATTATCGGCCGTTAGACCAAGCGTGCTCAGTGCAATCGTTTGTGAAGCATACTGAAAGAATGCATTTGTTGGAATCGCGATGTTCACGAGTTCCTGCGCCCCAGACCAGGCGGTTGGTGCAGCATTATTTGGGAACCTACGGTAGTACAAACGAGGTTGAACAACTGATGCTGCGCCTGGTGCTGTCTGTGCACGCCCGCGAGTTTTGACCGTAACGGTCGTGGCGCCGGCTGGAATAGAAACGCTGAAGGCAACGCCCTGTTCAACGGTGTTGCTGAATGATCGTACGGTCATAGCATTGTACGTAGGATCAGTCGTGGCTGGCGCAATCCCGGTGATCACGAAGTCAGTGTTCGTTGGAGTATCCAATGAGTTCGCAAAGTACGAAAACCGTGCATTCGTTAGGCCAGTGAACACGATGTTTGTTTGACCACCACCTGCGTCGGTAACGGAGAACGCATTCCCCTGCCAGTTCAACTTGCTAACCGCGGTGCCAACCGTGGCACCATCCTTAGCAGTCGCTAATGACGCAGCAGCGGTAACTGTGATATTTCCAGTGCCACCACCAGCGTCAATAACGTTAGCGCCGATGAAGTTCAATCGATTAATTGAGGTTGCAACGTTCGTACCACCTTGCGCGAGGATCACACCTACTGGAGAGGCGGCGAGAGAACTAATGTTCGCAACAACGACGACCTTCAGGGTGCGGGTGTTCCCAATGACTGTAACACGTACCGTGTTCGTATCCGTAAGAACGATGCTATCTGCCGCGATCAGTTGGTTATTTGAAACATCAAATAATGAAACAACGACGTTCGTCGTGCCAAGATTATGAGCAAAGTCAGCACGATAGCGGGTACCAGATGCAATCACCCACAGAGCTGCGCCTGCCTGGCCAACACCAATCAACCCAGATGCGCTGTTCACGCTGGTAGAACTATTCACCCACTTGCTTGAGCCAGAGTTGTACGTTAGAACTTGATTAGAAGTTGGTGCAGTCAACAGCACATCGGCGAGATCGCCCTGCGCCATTGAGATCGTGCGGAAGGCTGGAACTGCTGGCCCAGCAGTGGTCGGCCCTGCAAAGAGCGTGTTGTTCGCCTGAGTTGCCAGGGTGCCGGTGAGAGTTCCAGCGGTCGTTACCGGTGATCCGGTAACAGTAAAGATTGATGGCAGCGCGAGACCAACTGATGTAACGACTGCTGGATTTGTTGCCGCAATGACACGACCTTTCGTATCAATGGTGACCGATCGGTATGTGCCAGCAACCACACCAGTGTTTGACAACGTCGTATCAATAGAAGTTGTACCTGTACCAGTTACATCACCGGTAAGGGTGATTGATTGATTAGCAGTTAGATACGCAATATTTGAACCAGCAGTTGCCTGCCCTTGCTGATTGATTGTCAGACTGTTGTACGTGCCAGCGGCAATTCCAGTGTTTGCTATGCTGATCGCATTCGCCGACAGCAGGATACCAGTTCCAGCCTGATATGTTGCTGGGCCTGCGAACTCAACCCATACTGCAGAACCTGCATTATATGCATACTGGTGGTATGCATCCAAAGATAATTGGTTGTTCACCAACACCGCATTACTACCAACTGGCAGGTAGTATGAGTACGTGTAAGGATAGGTTCCAGTTACGGTTACGATCTGATTTCTCTTGCCGGTGAAGGGCCCGCTTGGTGTGCCGCTTTCCAGAGCAATACCCAAGCGAGAATTAGTAGCTGCCCCTAAGTCTACCCACATCGCACCACTGTATTCTACAATGCGCCCTGTCAGACCAGCCCACGCGCCAGTTGCCCCAGGTGGAACAATGTATGCATCATGTGCTGATGGTGTTCCAGGTGGCGCAGTTAACGAGTCGCTTAACAGCCCATTTGCCACGATTGGTTCGACCCAGATCAGTCCACTTGAAAATGCGTCAACATACTGCTTGGTAGCTAGCTGTAGGGCAGAGGTTGGATTCGACAGAACATTGATCTGAGCAAATGTAGGGGTGCTGGTAGAATTAATGCTCTGCGGCAGTGAGAACGTAACTGCACCAGTTCCACCTGATACGATGACCTGATTAGTCGTGCCAACTACAGAGGTCACGCCAGTATTTGCAAGTGCAAGACCCCCGGCTGATGAGGTGGCACTGATACCAGTGCCTGTAGTGATTGTGCGGTACTCAAGCGCGGTGCCAGCCAAGTTCACACTGACAAGTTGGTTTGCAGTTCCAAGCGCGCCAAGCCCAGTGCCACCGTTCACGATCGGCGCAACTACAGTACCAGCGGTAACACGCCCAAAGGTGTCGGTCGTAACGGCGCCGTACGTACCAGCCGTACCAGCCGTGATGAGATCTAGCGTTGGATCACCAGCAACCCCGTCACCATTCGTGACCATGATATTTCCCGCGGTGCCGGCAATTGTACGTTGCGCCCACGTATCTGCAGCGGTGCGAACAGCAAAGCCGGTTCCGGCAAGACCCTCTAACGCCTCAAGGTCATTTGCCAGCGCAAGGGTTGGGTCCCCTGCAGTACCAGCAGGGTTGGTGATTGTGATTCCTGCAGCTGGTGCTGCAAGGGTGCGGGCAGTATAGTTACCAGCTGCGGTGCGGGTGATAATACCAACTGCACCAACTGATGACATTCCTTCAAGCTCAGGGCTAAGCGTGAACGTGAGGGTTCCAGTGGAAGTGATTGGAGACCCACCAACTGTCAGCCCGGCCGACCCAACTGCAGCCACGGAGGTAACGGTGCCAAGATTTACGGCTGAGATTGTCCAGGTGCCGGCGGTTGGCACCACGTCGATGCCAACTCCAGCGATGACCGTCTTATATTCGAGTGCCGTACCTGCAAGATTTACCCCAAGCACCTGATTAGCGGCGCCAATACCGGCTAAGCCCGTGCCGCCAGTGTCAGTTGCTTGGATGGCATCACCTGAAATTACGCGACCATACAAATCGGTGGTTACTCGTGAATACGTGCCAAGCACACCAATGGGCGCAAGACCAATCGTTGGATTACCAGCAACCCCATCACCATTGGTGACCGCAATTTGATTAGTTGCGCCGGAAACTGCGCGCTGTACCCAGGTGTCGGCTGTGGTGCGAACCGCAAAACCAGTTCCAGCAAGGTCTTCAACGGCGGCCAAGTCATTTGCGAGGGCAAAAGTTGGATTACCACCAGTGCCAGTGTTGTTTGCAATCGTAAAGCCAGCCGCTGGTTGAGTGAGCACACGCGTTGCCCAGGTATCAACACCTGAGCGAACCGTAAAACCGGTTCCAGCAAGACCTTCAACAGCGGCCAAGTCATTTGCGAGCGTGAATACGAGCGTGCCGGCAGTAGTGATTGGAGAGCCCGTAATTGTGAGGCCCTCGGTGGGCTGTGCTGTGCTGATTGATGTAACTGATCCGCCACCAGTTAAGTCGAACTTCGTCCAGTTAAGGTCCAAGGCCCCAGTCTTGGACCATAGCTCACCATTGGAACGAAGATAGAGGGATCCCACAGGTGCAGCTTCTCCAAGACCTGCGGTTGGGTCTGCGCTGCCAGCGAAGATACCAACCAGATCATCAAGGTTGATACCATTCTCAGGATAAAATGCGTCGGTGAAATTTGCCACAGAGTACTCGCCTAATGTTGTTCAACTATTTATGACTTGCTGCAGATGCTTCCAGAAACTAAAAATGAGCCCGAAGGCTCATTTCATTCTATAGGCCCGAAGACTTAGATAACCGATGCGCGACGGGCTGTGACATTCACGCCAGCACCAGCAGCAACAGTCAGGATCAATGCACCGCCACTGGTGCCTACTGTGATGACAAGACCTGGGATGCTGATACCAAGCTTCAAGGTTCCGTACCGTGTAAAATCAGATGCTGTAACGGCATCATTTGCAAGTGCGTACACCTCGGTCGCATACACATTCGCTGGGTCTGCTGCTTGAACGCAGCGAATGAACCACTTAGCAACCGTCGCACCAACTGGCGCGGTGTCGATTGTGGTGGTTGTCGTGACGTTCGTAGCGGTGGTTGTCAGCGTGGCGATACCAACTGCAGCGTCGAGGGCCGCGATGTTCGCTTGAACCTTGTTTGCGGCAAGAATGTATGTGCCGTTCGAAACATTTGGGCCAATTGCGGCGTCCAACGCTGAGATGTTTGCTTGGACTTTATTCGTGTCGAGAATGTAGTTCCCAGTTACGACGTTCGCACCAATTGCGGTATCAAGCGCGGTAACAGCACCAAAGACCGTTTGATTCAGGGCGATGTAGTTCCCAGCAACGGTCGCGCCAATTTGCGTGTCGAGCGCTCCAACTGCAGCCTCAAGCGAGGTACCAGCGAGAACAATGTTGTTCGACGCATAGCTTGGTGTTTCAGCACCAGCGGTTGCCTTGCCAATGAAGGTGCGGATGAAACCAAGCTCATCAAGTGATGCTTGAGCTGATTGAACCCAGTCAGTACCATTGAAGACGAACTGCTTGCCAGCATCAGTGCCTTGCTGAACATATAGCGCATCACCGTTGGTTTCTTGATTTACATCTTCTGCAAAGGTTCCAGTGGCCTGATTGTAGATGTATACATTCTTACCACCGCTTGGCAAGGCTGCAAAAAGAACACGGTCCCCGTTCGCGATCGAGATCGTGTCAACTACAACTGGTTGACCAGCCACCCCTGCAGGGAGAGCCAATGATGTCGTGTCATTCACTACGACTGGTTGGCGCCAAGAGATTGTTGCGCCAACAGCATTGTTCACGTATGCTTCAGTGGCGATGCGTTCCCATTTGTCAACACCGGTGCCTACACTGTGCTTTGAGAACACCTCGCCATTGACGTTGTCGGTATAGAACGATCCGACAGGGGCCACAGCTGAATCACCGCCAGCACCTGGTAGCCCAGCACCTGTTAGGTATTGTACCTTTTCATCAAGTTCAAGGCCACGTTCAATGCGGAAAAAATCGAGAGCCATGTTTAATCTCCTGGTAGGTGCTCAACTGAGCATATGTCAGGTATTTAGTTCGCTCAACCTAAATGTTGGATCCGAATGCTCATTGCTTCAACGGGGGTGGTCTCTAGATTTTCCCAGGCCAGGGAGATTCGCTTGAGCGCGGTGTTCAGCGAGATCACCACGTTCCCAGCAAAGTTGTACCCAACGCGGCCGTAGCGGCTAAATGACGCCGTTTCTAAATTTGTTGAGAGATTACCGCTAACATTTGCCATCACCTCAAATGAAGCAGATCTGAAAGTTGTTGGTTGGTATAGCGTCACGTAGAATTTAAAACCTCGTGAGTACTGGCTATAGGTGCCTTCATTGACACCAATTGTTCCACCAACCGGAACAGGCACTGGGGTGGTCACGGTTTCACCATGAATTGCCGGCTGCACCAAAGCCCCTATATCAATGTCCTTTGAGGTGCCGTTGTCAATGACCGCAACATTCCCAATGAAGTTCAGTGTAACTGCTGCTGGTTGGACGGCGAGGCCATGGTCCTCAATGTTCACCCCAGAGATGCCCGTGGTGCCGGTTGGCTGCATCAGCGCCTGACGCATCGTCTCGGCTGTCACGCGATGGTCAACGAGAGTATCATCTCCCATCGACGCCGTCCACATCTGCGCAGCGGTGCCTTCTTGCGCACGAAGGATGTTCGTGAACGTATCACCAGATCGACCACCGACCTTTAGAATTTCACGCGCGTTCCCGGCTTGGTTCTCAAGTGTGACGAGGAAATAATCACCTGGATCAACAGGTTGCGGGAACAACCTGCCATACCCAGCCATCACGGTCAGCGATGTCGCGATCTGTGAGATTGGCGCTGCCAATAACGAGGTCGCGTTATTGGAAAAGAGTTGATTTGGGACTGACATGGTGATCCTTATTTAAGCTCACCACCACAGCCACGGAGGGTTTCCAGCGCTGCCTGTTTAGATGGGTGCGGCATCCGCATCTGCAGTTCAAACCTTGGTGCATGTACAAGAGGCACCAAGACCTCAATCGTTTCAATTCCATGGCGAAGGGTATATGCTTGCCAGGCAACCTTGCCCACATTTTGGTTCAGATCAGATAGAAGTGTATTCATGTGGCGGTTACAGATTTTGACCCAAGATAATCATGGTACTGTCGCTTGAAGGCCGTCACGTCAGTTATTTTTGTTCCGTCAGCACGATCAATGCTGCTTAAGTCAGACATTCGTGCCGTCACGCGTTCTTTCGTCTCAACATTGTCACCAACAATCAAGAGCCCTGCTGCCAGGTTACCACGTTGATTCAGCTTCAACATATCCACCTTCACCACAAATCGGCCAAGTTTCACCTTGTCATTCTTTTGCGGTAGCATTAGCTGGTCTTTTGGCCGTGTAGGCGCATCGAAGATCTTACTTGGAAGCAACTTTACTGGGATCTTATTGATCTTCGCAATGTCACTAAATGGAATGCTCTTCGTTTCAACAGCAGCCCCCTGCACATACACGGCTGGGCTATCTTTATAGTTCGTGTACGACAAGACGGTGTACGTGACACCACCAAGGGTTTCGATTTTATCTCCGGAAAGAGGGACAATAAACATGGGCGCGCCGTAAAGAGTGACATGTTATTTAGACATGTCACTACGGATGCCGATCAATCATCCCGGTCAGTATCTGGGACAGGGTCCATTTCAAGATCGTTCAGAAGCTGCTCTTCTTCGAGATCACGCAGATAGCGCTTGAATGAAACACGGACTTGCCGCGCATTCGTATCATGCTCTTTGAGTTTCTTTTTGCGAGCTTGTGCTCGCAGGTCGATATGTTCGCCCATACAAAATGCCCTTTAGGACGGTTGAGACGCTTTATTTACCATGTCAGGTTGGTTCAGCCACGCCGGGTAGGAGCCAGAGCCGATGGTCGAAGCGTTCTAGACGATGATCAACGATCGCTTTTACGATTGGCCAATGCGCGCCACCACGATCCGACCCAAGCAATGGGTAATGCAAACACACCTCGATGCCCTGAAGGAGGCTTGCCAGCTCGGTGAGGGCCTTATCAAGTGCATCATACGAGGTGTACAGTCGCCCTTCTGGGTCAGTCTGCCTACGATAGAACTGTTGGCCCACAATGCTGGCCACGATCACTGTAGGTTCGACCTGCGTCAGAATCACGGTGCCCAGCAGATCGGCACCCGAGTTCTTCTGAGTGTATGGTGGCCCCACGCGCGCTGAGTATTCATCCCAAACTACCGGCCATTTATCACGGATCACCTTAGCAATTCCAGACTTCATGACACCCTGAGCATTCACCTGCTGAATGATCACGCCTTCAGTGATATCGAGGATGTTACCTACTGAGACGGTCATAATCATCCTGAAATTTAGCCGCTGCCTGAATGGTCATCCAATCCTGCATCTTCTTGTACTCTTGGAGGTTCAAGTCCACAATTGCCGACAGCGCAGAACCAAGCTGTCGAAGCTCATCCCTTGCATACGAAACAATCGGCGGGTATGGTACAGGATCCCAGATGGAGCACCACTCAATCACGTCTTCGATCAAGAATGGAGGCTCCGTCAAGATCAGCTGCATGTCGTTCTTGATCAATGGGGCCATTGACTCAGCCCGCTGATCGGCGATCTTTCGCGCAATGTCCTTGGAGAACAGCTCATCAGGATGGCAACGCGAATGGGTGAACCACAGCGTTTCATTCGGATGCGCCTCGAATCGTAGACACACGCCACCACGGGAAAAGGTCTGCACCTCGACGCGTTTTGAATCGAACCGAACTGGGCGAACGTATCGGTAAAAAATCATGTTGACATCTTTGCGGTAATTGCGGCCTGCGATTCATATCCAACGAGCTCAAAGTCCTCAAGCCTGAAGTCCTCGATGTTCTCGACCTTGCGGTTAAATTTCAGCGTTGGGGCGGCGGTTGGCGATCTGCTGACCTGCTCTTCGACCTGTGCAATGTGATCGTTGTACACGTGTGTATCACCAAGGAGCATGATCAGCTCACCAACACCAGCACCAATTACATGCGCAATCTGATGAGTCAACAGCGCGTACGACGCAATGTTGAATGGCAGCCCAAGGAACGAGTCCACTGATCGCTGATACATTTGGCAGGACAGCTCATTGTCGTTGCTCAGATAGAACTGTGCGAACATGTGGCATGGAGGAAGTGCCATTTGGTTCAGTTCACCTGGGTTCCAGGCGGACAGAATGATCCGACGATCCGTTGGGTTCGTCTTCAACGTGTCAATTACGCGTTTCAGCTGATCAACTTCTTCGACTAAGATCTTTGCTCCGTAGTAATGCGTGCCGCCTTCATCATGGTTCAGATAGTCTTCAGCCCCCATGAGGGTTGTGTGCTTCCAGTGCCGCCACTGTACACCGTACACCGAGCCCAGATCACCCGGGTATTTTGCCTTTGGCTTCCAATATGAGGCCTCAGCATTGTCCGTCCAGATCGTGCGGTTCGCTGGATCTCGCGTGCCGTGCAGGATCTCAGCTAATCTGCGCTCGTCACCGGAACCCTCGATGAACCATTGAAGCTCCGTGGCCATTGACTTCCAAGCCAACTTCTTGGTCGTGACGGCTGGGAACCCCTCTCGCAGATCAATGCGAAGCTGATCCCCAAAGATTGCCCGTGTTCCAGTCCCAGTTCGATCTCCACGGTGTTCGCCATATCTGAGGATGGTCTTTAACAGATCCAAATAATCGTGTTCCCAGCTCGAGACATGGGGGTGCTTGTTGCTCATAGGGTCTTTTCCTTTAGGTATTTCGCTGGAACGTGCTCAATTAGCCAGACGTTGTTCTCTGACAGATAGAATTTGAATCCGTCCCTGAGCATTACAGCGGTGTTTATCGTGAAGATTGTTACCGTGCCACGACGACGCCCACCAACCGACTGAGCGGTGTCTACATCAGCGCTCATGTGCACGTGATGTCGCGACATTGGCTTCAGCCCTTCCTTGCGAACCGCTGCTGAAGCGGTGGTGCCGTGATATAGGGTGGGCGGCGGCACGGCAGTCTTGTAGTTCAACTTTACGGTTTCAGTGCTGTGCCCCTGATTCGCACGGATCAGACTATTCTCGATTGAATATCGACCCTTCTTATCAGCGCGCACAATCTCATGCAGCTCAGCTAACGTGATGTCGGTATTCCGGCAAACATCTTCGACTGAAACCCAGCCTTCTTTGGAGAGGGCAATTCCGGCTGCCTCTGGCTTATGCCGAAGGATGTAGCTTAGGAATTTACTTTTTGATGCGAGGGCGGTCGTCATGGCCTATTGTTACAAATCGGCGTCGCGCACGAGGAATCCTTCCAGGTCCAGGATCTGTAAACCATGGCCGATGACCGACTGCGTCAGATGGTGAACCCGCCCATCTGGAAACCGTTCTCGATTTCCAGCAACGTTCAGGGTGCACGCCTGGTGCTCGATTACGAACGCTGATAGAGACATACTGAGCGCGTAAACAAGTTCACCTGGCACACCTCCGGTGTCGCCGTATGCTGCACAGGCGGCTTGCAGATCGAGCTCCAACACCGGCTTGGCAAGCTCCCGGCAAAGTCGTCTAGTCAAGTATGATCCCGCTGACTGCGAGTCGACCGTGCAGATCACCGTTGCATCTGAGTCCTTGATGTTCATCTTCGTCCTGGTCTGTAGTGTGCCAGCGTCTTTGAGACCGAACGCGCTGAGCAGGTAGTTCGGGCCGACGCTGGTGTAGAACCCGGAGGGGGCGGTACCTCCAGTCAGGAGCCCGGCCTTGAAGGCGGCGACCAGCCCACCTTGGTCCGCGCCCGTTTGCCCGCCCGAAATTATCTTGCTTAGACCTGAGTACTTCATGTTGGCACTTCTGTTTTGGGGCGTGTGATGTTGTACAGCTCCTCAACCTTCGTTGGATCGAGTTTTTCAGCCGGTTTGAAGATTGGATTCACACGCAGGTACAGGTCACCTCGCCCGGCGGCCTTATCGTTGTTCCAGTTTGAGTACCCGTGTGCCGCGACCTTTAATCGCTGATGTGGCTCAAACCCAGCCGGCACGCGGACCTGTATCTCCTTACCAAGAAAGTCCTTGGTCTTGATCCAGGCACCCAGGAGAAGGTCAAGAACATCGACGTCAATCGACCCCTCAAGATCACCTGAGAACTTTATGCCATCCTCAGATCCTATTTGTTTGAATGTGAAAGCCCCAGTGTCGATCAGAAGCTGGATTTGAATGACCTTTTTGACACCATCATCATATGGAACCTCATCCATGAAGCTGACGCCTGGCGGCAGGCCAGGGCGTAAAACATACCCAACGCTGCGGCCATTAATGTTCAATGGAATCTTAGCTCCGTTGAAGGCCTTCACAATGTCAACCTGCAGCCGAATGAATGGAGTTGCATTCCGTTGCGCGTGTGCATGCGCCGCCCGCATAGCGCGTAAGATGTCAGCCATGTCATCTTGTGACCCGGCATTCCACTGTCTGGAATTTACTTCAGGCCCGCCACCAAGATCGTATCGTTCACGTTTCTGTGGATCGCTAAGCGTGTCATAGGCGGTCTGGATCTCCTGGAACTTTGCGGTGACACCCCCTTTATCTGGGTGGTGCTCTGATGCAAGCTTCCGATAAGCCTTCTTGATCTCGTCTGCTGAGGCATCTTTTTTAACACCAAGGGTTTCATAATGCGTCATTTTGTCATCTCATTCAAACGTTGTAGTTGTTGTAGCTCATGCTGATTTAGGCTGGCTGGGGTCTTGAACACGGGTTTGATCTTCACCAACAGTGTCCCACGATTTCCATGATTTCCATATCCATGATTTGGGAACTTGAAGATCTTATCTTGGTCCTGCCCAGGCTCAATCGTGATCACCACCAGCTCGCCAAGATGATCGGCAACCGAAACACGGCCGCCAATGAAGAGCGCAAGCGCACAGAGCGGAAGCTCCATCTCAGCATCTCGAGACTGTTCATTCTTATTGGAATGCTGATTTAGTATTCTAACCTCAATGTTCACTGTGAACGACCCGCAGCTTAAACCAATCTGCGTCTCAAACGGAAAGATCGCCTGCTCATTTCTAGCAAAAGTGCCAGGCCTGACGATGTACTCATATACGGCTCGATTGTGGATGAACGGAAAGGTGCACCCCTCAAACGCTTGATCCTGCGTAAGCTCGATAACTAGATTATGCTGCCCATGTGCCGCCCGCGTCGTCTGCGGCATCAGCGGTGGGCCACGACGCGCCTCGTATCCTGGGGCTGGTTTTCCAGCTGTCTTTCCAGTCGTGTACGGGGTGGCGCCCGGGGTGAAGCTTGATTTGAATGGTGGCGGTTGTTCACTGAATCCTGTTGATGCTGCAGGTTCAACATACCGATATCCGTTCTCAATCTTGTCCCACGCACCCTGAATGTCTTGGAATCGCTTCGTGACGCCGCCCTTATCCGGGTGATTCACAGAAGCGAGTCTTCGGTATGCGGCTTTGGCGTCCTCGATTGAGCAGTTCCTTGGCACGCCCAGAACATCGAACGGCGTCATAGGTCCTTGAACTGGAAGGCGACAGATCGAACGACCTGCACTGGATTCACACGAACAACAGAGTACACCTTTGGTGGACCGTACCTTGTGCGATCATTCTCGATCACCCAGGAGTTCAGCGCTTCTTCAGTCAGGCAGATCTCAATGTTCAGTGAACGGTGTGTGCTTGTTGAAGACTCACCGCGCGTACCGTACCCGTCATCATATGTGAACGCGTTGTTCACCAAGATCATGAAGTACGGCGCATTCGTGGGAAGCTTTGCGATCTCTTGAACGCTGAAGGTGTCTTTATCTTGCATGATCAGCCCTTGATGGAGATGCCTGCATCTTCCAAGGTCATGTGGCATTTTGCGGCGAGCTCACGGACCCTTGCACGCAGTCTCATGACACCCATTTCTGGGGTTGGTTCCTGTTCTTTCGCAGTGTCAAATGCAGCCTGTGCGTTCGCGCGTGCTTCACGAATGATTGCCTCAATGTCACAATGCATATTCTGTTTGCCCTTCGCTAGAAGGACCCCATCTACTAGGGTTATGACTTGAATTGGGCGATGAAAGTCTTCCCGTTCAAAGAGCAGTAGATCGTCATAGAATTTCTCTTGAAGCCAATTACACATGATTAGCGCCTCGTAGTCCAAGAATTCCTGAATAGTAAGTGCGCTCTCAGAGTACTCATCCAGCATCCCAAGGGTGACAATCACATCACTAGGACGATACAGGATGAAGGTGATCATGTGCGACTGCCTCATGGGAGCTCCTCATACGTAACTGCGTGCCCGAGCTTATTCAACACCTGCACAAGATCCATGACTGTCAATGACATGCGCTTATCCGACTGAAGGGGCTTCATAAGGAGTATTTTGACTGTCCCTTCTCGGCCGGCCTCAGCAACTCGCACCTCAGCTGGGTCAACGCTGTTGTCGATCGTGAAGATCACGTTTTTTGTTGTCATGGTAGCTTCAGCTCCTTCAGTTCACGACGATACATGCTTGCTGCGTCGTCGGCCTTCAAACCAGCGAGCTGCAGCTTCAGGTCTTCAACGTCCTTCTCAAGCTCAGCGATCTTGTCATGTGTCAGGTTCCGCATTGGCATGCCTAACAGCTCATCGTGCCGCTCAAACCCTTCATCAACCAGTCGTGTTTGAAGCGCCTTGTTCGGCGTGTCACGGAAGAACTTGTAGTTCGCGAGGTAGAACCGAATGAAGCGGATCTTGAGACCAGCCCAGGCGATGTCCGCTTGCACCTTCTTAATGAGGGCTTGACGTCGATCTTCATAACGGTCAAGCCGCCAGATCACAAAGTCCATGAGCAACGCTTCGACCGTCTCATAACGTGTCAGGACACCATCGCCGTTCCACACAGTAAGGTTCTCGGACTCCCGAGACACGAGCTTGAATAGCTTCTTGATCTCCTCGTCCGTCTTCTCCAGGGTGGCCCTGGGGAGCCGTACTATGAACTCAAAGCCCTTCTTATCGGACAGATTGTCGTAGTCAGAGATGATGCCGCGGTCTTCAAGCTTGTCAAGGTGCGCTTTGTACTGATCGCTCTGCACGCCAATTGGCAGCTCAGTGACGATGATTCCAGAGCCGCGACCCTGCTTCACGGTGTACTTTCCTTCAATCACAACCTGACCAGATCCCGAGTCGCGCGACACGGTACCGTCAAAGCCACGCCACCAAGGCGTCAGTGAATTTGGCTTCAGGTTCTTGCCATCGATGAGCTTGACGATCGCGTTCCGAATGTCCTCAGGGTTGTACGACAGGATTCGGCACGAGTGCCCAGTGCCCATACCCTCGGCGCCGTTGATCAGCACGAGTGGAAGAATTGGAGTGAAGTACTTTGGTTCAACCTTCAAGCCATTCGAATCGATGCGCTCAAAGATCAGGTCATCATCCTTGCGGAACAGCTGACGAAAGATCGGCGCGAGCTTCGTCCGAATGTACCGTGACGCGGATGGCTTCTTGTTCAGCCGATTTCCGAACTGGCCATGTGCTTCAAAGAGTGGAAGATTATTCGACCCAGCAAATGACTGTGCCATGCCGACGATCGTGCCCTCAAGCGAACCGACACCATGGTGATAGTCAGTGACGGACGCCGCGGCTGCTGCAATTCGCTCGACCGTGTCTTTGTCCGCGTTCTCACCACGTCGCATCATGCCGTCAAGGGCCTTACGATGCGACTGCTTGAAGCCGTCGCCGATGAATGGAATACCACGAACGTTCGAGTGCGCCGAGTACAGGCGCAGCTTGTCGTCAATGAACTGAGATGCTGATAAGGTGTTTTCTGCCATGGTGTATTGTATCTCAAGTCTTGCTAATGCATGAACGCCATGCGGGTATCACTCCGCTGGATTCGCCGCATCGTAGCGTTCAAGCGCGAGATTGAGTGCAGCGTGCCCAGGCAAATTAGCGTAAGGAACGAATTCCATGCGGTAGCCATCTGGGTAATGTCTACGAAACCCCTCGTGCCGATCATCACGGCCTTCAATGATGCCTAGATCGGCGGGCATGTACGCTTCAGAGCTGCAGATGTGGCCACCCAGGTCGGTGCCATCTTCCGCCACCAAGACCGCGTTCAGCCAGCCAATTGAACCACCGTTGTTGAACCCAAAGATCACTGGGAGCTCTTGCACCGGCTTTTCATGTGGGTTGAATACCACGACCTTGGCGTGTTGATGTGCATAAACGTGTTGTGCTTCGTAAAGCGCGGCGGCTGCTGGTGTGGTCATGATTAATCCTGTCCATGAAAATATCGAACATCTTCCAACCAGATTTTCCTGGCATCTTGTTCGGTGTTTGAGAAAGCGAGCTCGAACTTCGCCAGATCGGCGGCCTCGAGGGCGGTGATTCGTACCAGGTATCGTTCACGGTTCACGAGGAACCGCTCGAAGGTTTCGGTGTCAAAGCCGCCAAGTCCCTTGAAGTAATCGGCTTTGTGCTTTGGCGCCTTCGGCAACCATGCTTGATACTCTTCTTCGGTGAAGAACTCGAAGACCTCACCTTTGGAGGTCGTGGCAAGATACAACGGTGTGTTCATGCGGTACACCACACCAAGCTTGAAGAGCTCAGGCCAGTACTTCGCCCAGAAGCTGAGCACCAACGAGGTCACGTGAAAGCCGTCCAAGTCCTGATCAGACAGAACGACGAGCTTTCCAAATCGAAGCTGCGTTACAGAGCGAACCTCTTCACCGAGTTGAAGACCGGTCACCGTCAGAATGTTCGCAAACTCGTTGTTCCCAATCACGTCCTTCGTGTCGGCATCGTACACGTTCATTGGCTTGCCGCGTAGCGAGAACGAACCGATCAGCTGGTTCTTACCACGAGCCGATTGAATTGAGTTCCGAGCTGAGTCACCCTCAGTGAAGTAGCACTCACACAGGTGGCGCTTCGTCTTCTCAACTGCGTCATCGAACTTGTCGACACGCTTTGGGTTCGTCTTCGCAGCTTCCTTGTTCAGCTTCCGAAGCTCCGCCATCTCGGCGGCCTTCGCCTTTGCTTCTACCCAATCCAACACCGACTGAATGATCGGCGATTTCACGAGCTTCTTGATCATCAGGTCAGGCACCGCCCATGAGGTCTTGTACGTGCCAGGCTGGCTGATCATGTTCTCTTTCGTCTGCGAGGAGAACTTTGGCCGATTGATGTTCGCGCTGATGTACACCCGCATGTGCGTACGAATCTCAGCGGGCTTCACCTCAACCTTGTGCTTTTTCAAGATGAACTCACGGAGCGCGTTCGTGATCTGGTCCATTACGTACCAGACGTGTGTGCCGCCTTGGTAGGTCTCGACTGAGTTCACGAAGCTGATCTGCTCAAAGCCATCTGACGCTGAGACGCCGACCTTGAAGTCGTCCGTCTCGTCGAACACGTACTCATCGGCGTAAAGCGCGATGTAGTCGCCGAAGTTCTTAACGTCAATCCGCTCGCCGTTCACGAAGAACTTCACACCTGGGTTACAGGCCGCGGCGTCGGCGATCTTCTTCGTCATCTTCAGAACATGATCGGTGTCAAGCCCCGTGAGCTTGAAGAACTCGTAGTCTGGGCGGAAGGTAATCTTCGTGTGGTTCTTCGCGGAAGGCGTGATCTTTGGATCGGTGTGCTCGCGCATGCCATTGAAGAACTCCTGTTTCAGGAGCTTTTTACCATCGCACGATTCAATCTTGAAGCTTGAGCTTAAGATGTTCGTAAGCGTTGAGCCAACACCGTTTGTGCCGATCAACTGTTGGTCTTCATTGTCGTTGAAGTTCGAGCCCGCACGAAGATTTGAGAACACGGTCTCGGCGACATACGTTCCAGTCTGTGGATGCTTTTCGACTGGAATACCGCGGCCATTGTCCATCACGGAGATCGTGCCATCAGGATCGAACTCGACACGAATGGTGTCAAGGACCTTGGGGGCGCGGCGGTGTTCATCAATTGCGTTGTCCAGAATCTCCGAGAAGATCTTCACGAACGCAGGAATAAACTTCACGGCACGCTTGACCATCTTCTTGATGGCAGGATCGTACACGTACTCGTCAGCGGTGGTGAATTCGGTTGACCCCGCGTACATGCCTGTTCGCTGCCGGACATGTGAGATTTCGTCGAGGACCTTATAGGTCTGGGCAATGTGTTTTGTCATGTGTTCTTTTCAGTCTGGTGTGTGGCAGTTCGCCCGCCCTCTTTGCGACCGACGGCGCGGACTACTCGCCACCTAAATTTATCGTTGTCAATCTTGAGCCATTTTGCCAGGTACGAGGGCAACCAACTGGGACTTTCCAAGATCACCGAATAGTTCAAGATCGTGTCATCTGCTTGCTCGGCGGTCAAGAGCTTTTCTTGCGCCAGCGCAGCAATTGTTTCGACAAATACGAGGTTTGCATGTCGCGTTAATTCTTCTTCAGTAAGAGTTATCAAGTTCATTTTGTTCCAGTCAGAGGCCTCTATTATAGCGCATTCGGCCGATTAGCTGCTCTGAAGCTCAGCTAATTTATCGATGTACACGCATTGCCCATCAGAAACTTCTGAGGCGGCTAGCACACGAGCGAGAACAGCCGGTGAGCACGCGCGGTACCCCTTCATGCTGTACGCAACATAGATCTCGGGGGCAGGGCCGGTACGGGCTTTTGTTTCTTCATGCACATACAGGTTCGCGGCATCCTCGGTCCCAAATGCTAGGAACCCATCAGGGCGCTGTCCCCAACCACGTTCGTATTCAGTCATCTCGACGATAAAAACAACATTTGCTTGCTGCATAGAGTTCTCCTGTTCTTTCTATCATACCCCAAATTCATTGGGGGTGACCGCTGTAATCAGGTCTGAAATTCCTGGTCTGGCATCTGTGGCGTGTCGTCAATCGTGATGCCGATGATTGGGACCGATTGCACCGCACCGCGCACCCGGAACATGATGATAATGGTATCATCTTCTACATGGTGATCAGTCACCCCGTGCTTATCGTATGTCACCGCAATTGCTTTCATGATCTGGAGCATTGCCCAGGTCGCGCCAAGTTTAGTTCGAACCTGCTTCACAATCGCGTTACCTTTGGTAAGCCCGAGCGGCCGAATGGTGAGGGTATAGAGCGTCATTTTGGGAACATCCTTTCAAGTTTTCGACGATTCATGGTACGAACCCGGCCACATCTGCCGGGTTGGCTGTACAGGTATCCAGCCTTGACGCTCAGGTGATCACCATGATCTTTGAATGAGACCGTGGCGTACTTGTCCCCGTCATACCGAATAACGTTCACGCGGCGAATGGGCGCTGGCTTGTATGGTTCGTCGCCAAGTTCAGTGAACGGATAGTCCGTCCAGCAGGTAATGTTCTTGCAGCGTTTCATGCTTGAATCTCCTTGTTGTAGAACACGACATGCCCATGCTTATCGTGGTAGGACTCGAGCTCCTCATGCCCGTAGCAAAGGTGCTCAAAGTGACTATTAGGATTGACCATATCTCCTGGGTGCACATTTGCGTACGAAGAGACCGCGATCGTGTACATCGCATGCCAGATCGTTCGCAGCTCATCGTCAGACAGCCCAGATATCGGTCGGTGGGGCGACATGCGAGCCAGGAACATCGCGTCTGACCGGATGTAGTTCCCAACACCAGAAACAATTCGTTGATCCAGCAGCCCCTCAGCGAGAGTCAGCGCCTTTCCAAATCGAGTGATCCGTGCCTTGAACTCAGGGATCGCAATTGCTCCCCACAAGTTTGAAGCAACCATGATGTCGGGGCCAAGCTCAGCGAGCTTCCGGCGCATTTCAACATACGAGACGACCTTGAAGGTTCCAAAGTTCCGTGGATCGTTGAAGTACAGCGTCTGCTCACCAGCGCCGGTAAGAGTAAGCTCGATGCGAGCATCCGTTGGCGGTGCCATCTGCGCGCACCATTCCCCCGTCATACCGAGGGTGCTCAACGCGGCAAAGACCTCTTCATTGTTCGAGAGCACGAAGGCAAGTAGCTTGCCTTTCACAATCACCCGCATGATCTGCGCGTTCTTCATCTTCGATAGATCAAGTGAACCACGGGCATATCGCCCGCTGATCACGAACGCTTCACGAATGGTCATCCCAACGAATCGATTCAGTTCATCACTGATGTTTCGGACCTCAGGGCCTTCTGGGGTCTTGGTTTTAAGAGTTAGCATGTTTAAGTCCTCCACGTTCGTTGATTCGGTCGATGTTAAGCAGAACAGCAGTTGGTGTGGGGGTCCAGTGCTTGAACCATTCTCGTGGAATTCCCTGTACTAATTCTTCCAGGTTTCCAAAATTTACCTTCCGACCACGAGCTGAACATTCAGCGCAAAGGATTAGGTACCTGGCGGAAATGTACGCCAGGCGAGGATAGAAGAATCGAACATGACCAGCACCCAGAACATACTCCTTGGGATTTCTGAGATCACTGGGTTTCTCTCCACGTTCAACGGCGCGACGGACTAGCCCAAAGACCCTTGGAAGTTCCCGGTACTCGGCACCAAGATGCTTATCTGAGAGGTGACTGGGTGGAATGACATTGATCCTAGTCACTTTCGGTTCTCCATCAAAGTACGATTTTTCCAGTGCGGTGCATCTTCGATCAGTGGCTTGATCGCTTGAACAAGATCGCGGATCGCAGCTTCAGAGAGCTGTGGATTGCTACCAGAGTTCACGCCACGCAGGAACTCGGTGATGTTAAAGTTCGTGCCAATCAGCCGAATCGTCGTGAGATCCCATTTTGGAATCTTCATCAAGATCTGCGTCTTCACGTCGAACGCCTTCGCCTTATGGGTGTAGTTCCCAGTGAAGTTCTTGACGGAAAGATCAAGGAAGTTAGACATCATGTGTTCCAGATTGTTGCACGTAGCTTTTGGAGACCGGGATCGTTAGAAACGGCGGTGAAGACCCAGCGGATTGTTTCAACACCAGGGAGACGCGGCTCTTCAACGAGCACCATGACCAGCCTGGCACCAGTTTGAGATGAGATCAACACGAAACCAGCGTCGCATGAGTCATTCCAGATCTGACGCAACGGATCCATACGTTCCAGCGCCGACATTTCGGTAACGAAGGTTTTTGTTGGGGTGTCAAAATCAAACCGTGAAGAACGGATTTCAGTGCAGATGGTTTGTTTGTTCATGGGTGAATTGTATCACACCAATTCGTAACAGCCTTGACAGATGTAACGGCTAAATATCCGCATGAAACTTGAACACCTCTTCGAAGCCGCTCCATCCGCCGGAAATGTGGATACCTCTTTTACCGTTGGCGATGTGAAGTTCGACAACGAGCACGGCATGGGGCACACCCCTATGAGCCAGAATGTTTTGTACCGAGGTGCGGTTGCAATGATGCGCCCAAGTGTCTTTCGAAAGCTTGCTACCGCAGCTGATCGATCAGACACCGCTGGCGATATGATCAAGAAGATAAAGGATGGTGAATCAATTGCCACCCCTTGGTTGGACATTGACATCATCGGTGATCCAAGCAGTCCGACGGAGGTGAAGGTCACCGGTCACGAGGGTCGTGCCAGAGCTGATGCATTCAAAGCGATAAACGGTGACGTACCAATGCCAGTGCAGCTTCAACTTGTTGGGATACGAGCACGGCATCTATCACCGGAGTTCTTCGCTTGGATTGAGAAGAACGGCTTGACCGCCGAGCGGTCAAGCACCAAGATCAAGCCAGCCGCTCAGAAGTACTTCTGGGACGGCAAGACAATCAACGTGTGAACGCCCGTTCACCAGCAAGAACTCGCTCAGCCATTGCTAACCCGTGGAAATGGGCAGCGACCATCTTAATGGGGTCTGAGCGGATATACTGTGCGAGCCCAATCCAGACGACTGCCAACCAAAGGTCATGAACTTCACTGAAACGATCAGCGATGATCTGGCTGCAACCACTCAGATTTGGCTGCGGAATATCGAACTTTATCTCCCACTGGCCGTGTGTCTCTGGGCATAGGCCGTTGTGCTTCAGGTGAAAGTCCTTCGAGTAGTTGAAGAGATCATAGCCGCTCAGCGAATACAACAGCTTAGCCACGTCGTAATCCGCAACACCAAACGTATCGGTCTTGCCAAAGTACCCACGCGGGTCAATGAATGTAACCTCGAGCGTGTCAGGGTCGATCATTGAGTTCGACATCTGTAGGTCACCGTGGATCAACTGATGCACCTCGACCCCGTCGTAGAACTTGATAAGCCGCTCGAACAGATCGCCGATCGTTGCACGTGGATTGAACGCGTTCTTCAACTTCTGCCCGTTCACCCACGTAACAGGGCCAAATGACTGGATCATCGCGTCAATCTCTTCATGTCGATTCAAGAGCTTGTCGAACGCCTCAGCTTGCACATCACGCTTCACAACCGCATTTCCAACGGATAGATTAATGTTGTGGAGCAGGTCAAGCTGCTCAAACACCCGTGTTAAGACCATGGCTCGACCATCGTCATCCAACTGCGGCCATAGCGTCCAAATTGGAACACCCTTGACCTTCGTCATCACGAACGAGGTTCGATCGGTGGATGGCCAAATGCTCGGGCGGCATACAAGCGATCGTGCACCCTCAAGATACGAGTACCACTTGATTTCACGCTCAATCAGAACCTTACCCTGGTCATTCAAGGCGCTTTTGAGAACCAGATCACCGTGCATCTGAACTGAGTTGAACGAGCGTGCACCATCTGCCGTTTCACGAGTTCGTTCAAGCTTCGGTTTATCACCAAAGTCAATGATTGAGCCGATCTTGACCTCATTGACGTACCCATCGGTTGAGTACAGCCCAAGGACATCCGCGAAGTCCTGCCCATCGACATGTGATTGTGCACGGTACGTCGACACGTAGTACATGCCAAAGATTCCACCACGCCCATCTTCACGGATCTTGAGCTCACGCTGCGACCACCCAGTGCCAGTCTGCATGAGATCATAGCGATTCGGATGATCGTAGTTCGTGAACGCGATTGGGCCACCGTGATTCAACTGCTCGATGTCGAAGGTTTCGGCTGGGAGCACGTCACACCAGGTGAACAACACTGGTTGATCATTCAAGTGCCAACACGTGCTGAAGATCGCGTGTGCTGACCCATTTGCCTCATCAACCGTCTTCACAATGAAAGGGGTCGAGGTCATATACCAATCTGGATCAATCACCTTCAGGTCCTCGTCACCCTTGAAGTACATGTTGTAGTACGCCTGCACCATGTCCTTGTACGCGGAGTGCACGATAACCGTGATTGAATCGGGATGGTACTGTTTCCAGTACCGAATCTGTTCAACAAATCCGGTTTCCTTGCCAATGTTCACGAGGAACTTTGGAATGTAGTTCGTGAGCGGGGCGAGTCGCGACCCAAGACCACCAGCAACAATTACGAGATTGACCATTTGTTTGTTTACTTTCTTACTTGCACCGTCTGGGTGCTAAATAGGTTTATGAATATCTACTACGTTTACATGTACTCTGACCCTAGCCGGCAGAATGAACCCTTTTACATTGGGGAGGGTAAGAATAGGCGGGATAAGTCTCACCTTAAAAACCCCGATACTCGAAAGAATCTTCCATTCTACAATCGGCTAGCCAAAATGAAGAGGATGAATATCGCCCCAACAATTGTCAGAACTGCTGAAAACCTAACACAAGATGAGGCATTTGACCTTGAAATAGAGCTGATCGCGCAATACAAAAGAAAACAGGATGGTGGTCCTCTGCTCAACATCACTCGCGGCGGCCGAGGGTTTGCTAATCCTACAACGATCAAATCAAATGGCGAAATCAGAAAAGCTTGGAATAAGGGAGTCGCACAAACTGAAAAGACCAAACACAAAATTTCATTATCTGTGAGCGGCTTCAAACACACTGCTGAAGCAAAAGCAAAGATCTCTACAAGATCAAGTGGAGAAAACAACCCAAGTTCTAAGCAATGGGTTCTTGTAGACCCAACAGGAGCCAGCTACGGGGTTTCATGCCTCAGAACTTTCTGCAAAGAAAAGTCCATATCGGAATCCTCTTTGCGGTGGGTAAAGAATCAGAATAGACCAGTAGCTAGAGGACCCTCTAAGGGATGGTCTTGTTCATGGCGCCAACCTCCTGTTTAAGAAGTTCTCCCAATTTCCCATCCGGATGGAACTTCAAGAAGTCTAATCGCTTGAAGCCAAGATTGTGCGACACCTGCACGGAGATGCAGTCAAGAATGCAGAGCAGCGCCGTCGTGCTCGTGGTCGGGGCCAGACCGAATTCATCACCCTCAGCGACTGAGCCAATGAAGAGCTCAATGTTCACGTCTTCGTTCTTTGGCTTGTCCTTCTTGCAATGGATCAAGACTTGATTCACATTCGGGCGAATGACCTTCAGGTGTTTGATCACCTCAAGCATCTCACGCGTCTGCCCAGAACGACTGATGTGAATGACCACATCGTTGTGACCCACGAATCCGTAATCACCGTGCCCGCAGTGTGACACGTTCAAGAAGAATGATGGGATCCCGAGGCTTGCCATCGTCTCGCTGATCTTGTGAGCGATGTTCGCGTTCTTACCGACCCCCGCAATAACCACACGAGCGTTGTAGTCCATCCCCGCAATTTCGGTTACCAGCTCCGTGATAATTTGGTATTCAGCGGTTTCGATAACAGCGTGCAGTCGAGCTATCGCGGCTGATTGGCGGTCAATGCATTGGGTGGCGAGGGTGTTGTCCATATGGGCTCCTTTGTTCGTACATCAATTGTAACCGAAAACGAGGGACTGCTCATCCCAAGTTTTGGTTCAAATGTCGAATCGGCTCGCCAGTATCAACAACTGCATCAACCCATCTTCTGGATCCTTGCCTGGTTTCCAGACATAGACAATGAATCCATTTCCAAGTTCACCACGTATCTCATACTTCTTGCCGACCGTCAAGAACTTGTGCAACGACTTACAGTCTGGCAGTGAGTTCAACGTGCCGATCATGTGCTTGCCCAATCGTGTCGCACCGCCTGTTCATATCCCAGTTGCTCGACAACATAATCCCCGGGGTAGATACAACGTGCGTCGTATGCCATATCAGCGGCATCAGCACTTTTTTTGACGATCAACTCGGCAAATTTTTCAAGTTGAGCCGGGCTGATAGAGTACCAGTCGGCTGCATTCCAGTTATCGTGGATCCCAGCCTCAGTCAGCAGTTCTTTAAGTACAGGCAGCATGTTCAAGCCAATCGAAAGGATTTCAGGAATGAGATGAACGCGAACTCAGGTGAACCTTCCTGGAAGAAGTCAGAGGGGTTCTCTACGTTCACATACCAGTCGCCGAGCCCTTCTTGACCCTTGACGAACTTCGCATCATAGAACCGTGCAGGCACGACGATCGCCACCGAGGTCAAGGCGTTGTTCAGCGATTGCTCATCTTCGTAGAACTTCACGAGTGGCAGTTCATATTGCTCAGCATGCTCGGCGAGCGTGCTGAACACATCCTCAAGCATCGCGGAGTTCCCACCATTGCAGATGATGATTGTTTCGTAATTCACAGCCCAGTCGCGATATGTATCGCGCTCAACTGTTTCGGCGTTGTACGAGACGCTCATCTTGCTGACACAATGCGCAGTTTGTAATCCGGCCTGAAGTTGCGACAGGTAGTAATTTACGAAGGAATAAAGTCTCATTTGTTATTTCCAAGTTGTTGTTTCAATACGGTGGCTTGTGCCTTCTTGCGGGCAATGTCATCCAGAAATTTAGCACAGTCCTCTTGTGTGACCCAAACATCGCGCACGGTGATTGGGCGGTCCCAAGCAGCAGCGCGGCGAACGATTGTGTTGTCAAAGCAAGCATCGGCCGCGCGCGCATTCCGCAGTTCATCTGGTGTGGCGTCTCGACTGAGATGCATCTGCCAGGTGGTAAAACCAATGGCCGCAAATACGGCAAGTTGCAGTACACAGCCAAAAACGAATCCATCGCCCGAGCGATTCTTCCACGTCTTGAACCACGCACGATAGAACCAGAAGATCCACATTGGCGGCAGTACATATGAAACCAAAGAGAAGATCCACGTGAGCGCTAGACCCATGCGGCGGGCACGTTTGAACCACATTCTGCGAGTTGCAAAAGAAACTGACATTCTTAATCTCCCAAATCAAAATGAGCACGGTTCATGGGTTCTTTCTGATGATCACGGTGTTTTTGATGATCGGCGCGGTGGTCGGTGGAACATTTATCACGGGTGCAGCGGGCTGCATGATTGGAACCTGTGTGCAGGAGCCAGACACCGTCTTCCACCGTTCAGATTTTGATGTTCCAACAAAACTGGCGTGTTCAGCACGTAAACGCAGGCGTTCACAGTCTTCAAAGGTTGCGATGTTCTCAACCTTCAGCATGCCGCCTTGAAAGGACGAGAGGATCAGAATCCAGACGAGGACGGTACTCATTTGTTCATGAGCCGCTCAATGGCGGAAACTCCAACCATGAGGAACAGCGCCATGATCGCCAACCACAGGCATGGGATCAAGAATCCAATCAGCGCCCCTGTCATAGCGGCCCCGAAGAAGGACCCAACGGCCGAACCAATTCCAGTGAAAAGCGCAAAGACGATTGCGATCAAAAAATATTTCATGTTAATCTCCAGAATCAATGTCATACGAAGACCCACATTTCATGCAGGTGTAGATTGTGTAGCAGTTCCCAGCGTTTCGACCTTTGTACTCATGTGAACAACCAAGACCAGTTTTTGGGTCGATCTTCGTGAACCCCTGTGCTCGACCAGACATAGTTTGACCGCCACAGTTCCCGCAGGCAAGGGTATCCGTTTCCTTATCATACCCTGAGAAGATCTTCTTGTACTGCTCTTCCTCAGGACGAACCGCTCGACGCTTGGTGCCAAGACAGACGTGGGCAGACCGCGTGGCCTTTTAAAGGTTCATTCATTTCGTGCTCTCCCGGGCCGTGACATAGAACATCGCACAGTTATCATAAAGATCCTGTGTGTACTTCAAGAGCTCAGCTCCGTCCTTGAAGGTCGGCAGCTTCACAAAGTCAATTGCACACGCTGCGTTCAAGGCCGCATCGACTCGAACCTTCTGATAAGCGGCCCAGGGCGAGGTATTAGGTATCAGCGGGTTGTTGTGCTGATTCTGTATCGTGCTGGTCGTGATCATGCTTCCGTTCAAGACCGCTGGGAGTGCGATGTGGTACGACGGCTCCGTCTGCTTGTCATTCTGCCGGTTGTATTCATCGCCAATCATCACGATGGAATCGCACAGCATATCGTTGATCACGACCGCCTCATCTTCCTTCCAAGAAAGGAGGCGGTGAGCAGGCGGGCGATACGTTCCGTTGTTCTTCACGTACATCGTCATATCGTCGATCTTCTTCTTGAAGAGATGCTCGGGGAGTTTCACCAAGCAGGCTTCAGGGTTCGGGATCGGGTTCATGGTCAGAGCGACGATTCGTTGAACACTGATCGACGAGCTCGCGAACTCCCAGTCCAACGTCAGCAGGAATGCGTTGTCGATTTCAGGGAGCTGTACCATAACGGGCATCTCATCCACCAGCGGCGCCTTCTTGTACAGCTTCAAGGCCTGTGTTGGGAGCACCGTGTCATTCGGGCCTGGTGTTACCGAGAGCACCGCCTCGAACTCGACAGATGGGTTGATCTCATGTGTGGTGGTGTTCGCAAGAAGTTGCTGCCCACCAGGAAGTGTCACACGGCTGGTACGTTGATGCACTTCCTTGTAATACGTGTCTGTCATATGCACCTTGCCGAGATAGATCCCCAGTGACCCATCGACGCGACGGTACAAGGCTCCAATCTGGCGGCTTGCCTTCCCAACCTGCTTCGGCGCCTTCAGGGTTTCGGCTGCCTTCACAGCGTCCTTGTACTCATCGCTTGTTTCATGCAGCAGGATGTTGTCACCACCGGATCGGCCCCAGACACAGTTCCCTGGAATCAGACCACCTTCTTCAATGCCACATGACTGGATCATTGCCATCAGGTTGTTTGACTGAATCTCGAGCTCGAATCCACGTGGATCCTCAACTCGCCAGACCACGTTCCCGCCGCCCCAGTACACACGCTTCACATCATCTGTGATCTTGAACCCTGGTGCTGGGGTGTTCTCGATGATCTTTGTGTTCACCTTGTTCTTTACTCGAACGCTGTTCAGATAGTCATACGAGTATTCACCCAGCCACTTGTTCACCGTCTCCTGCCGCTTACGGCCGGCTGCGTTCTCTTCATAAGGGGTGGCAAAACCAAGCGGAATGCCAGTCAAGACGGTATGCATCCCGACATAGAGCTGCGAGAACACCTTCATTGATGTGTTCCGTTCACGAGACCAGATTGATTTTTCAGACATAAGAGTCCTTGAGAGTGGTGAGGTTAACAGGCATTAGCCGACAGATAGTGTTTCAGTCGCAGCGTTCACAACGGTTGAAAAGTGCGACGCCATGTGGGCAACGGCCAGCTCGTCTGTACACCCAGGGCACAGCCTCGGCGACGACTGGCGACGCTGGTGAACGTGCAGCTTTGGGGGTGAGAGCCTCTTTGCCAAGCTCATCGAGCACCACCAGGAGCCGCGAGGCCATCTCATAGTCAAGCTCATCATTGAACTCGAGGTGATTTGACAACGCTTCTCGA